GAATTGCAACACATAAACCATATCTAACATCAGGATCATTACAAACCTGTTTAAGTAAGGATTTGTAGAATATGTGCCTGTCTTCTTTTTTTCTAAAATTAAGATTTTTTACCATGTTTAGGAGTTGATAGGTATGAGTAATGCTTTTTCAGTAAATACCTCTGCTACTTTGTCAGATTGCTTATCAAACTCAAGCATAACCTTTACTACAGCTTCTAAGCCACGTATCTGGTCAGCACGAATTTCTCCAGCAGTGTAATTCTTATACTCCTTATAATAAATTGAAGTATTTGTTTCAAAAGCATATTCGATCTTTTTCAACTCTTCTTCTGTAAATTCCGTAGCTTCAATATTCTCTATAATTTTTTCCCACATCTCAGGATCATCACGAATAAAACTTAAAAAAGGTGAAGGAGTTTGATAGTTTGCTGTAGTGGAAAACAAATGACCCCATATTTGATTTGTTTTATTACAAATAAGGGTATTACCAAATTTACTAATTGTTCCACCCATACCTTTTGCTACAAGGTTACCTACGGCACAAGCTGTACAAGTACCTTTAACCAATGTGCCATTGTTAACAGCGTCAAGGAATGTATCAATTGCTCTTTGAATACGACCAGTCATAACTTTTTGAATTTTAAGGGTTTATAATAAATAGTAATTTGGAAGTGCAGTTAAACTATCAACCATTTCGTAGAATTCAGAAATAGATATGAGTTGTTTACTAAGATCAATATGATCTCTATACCCACATATCTCTCCACCATCAACATGTAGTCTTTTATAACCAGCTCTAAAAGAAGCTTTTGATGTACCAAAAAATACTGGCAATCTTTTAGCTCTAGCATAATTAGCAGCTTTCTCAAATTCTTCCTCATTGGGAAATAGCTCTGTACAGAAATTAGGTAATTCTTTCATTTGAATTTGACTCTTTTAGGTTTTGGGGAATAGAATTTCTGTCTAACTATATAATATGCCTTGGAATATCTCAAGATACTATAAGTCAAACCATCTGAAGAAAGTACAGCATATGGAAAGACTAAAGAGTATGTCTCTTCAAGTACGCTAGCTTCTAAGACAGTTCTTTTATATAGATAGATAGGGGAACCTTTTTCTCCAGGAGCAACATTTTCGAGTTCTTTTTCTAGAAGTTCTAAACCAGAAGCTCTAATAGGATACCAAAGATTAAACTGAATAGTTGTAACTAACTCGCAGAGAAGAAATATAAAGACCACAATAGCAATGTACATATGTTTTGATTTAGTATATAGTGCGGTTGAGCAATTTTGTGAATTGTGTTGATTTTCAATGAGTTATGTTTTTCTTGAGGGGAAAATGCACCCTCTTTTCATCCTTATTCAATAAAAATTTATCGAATATCAATAAAAAACTAACAGTAAAGCATAAAACAATTGATTATCAATGCATTATAAAATAGGATACTAACGGTTTTTATCCTATCCAATTTGATTTTCCTAAGAGTCCAAATTCAATTAGTTGATTGATTATCAATACTTTACGTTTTTTTACTTCGTATACATACCTAACAGGTTACCTATAGACGAAGTTTTAAAAAGAGGGACAGTGTAGAAACACATCCCTGTTTTTTCACATATAACCCCTAAAAATGGGGTAGTAGCCCCGATAGGACTCGAACCTATATTAAGAGTTTAGAAAACTCCCGTTCTATCCCTTGAACTACAAGGCCAAATAATTATCAGCAAAGAAAACTCCTTTCTTTTGATTATTTTTTGAAGGTTGTATGAGACCAATTTCCCTGTAGATTTTACAGGGGAAGAAATTAATAAGCCACAACTTTCCATTGTTGTTTACTCTTAGAGAATATAGCAACTTTGGATACATTGTGCTCATCCTTGAACCGTATGTAGTTTCGATCTCCCTTTTTGAAGGAGTTCTCTACAAATACTTCTTTCTTTACCTCCCCATCAAAGACAGGGATTAATCCTTTGATTGCCAGCATGTTATAAGATTTAGAGGGTTTAATAAAAAGAGGAAGAGAGTCATTACAACTCTCTCCCCTTACAGCCTAGGAACTGTTTTTACTTATCCAGTAACCTTCCTGGAAGAAATGGCACCACCATACACGGTACGCCTTTGTTCCAACCTGCGTTGGTTGCGATAAGACGTGGATGCATTCTTGAAGGAATCATTTGGAAGTTTAAACCATACTTCCCTTGTCCTTGCAGCCACATCCAAAATGAGGTTTTCACCAGAGTAACCACCTGTTTTGTCTTCATCGAAGTACATTTCAGGCTCAAGTTTCTCTGCCTCTTGCTCTTTTCCAGCAGCCACTAAAGCATCGTACTTTTCATTGTACTTATCTTCCAGGGACTTAATCGTAGATGTATGGATTTTAACTTCCTGCACATCATGTTGGTCAACAGGAATCATTTTTCCATCCAATTCCACATCCTGTGAACCCCTTACATAAGGAATAGGATCACTGAGTTTCAGGATGAGTGTGGCACCATCACCCTCACTGTCGGGGACTTTCACAAAGGAATCCCATGTAAGCTCCATCTTATCAAATTTACTGATGGCAGCTAAGATACTTTTACGCATACGCTAAAGTTTTAAATCGTTAAATAATTAAATAACTCGACACTATACACAGTTGGTTTGTGAAGGCATAAAAAAAATAAGGAAGCACACATATTGTGTGCCTCCCTATTAACTACAGGACTAGTTAATCCTCCTCCACCTTTCTCTTCCCCTGTCCATCCTTGAGGTCTTTGCATAGTCACTGAGCCTTGTCTTGGTGAGCCATACCTCACCTGAAGCTGAGATATCCAAGTAGCACTTACCTTTGTAAGTACCACCATCACGAATATCATCCTCATTGGTAAGATCAAACTCACTCTCTGGAATACTCTCCAACAGGTCTCCATTAACCCTTATCTCTGTAGTAAAGACTTGATCATACTTAGGAGTAGCCATCCTGTCATCAGGATTGTAGATAGGAGAAATACCCCTCACTTCAAGTTCAGTTTCAAGAATGAACCTGTAGTTCTGAGTTTCATCACCCTTTTCATTAATGGATACTGGGTCCTTAATGACAGTTTTGAATACAAACTCAGCATTTGGCATCTCTTTGAGATTCTTAAGAGCTTTCATAATAATTCATGAGTCCACAGTTCCTAGGCTGTTTTTTAGTTGGACCATTGTTTTCCATAGAACATTTGGTGGATATTGGTAATATGTTATGGTTCAGGATTTTCACCTACATCACCACAAGTATTGGTCTAGCCAACATATTATTAGTCAAGAAACAGTTCCAGAAGATCAACTTTATTCATATTATACACAATATCTCTGGCAATTTCTTTCTCGGTGTAAAACTTTGCATTATCCTCATCAACGTATGCAATTCCATTGTGTACTTCTATATATGAACCTTTCAAGATTTTACCTGTTCTCACATCCAATTTACAGTTCACTGACTTGAGGTAATACTTTATCTTAGCTATATTCATATTGTCAAGCCTTGTAAAGACAAAATTTCCTGTTTTACTCAATTCCTCTTTACCTACGATTATACCTCTTGACTTTAAATCATCATACCATTCATCAGGTATAACAATCGACTTTCCAATAAATAATGATCCAATCAATTCTTTGGCAAATGCAGGTACAAACTCTATACCTTCACTTACAGCATTTTTAAACGCTGCATATCCTATATTGGGAATATTAGCACAGAAAAAGTCAATAGGTACACTCTTAATTACTCTTATGAATATACCCTCATCATCTATTTTTGCCATGAATTTTCTGAAATAGTTGCTAATGTAGGCGCTGCTGGTAACCCTTGACTCATTTATTTCAATATTGTTAAAGTCAATATCAAATAATCTCTTTACATCACTGTCATAGCAGCGTATCCCCTTTCTGTATACATTATAAGGAGAAGGTTCATTCTTGAAGAATATTCTTCCCACTTCATTTGCATAGTCATGCTTCCTGTCAAATGCAAAGTAATGATCCCAGTTAATCACGATGTCAGAGATTTCTTTTGACAAAGGAATGTAAATTGTGGTTTTATCATCACAATACTCCAATTGATTCTCATCATTATAGAAGCATGTGGTCATTTCAAACCCTCCTTCATCAATAGCATTGGAGACAGTTTCCCTCAATGCCATCCATGCTTTCCAATCCAACTCACCCATTCCTGCAGTAATGGATGTCTTTTGTCCATCAACAGTAAGAACACGAATAGGTGAATCACGGTGGAGAACAATTTCGCAGTCAATGTCTATCCTCCTTTTACCACTGTAAATAATAGGAAGAATGTCATTCCTTAGGTAATAAGCCAGAGCAAACTTATTCCCTGAACCATACTGTCCAATCTTGTCAGATGCTCCTCTCTTAGTAGAAGAACCAACAAGAGTAAGATCTTCATTGTGCATGAGACCATTGTTCACGATTTTCAGATACTTTTTCATATGAACTCTAAGTTTCCCAGTTCCTAGGCTGTTGTTTAGTGGAAACTTATTGAACCAGCGAGGGATTCGAACCCTCACTAAGCTCCTTAGGCTGGTTTATTGGTGTATTGTTTTGAGATAATGTGTGTATTCCATCATGGCATTGTCCCTTTTTATACTAAGTATTCTGATTTTAGTATCAGCAACAATCATCTGGATTCTGCATTTGTATGCCCATAATGCTTCGAAGTCCTTGTCAGACAGTTCAATATAAGCTCTACCTCTTATAAAGTTGAGCCTTGATTGAACACATGAGAAGCGTTCATGAATTTCATTAGCATAATCCCTTGGGACAGGAAATGTCATGCGATAGTTAACTACCTTTCCCCTTGCATCTACTATCGCTTCGATGCAGTTTGTTCTTACTCTTTTCATGGTTTTGTGGTTTTGTTTAAAGTGATTGTAATATACATTGCCAGTCCACATATTCCTGCAATTAGGAACATAAACAATGTTGCCATTGCATCTGTATTAATTCCAGGAAAAAATGGATTCTCCCCATTCTTGAGAAATAAATTCCCAAAACCTACTCCTGCAAATAATACCAGATTAAATGCAAAATAGGAGAATAATAACCAGTCTTTTGTTTTCATGTTTTTTAGTTTAAATGGTTGATAATCAGAACACTAGTAATATTAGCATCCTTATGTCTTTTGTAAGACCCAATAGTCCTAAAGCCGTCATCCATGCATTTGCAGTAGATGTACGATACACTCATTGGATCTTTGAATCCAAATAAGTCTATAGGATCATTAGGTCCTATAACCTCATAGATTGCCTTATCATCTGTTTTTTCGATGGCGATGAGTTCCATCATGGCTTTGTACTTCATTTTTACAATTTATTGGTTTTCAAATTCCTTATACAGCTTCTCACTGCACAAGATTACTACTTCTTTACTAGTTGCTTGAAGATCCCAGTCTCTCAACTTTTGATCTACAAATGGTCTCCAGCAGTTATAATACTCCTGCCAAGACATTGTCACCTTGATCATCTTTTCTGTTTTCATTTTATATATAGGGTTTTATAACTCCTCCCAGAAGTTTAGAGCCAAGCTGGGGAATCGAACCCCAACCTACACTCCTACCTTGGCTATTGATGAAGTTTATTCCTTAAATCAATAAGGAATTTACGCTCATCACGTAATTCGTCTAAATACCATCCCAATTCAAGATTCTCCTGATAGTCATCACCATCATCGTCATCTCTACATAAGAATTGAGGTTTAGGACGACCTGCTTCCATTTCAGCTTGGTCAATCTCTTTCAACCTTTGGTTGATTTGGTCTTCTGACCAGTTTGTCATGCTTTCCATAACTTTATACAGTTTTTATAGTAGTGTCTCTACTTTAGAAATAAAGGCATGACTTGAACATGCAGCCAACCTAGTTGGACTTTATTTGTTACAATGCTTCTTCAATAGACTCCTCTATTGAGACGAAGACTCCTTCTCTGATATCCTTAAGAATATCAGTTAATTGCCAATAATTACTTGGCAGTTCGGATGACAACATCCGAAATTTAATTATATTTTCTTGGGTCAAACCCAAGATTGTGTATCTTGGGTCATTACCCCAATGAAATACAATTTTATTCTCATACTCTGCGTAATACGCAGGGTTTGAGTGTGAGCTACAGCTCCTGATAGTTGCGTCTTTGTGTTCTTCTATAAACTTAATTAAGTTCAAGTTTGACACATTAAAATAATTTATACTCATAATACTTGTGAGGTTTTAATTAGACTCAGGTTTCCTACCTCTAAACTGAGTTTGTTTATAAATTAATATCCTTATTATAGTGGAATGAACCCTGTTTCGACTCTTTTGAGTCATCATCAGCAGCACCACACAGTGCTGGACAGGAAGCAGTTTAATGACATACTCAGGTCTTAAGACTAAGGGTTCCAAATCTTTAATAATCTGGAATGCAATCTCCTAGCCTTAGCTAAGGAGATTTTATTGTTTGTCTCAATCCACCTACCATCAAGCTTTATTGCCTGATACCATGTACATGTTATAATCGCCCTGCATATACATGTTTTTGGTAGGTTGGTAACGAAACCATCCTCGTCAATTCTTGTTTCCTGCCTTTCGGCTTTTATCATAGTGTTTTATTTTGTTTTTGTTTTTGTTTTGTCAACACACTTTAATATTGGCAGTGTTGTTCTCCAAATTATTCATAGTTGATTGGATTTCTACCCAAGTTGTTGATTTTCATAGGTTTAGATATGGGGGGTACTAGGCGACTTCTAACTTGACCAAGCCACCAAATCTATATATCCTCCCCAAAATCACGCATAAAAACAAAAAAAAAATAAAAATTTTTTTAATTTAAAAAGTTAATTTACCTTTGTATCACAAAACCAAGATAGTATGGTAACTAATTTACAAGGGACTCAATTAGCAGTTTCTCTCTTAACTCCTCAGGAAAAAGAACTAACCTCTGATGGTTATCACTCCTTTAAAGAACTCTACGAATTTAGAAAGTTATACAATGCTGCATTATTTAATGAATGGTCTACTCAAGGATCTACAGAGATAGGTAGGGACGGGGAATATTCTAGTACAAGTAAATATGATGTTCACAAATCTTGGAAACATAATGATGGAGAATTGTGTTTTGGAGGTGGGTGGTTTGTCGTTGTAGCTATGTTACCTACAGGACAGATTACAAACCACTATAAAGCAGAAGATTGGGACCTTTTTAAAATTCCTGAAACAGAGAAAGCTAAATATCCTTTTGATGGACATACTTCTCAAGATGTATTACAAAGATTAAAAGACTTATTATGAAAGATCCAAATAGGGAAAGAAAGAATGAAATAAAGTACAATGTTACTTTAAATGATGAACAGAAAGAAGCTAAAAGATTAATTGTTGAAAATCAAATAGTTATAATTACAGGTAGGGCAGGTTCTGGAAAGTCTCTTGTTGGTGCTCAGACTGCACTGGATTTTCTTAATAAGAAGATGTGTGATAAAGTGCTGGTAACCAGAGCAATGATTGAACTGGAGGATGATTCTATGGGATTTCTTCCTGGTTCTAAGAATGAGAAATTTGCGCCTTATATGGAAGCCTTCAGAGAAAATCTGGAGAAGTGTATAGATAAGGTAAAAGTTCAAGACTTGATTACTGCAGAAAGAATCATCGCTGGTCCTATTAATTTCATAAGAGGTAAAACAATTGATGATGTTCTAATAGTTGAAGAAGCTCAAAACTTAACAAGGTTCCAAATGCTTTCTATTCTGACGAGACTTGGAAAGACAGGAAAGATGATAATAAATGGTGATAATGACCAACAGGATATAAATTTAAAACATGAATCTCAAAATGGTCTGCAATTTGCAATAGAGCTTTCTAAAAATATTAAAGATATAAAAAGAATAAATCTTAAAGAGAATCATAGGTCAGATCTTGTAGGAAAGATTCTAGACTTTGTTTATAACAAATAAAAATAAAAACCATGAAAAGTTTATTTCAGTACACTGTTATTTACCATCAGTTTGAAGAAGGAGAAAAAGGTAAAGTTTACAAAGATTCAGTATTAGTACAAGAACCTAAGTTTGTTCTTGCAGCTACTGAAAAAGAAGTAGTGTTTAGAGCAACAAGGGAGATTGATGAAAAGTATGCATCAGATCCTGATAACGTACAAATCTTAATCAGAAATTTTTAAATCCTCCCAAATCAGTAGGAACCTCTACAAATAATAGTAGAGGATTTGGGAATGATATGTTCCGAAAAAGGAGTCCTAGTGACTGGACTTATGATAAGGGACTTACTAATATAATTGGAGTTGGAAATACAACAGGTGGATATGCAGGTATGCCTACTTCAACAGAAGTTCCTTATATTACAAATACTTATTCATTAACATCAGCATTATCAAGTAAATGAGTCAACAATATTATACACCAAATATAGAAGATATAAGAGTTGGATATGAATGTGAGGCGATGCAGAGTAATATTATAAGCAATCCTGAATGGAAAAAAATTACTATAAATTCTGAAGGATTTAGAGATCTTTTAATGTATCACGATCCTATAACAGATTACTCAAAAATATTTAGAACTCCATATCTAACCAAAGAACAAATAGAAGCTGAAGGATGGGAATTTGGGGAATTTCAATATGGTCTTAGATTTTATGCTAAAAAGAATAATATAATACTAGGAACAAGGGCTTTATTTTATGAAGCGAGATGGTTAGAAGTATTTAGAGAGGGAATTCCCTTAACGCATTTGTTTTCTGGACAATGTAAATCAATAAATGAATTTAGATATATTTGTAAACTTTTAAATATTAATAATGAATAATATACATGACTGGATTTTTCATAAAAACTGCTACACTAATAAATGGTGTGCAGTAAAGAGGGACAATTATAATTTACTTTTTAGTAATTATAATTCTCCTTTAGTATTAAAGAGTTCATCCATTAAAACTCTTGAAGATTTAATAAATAAAACAGATGGTGATGAAAAAGCTATTTCTAAGCTTATTACTAAGTAGTTCATTTTTAATAGGTTATAGTCAGATTAAATGTGTTTTCTTTTCTGATGTACCTCCTCTTCATAGATATGCAATAATGTATGATTTGCAGAGAATGTGCAGAAGACATCTTCCAGATACAGTTTCTACTGTAAGTATAAGATTTGTAAAAGAGCCTTGGTGTGGGAATATTTTTGGTTATGATGCTAATATGTATCTTGATTATCTGGATACTAATATAAGAACATTAGGTATAACTTATAGGAGTTTATCTCACCATTGTACTGATGAAATGTTGGATGGATTGACAGTAGAAAATAGATCTATTATAACAATATATAATGTTGGAAATGTAAGAAGATTATCAAAATTAGCTATGCATGAGTTAGGTCATAGTTATGGTATTTATAACCACTGTAAAACGAAAGGTTGTTTTATGGAAGGTGGAGGATACTTTAATCAATTAAAAATGTATGATAGGGAGTATTTCTTTTGTAAAAAATGTAAAAAGATATTAAATGAAAAAGTATTTAACAATAGATAGAGTATTAATGATTTTAGCAATTATATTTTTACTGGGTTTAAATAAGTGTAGTTCTGACTATTATCAATTATCAATGTCAAAACAACAACTTGAAAATCAGAAAATAGACTCTATAAAAAATAAATATGGAGAGACAATTCTTACTCAGGAAGCAATTATAACAAATAATAAAGATGACATTGCAAATCTTTCAGATTCTATTTTTAGACTAAAAGATAAACATAATAGAAGAATAAAAGAGTTAATTGCTTTTTATTCAACTACTTCGAATACAGGGATTAGAGATGTGGCTGTCCCTTATCTTGATAAAAAAGCCATGAAAAGGTTTACAGACTCTGTTGAGCAAAGATGTGCAGAAGTCATTAAGTTCTATAGGGATAGTGCTATTCAAGTTCCCAAAACTGTAAAGGATTCTTCTGCATACTTTGTATTCCAAGGAACAGTAGAAAAAGATTCTTTTCGAATAAATAATATTCAATTCCCTGATTCTCAATATATTAGAGTTGCAAAAGTCAAAAAAGGACTATTTAAGAAACCTATATATGAGATTCAGATGTTTCATACAAACCCTTATGTAAAAACAACAGGTTTGAATTCTGTAATTTATAAACCACCTAAACAAAATAAACTACCTTTGTATGCAGTACTAGTTGCACTAGGGTTAGTTGCAGGAAAATCATTATAAAATGAAACTAGATAAAATTTTACACTTTTTTGTAGGAATTGTTATATATTTGCTTTTCAATAGTTTATATCTAGTATTTTTAATAGCTGGATTAAAAGAAGGATTTGATTATTTAAAACATGGTAAACCTGATTATAAAGATTTTATTATAACAGTTATACCAGCAATACTTATAGAAATATGGCTAAATTTATAAATAAACAAAGTATAAAAAAGATTTTAGGGTTATTTATTGGATTCGGAGCACCTCTATTATTCTTTTTAGAGAAACAGACTGGGTCTTGGATAATATTATTGTGTATTCTTTTTTCAGTAATTGGTGCAGGATTAATTACAAAATTCTCTGATTTTAAATATGAAATCAAAGGATTAGATGGAACAGATGGAAAAGTTGATATTAATCAAACATGGGGTTTATTTTTAATATCACTTATATCAAACCTTATTATTTCAATTTTAATAATTTTTTACAATGGTAGCAGTAATTAAAAAAGTTTCTCATGGTAAGAGAAAAGGTGAATTTAGATTTAATTTAGTTGGTGATAATGGGGAAGTCATAGCAACTTCCGAGACTTATACTCAAAAACATAATGTTGCTGATGTTCTGGAAAAATACTTTAAAGACTTTAAAATAGTGGATAAATGCAAAGATGGGATATAATAAATAATCTAATTAAACAAAATAAGTATAAGTCTTATCTTGAGATAGGTTACTATAAAGGTTATTCTTTTGATGAGGTATCTTGTAAATTTAAGATTGCTGTAGATCCATACCCTTGTAAAACTATAGAACAAGAAGCTGCAAAACATGGCTCAGTTCTTAATGGTAATATTATAAAACTTACATCTGATGAGTTCTTTAGTAAGAATAAGAAGACTTTTGATATAGTTTTTATAGATGGTCTTCATACTGCTGAACAAGTATACAGAGATATCCAGAACTCTATTACTGTACTTAATAAAGGTGGTACTATAGTACTCCATGACTGTAACCCTCCTTTATATGAACATACTACTACAGGTATAGATGGTTGCTGGACAGGAGATACTTATAAAGCAGTTTTGAAGTTTCAAATGGAATATCAGGATGGTTCATATTCTTATTTTACTCATAATACAGATTGGGGAGTAGGAATTATTAGGAAAAATGAAAATCCTATTGTAACTTTGCATAAACTTGATTATCAGAGAGCTATAGATGATTGGTCTTATTTTGATGAAAATCGGGAAAAATTATTAAACCTTAGAATATGAATATTGTTAAAACAGAGGAACTATTTACATTTCCAGTAATAATGATTGATCCTGATAAAGAGGATGAAAGGGATGAGCTTACTCAAAGTCTTGGTATCAAGGTACAAGAGGAAGACCCTGAGATTCTTATTGGAGAAGCAATGGTTCCTCATTGGGATTTTCTCTTTATAAGAGATAGATGGAATCTAACAGAGGAATCTTATAAAAAAGCTCTGCTTGGAAAGTTTGAATGTTGTTTAGTTGTTTTTGATCAATGTGGTACATTTATATCACCTTTATCAAAAGAAAAATTTTTAAAGAAATTAGATGAATTTAGAGAGAGGTTACCAAAACCAGAAAGACCTCAGTTATTTATGATTGATCTAACAAAACCTGTAATGGATGCTAGTAAAGTTCAAGAAGGAGATACAGGACATACTGATCCTGAAGGAAAAGATAGAGCTTGATAATTGGGTAGATAACAAGACAATATTTGTCAATTGTTCACCTGATTATTCATCTATAGTTTGCCAGATTTTGAATCACTCATTATCTTCTGCAGACTTATTTGAAGAAATCCTTCTTGAGATGCCATATCCAGTATCAAACCAGATATTTGATAGGTATAACTTAGAGTATAAAGACTTTGATAGGTATTTGTCAGAATGGGTAACTAAATACATAGACCCTGAATATAAATACCTTTTTATAGACTCAGGTACATTAAGAGGTAAAAACTTTACAAGGGTTAAAAATCTCATTAAGTATAAAGCTGACTGTAGATTTGCCTCGTTATATGTGCAGGATGACTCTATTTTTATACCTGATTACTACGTTGAGAAATTTAATTTTATAAACCAAGGAGGACTCATTTTTGAATGGGAGAATCCTAAAAACAAAAATTGGAACTACTAATGCAAAAGAATGTTAAAAAAATGCTAGATGATAGCAGAGAAATGATGAAAGCTCAAGTTATTGAGCAAGAACTTTCAGCAAGAAGCTGGAAAGCATATTATGAAAAAATGTATTATTCTTTAGAAGCAGAAAAGCTTGAGGCTCCCTATAAAGAACTGCAAGAAAGAATGAGAATTAAAAGAGAAGCTGAAATTGAACAAATGAAAAAGCTTCAGGAAGAATTAGCTGAAAAAGAAAAAGAACTTCAAGAAACTATAAATTAATAAGTTATGGCTGTAGATAAGAAAAGTGATTATGTAGGAAATCATGGTGGTGCATATACAGATGTAGATGGGCAATCCAGGCAGTTTACATATGTTGACCATGACCCTAAAGTTAAAATATTCTTAGAAAGCGACTATGACAAAGATTGGCAAAGTAAATATAGAGAGGATTTGATTTCAAGAATCCTCTCTATCTCTGCTGTTTATGCTCATGAGTGGCATCAAGAATTTGTCCTAAGAGGACAAGAAGGTATTAGATGGGATGAAAAAGCTATTAGTGATCAGGGCACTCCTCTCATGACACTAAGGGATATTTGTGTAGTTTTAGAAAATAGAGTTGAGAACAGTAAAAGAATAACTTAATAAATTTATTTTGTTAAGTTATTTTTTTTCATTATATTATAACAATGAGAGTTAAAAGTTTGCAAGATAAAGTCTTGTTGGGGAATATGGATGATGTTCTTAGACTTCAGCTTTATTTAAAGTTACTTCAGAACAATATAAAACCAATTGAAAGTGATATAGATATAATCTTAGAAGTCTATAAATCAGGAGGTTATAAAAATGCTGATGAACAAGCTGAATTCATTAAGAACTGTATTTCAAAGAGATTGAGAAAAAGTGATCAGTCTCTAAGGAATACTATTTCCAAATATGTTACAAAAGGAGTCCTTCAAAAACCTAAGAATTGTACTCTCTTTTTAAGGGAAGATTTTATCCCAAAACTTGAATGTGATAGACTTGTTGTAAATTATATTGTTAGTCATGCAGAGTGATTATAAAGAATTGGTAAAACTTACATCTTGGAGAACAGGAGTTAATGAGCAGATATACAAGGACTTATGTAATTTCTTATTTGCAAAAACTGCAGAGGAAATGAAAAAACCTAAGAATCTGATTATTAGGCTTCGAGGTGTAGGTTCTTGGTTCTTAAGAATGAAAAGACTGAAAATAAAAATTGCACTATACGAGGAGTTTCATAGTCCTGATTGGGGACAATCTATTGGTGTGGATGGAGAAGAAATCCCAGAGATAATGAAAATATTTAGAGATAGATTAAAAGACTACGAAAAATACGTAGAGAAAAGGAAATTAATCAAAGGTTTAAGAAATGAGTATAAAGCAAATATACAATCTTCTAACAGGGAAGATAAAAGTAAAGAAGAAAGCTAAACTAAGTTTCGCTAACCTAAAAGCTGTTTTTCAAGCTTTTAAAAGATCGAAGACCAATATACCTTATCATATAAGAGAACAGATTATATGGCGAAGACTAAAAGTTATGGATCTTGAGCCAAGATGTTGGGAATCAGGTTATTGTATTGTTTGTGGCTGTGATATACTTGGTAAGACTATGGAAGATAGAGGGTGTTCTGCAGAAGATGTTGGGGATTTTCCTTGCTATTTACCTATGATGGATCAAGAAACTTGGGAGAAATTTAAATTAGATAACCAAATAAAATTATTTACAGATGTTAGTGGTTAATGAAGCAGATATAGATTTAGGTAACCTTTCTTTTGGAAAACCTCACAATTTCCAATATAAGGTTAAAAACAATTCAGATCAGAATATTAAAGTTACAAAACTTATTAAAGGGTGTGGTTCTTGTACAAAAGCATCTATTAATAAAACTGATATTGCACCTAATGAATCAGCCCTAATAAGTGTAGAATTTACACCTGGTTCTACAGGTATAAACAAAAAGACAATACAGGTATTGTATGATGATAAAGAAAACCTGACTCTGTCATTTAAAGCATTCGTACAGAAATGATTAAATTTATAGAAGATAGCCATAGGTATTTTACAGAAGACGATAGAGAGCTAATATCCGTATCAAAGCTATACAAGAAATTTGAACCATTTGTTGATTGGAAAGAGATTGCAAATAAGTATGCAAAAAAGATGACAAAGGCAGGTACTCCAATGACAGGTGCTCAAGTTCAAGCTATGTGGAAAGAAAAAGGAGATTGGTCAACACATGTTGGTAAGATCCTTCACTTTATAGAGGAAGAGAAGGTTATTAACTCAGATGAAAAATTCTACAATGTCTCTTGTAAAAGAAAGACATGTGATTTTAGAGACGGTGCAAAATGGTCTATCCCTATAAACAATCTGGAAAATAATACAATATATCCAGAACTCATGATCTATGATACTGAACACATGGTATGTGGACAAAGTGATAAGGTCATTGTAACTAATAATAGAATACATATCTGGGATTATAAAACAGATAAAGAAATAAAATTTAAAGCTTTTTCAAATGATTGGGTAAAACCTAGAAAGCTTGAACCTCCATTATCTCATCTCGATGACTGTAATGGAAATCAATATGCTATAAAAATGAGCATGTATATGTACATGCTCTGGAAAGCAAACAGAGGAAGGTTTATGACAGGAGACCTTATTATAGAACATAAGTCTTTACTTAGAGATGAGGATGATAGACCTGTTTTAAAAAATGGGAAACCAATTGTTGTATCCGAACAAAAAATAAAGCTACCTTACTTAAAAAAGGAAGTTGAAGCAATACTAAAAACATTAAAATGAGTGACGTATCTATTACACCTAAAATATTTATTTATGAGGAAGGAAGAGTTTTCCTTACTCCTGAATCAATGTTTATTCCTGAAATAAAGGCTATAGTAGATAAATATGGTGAATCAGGTGCTATTCCTTATATAGGATATGTACATTTGATGAAATCAATCTCATCACCTTATAGAAACTATCAAGACTCCGAGAAGAAAGAACTTGTGATTTTTGATGTAATTACCACAATGGGTGATTTTGATATTGATGAACCTCTTTTAGAACCTGCATTAAATAAGTTAGAGCAAATGAATAGTTCAGCTCTAACTTTGTTCTTTTTAGAGATTGAACAGGAACTTCATAGATTAAGGAATTATTTAAAAGATAATGCTATTTCTGCAGGTAAAGACGGTGATTTAACAGAGAGGTTTAGAATTCTTAAAGAGGCAGGTGCTCTAACAAACTCCTACAATAAAACAAAGTTAGCAGCCGAAGAAGAACTTAGAGTAAAAGGTAGAGGTAAGGCTGAAATTGGAGATTATTAATTATGCTATGGGATTATCCTTTAATTGTAAAATGTATTGATACAACTACAAATGCCGAATATGAAAAGGTATTTGAAACAAAACAGGAACATATTGACTATATAAAAGCTCAATTTAAAAGACCTGGACAATACAATTTAAAAAATACAGAACGATGGCAAGATGCAGGAAATGCATATGCCAAATCTCAATCAAAAACAGGAAGACCTAATTTTGAAGGAGGTAGATATGTCGAATATCCAAAAGATTCATATAAGGAAAAAATATTCTTCCAGCAAGAAAAACAAAAAGTTCTTAATGGTTATATAGTAGATGGTTGGTATATTCCTGGATTCTATTCTTGGTATCTTAACTTTTGTCCTATTGTAGATGCTGTTAAGAAGAAAAAGAAATTTGGAGACGTATGGGATAGTGACTTTTGGTTTTTCCAATATATCATGTTATGCATGCTTCTTGGTAAACATGCAGTTGTTGTAAAAGCAAGACAAAGAGGTTACTCTCTTAAAATAATGGCTCTATTATACTGGAGCTATTGTTGGTTTGAAATCAGTGTAAATACAGTAGGTGCTTACAAAGAAGAATATGTAACAAAATCATGGAGATTCCTTGACTTCTATAGAAAGCATATCAACAGTTATACAAGATGGATAAGGGGTCCTGTTATTCCTAAATCTTTACATTGGGAAGAATCTACAATGACAGATGAAGGAAAACCATATGGATTAGATAGTAAGTTATCAGGAACAACATTTAAAGTATCTCCAGAAAATGGGGTTGGTGGTTCTCAAACTATATTCTTCTATGAGGAAGCAGGTATTGCTCCAACACTATTAAAAACAGTTGGTTATGTAAGACCAGCTCTTGAAAGAGGTAATACTATAACTGGTTTAATTATTGTATCAGGTGCAGTAGGTGAGCTTGATGATGCTCAAGATTTAAAGGAAATATTCTATAATCCAGACAAACATAACTTTCTATCAGTAGAGAATGTCTGGGATGAAGATGAGAATAAAGGACAACAATGTGGGCTATTTGTATCTGAAGCATATAACGCAGAAGGTTTCATGGATAAAGATGGTAATTCTGATGTTGAAAGTGCTACAGCTTTTATCATAGAACATAATGAAAAGAATAAGAAAAATAAAAGAAAGGACTTAGCTCAACTTGATGTATCTCAAAAACCTTTATCTCCAAAACAAGCTTTTGCAGAAAGAAGTCATTCTGAGTTCCCTATTGATAAGTTAAGAAGACAACAGGAGATTATCTTACATAAGGAAAAGAATAATTTATGGGAATTTAAACCATTAAAAGGATTATTTAAAGAAGACAGTACAGGTAGAATAGTACTTGATAAAAATCATGGTCCAGAACATGCATATCCTATTAAACCAGATTGGGAAGATAAAAGAGGTTGTTGGACATTATATATGCCTATTCCTGAGACTATACCAGAGAAGTATTTATTCTTTGCTTGTGTGGACTCAGTAGAAGTAGATGAAACAGAAACTTCAGAATCTGTAGCCTCTATAGATATTTATATGGCTCCTATTTTTGTAGACTATACAGATGAAAAAGGAGTAAAAAGGCAAAGAATAGAAGGTGACAAACTTGTCGCTACATATAGAGGTAGATTTAAAACAGCGGAGCAAACAAATGAACAAATGTGGTATGGTATTAAAGTTTTCAATGCATGGACATATGCAGAACGTAATAAACCAAACTTTATTAACTACATGAGAAAGATGGGTAGAGCTGAAAGTTACCTTGCAAAAGAATCAGATGTACCTTTATTTAAGGACATGAATATAAAAAATGGCAATATAGCTAATAATTCAAAATTTGGTTTTCATAAAGGTGATAATACGGAAATTTGGAAGTATTTTAAGAGTACAGCAAAAGAGTATTTTGCTACAGAGTACGGAAGACAAACTTTTGAAAAAGATGGACTTGAAGAAACTCTGAAATTATTTACAGGAATAGACCGTATAGATGACTACTGGTTACTTGAGGAGTTCTGTCTTTTTGTAGAAGGAAAGGGTAACTATGACCGACTTGTATCATTTATGGGAGCACTCTTTATCTGTAAAACATATCAACAAAATAGATTTGTAAAAAGAAGAGATGAGACTAAGAAACCAGAAAAGAAACAAGGGATTCAAAAGAAACCTGTTATTAATATGTTAGGAGGAAATAACAGAGGATATAAATCATTACTATAAAATATGGCAAAGTTAATATGGGGAGCTGACCTTTACAAAGGATTTAAGCTTGAACCAAATAAATTACTCGGAACAGCAATTCATGATATACTACCCTTCCAAATGTTAACAATGGAAGAAAAGACAATTGATTGGATTAAAGCTGTTGGTGACTTTTACGAAGTTGTGGGATGGAGAAATGTAGAGAAAAAAGCCGCTAAAATACAAAGAAATTTTGATATGAGAACTGGGAAAATAACTCCCACTGATTATATTATAGACCCTAATGTAAATCCATATCACCAAGTTGTGGGTATGGTTTTACCTGAACCTGAAAGGGAATCTCCTCTTCAACAATTTTATCCTATTGCTCCAAATCTTATAGATATCCTTCGTGGTGAATTTATAAAAAGAGATAATACTTTTACTGTAGAAGCTATAGATCAATTATCTGTTGATGAAGTATTTAATAATAAACAAGAAGAATTTTCACAGGCTATCACTCAAATAGCTTTGCTTCAGAAGCAGCAAACTCTTGCTGAGATGGGATTATCTCCAGAAGTTGATCCTCAACAATATGAAATGGAGATTCAGAAGTTCTATCAAAACTTACAAGAGATTGAACTTAAATCTAAAACATTTAGAACAACAGGTGTTAAATGGGCAGAGAAAGTAATAAAAGTACAAGAGAAAAGATACAAACTTCATGAGCTTGAACCAGATGCTTTTGAAACTGGACTTATATCAGATTCTGAGTTTTGGCATCTTGATTTATTAGATGATGATTTTAAACTAGAGTTACTTAATCCAAAGTGGTGTGATTATCATAAAGGTCCAAACGTAAAGTATGTATCTGAAGGAGACTACTTTTTATGGTTTGATTTTATGTCTGTTGGTGATATTGTAAATAAGTTTGGTAGAAGAATGGATGAAGAAGACTTGATTAAACTTAAAGATATATATGTAAAAACAGCAAATATAATTGTACCTGATTCACAAAAAGCATTTCAGGGTTCATACTATGATACTTCTAAAAATTGGGCACAAGCAACAGATTTAGATCCTAAAATGAATGATGCTTTATTAGGTAAAGAATTGGTTTACTCATTTATGAGAAGTCCAAACTTTGACCATAATATGGATGTGGATATATTAAATCCAATGTTTGGAAGATTTGCAACAGGTTATCCTCAGATGTTTAGAGTAATGAGGTTATACTGGAGATCATTAAAAAGAATAGGTTGGTTAACAAAGATTGATAGAGATGGTACAGTTCATCCTCCTGAATGGATTGATGAAAACTATAGAGTTACTGTAGAACCAAAGTATGACAAATCAGTTATTAAAAAAGAAACAAAAGATAATCTTATATATGGTGAGCACGTAGATTGGACATGGACTACAGAATGGAGACATCTTATAAAGATCTCTCCAAATATGAAACATACATTCTGGCTACACTCTACAAATAGCTTTAAATCTGTATACATAGATGGTGGACCTGTTAAGTTCCAATTTAAAGGAAAAGATAATCCTTTTGATAGTTTACCTCCTATAGAAGGATGTGTATTTAACTGGAAAAATGCAGTGTCTCATTCTCTTATTGATAGAGTTAGACCATTCCAAATACTTTATAATATTGCTATGAATAAAGTCCCTAAGAAGATTTTAGATGACAAGGGATTAAAAGTAGCTATTGATAGAAGAGGAATGTCTCAAACAAATATGGATTCAAATGATGGAATGGACCCAATAGAAGCTTATGAAAATAAGTTAGAACAATCCTTAATTCTTGATTATACGATATCCAGAGAAACTGCTGAAGGTATGGGTCAACCAGCTATACCTCAAGTACTTCAACTTTCTACAGTATCCGATGCTCAGTTATACTTTAGATTAGCTCAAGAGATTAAAATGGAAGCTGGAGAAATTGTTGGTATTACAAGACAAAGACAAGGAAAATCAATGGCTTCAGAGACAGCATACTCTGTAAATCAAGGTATTAACTACTCTGAAATACAAACAGAGAAATACTTTGAACAACATGCTAATGTAATGGAAAGAGTTAGACAAAGAATGCTTGATGCTGCTCAATACTATACAACCTTTACAGAGTCATCTAGGCAGGTGTACATGAACAATATGGATGAGACAATCATGCTTGAAATTGAAGGTATGGATAACTTATTACCTCATTACAATATTCATTTACAATCAAGGGCAAATGTAAAGGCTGCATTAAAAACAATGGCAGATTTCTTAATTCAAGAAAATACATTACCTATAGCTCCTTCAGCAAAACTTGAAGCACTTGTAAGTTATTCTGTTCCTACGATTCTTAACCTTATTAAGACAAGTGAACTTGAGCAAGTTAAGATTCAAAGAGAACAACAAGAGGCAGAAATGCAACAACAACAGCAGCAATTCCAACAAGCTCAAGAACTTGAACTTGCAAAGATTCAAAATGAAAATCAACAAAAAGAACTTGATCGTCAAAAAGAAATTGAGATTGCTCAAATAAGAGCTTCAGGTGGTTTACAGAGTGACATCAATGCTAATGGAATGATTGATTCTCAGGAGAATATGGCAAAACTAGCTTTACAAGAAAAAGACATACAAACTTCTGCACAAATGAAGAAAGATGAGCTTTCTCAAAAGAGTCAAATTGAAAGAGAAAAACTTATTGCACAGAGAGAAAAGGCTCTTGCTGATGCTGAAGCTAAGAAGTATGTTGCTGATACTCAATTGAAAATAGCAAAAGAGAACACAAGGAAAAAAGGATAATAGCTATATTATACTATAATCGGAAATACAGCTAAAAATATTTGGTAAATTAATTTAAAATGTTTATTATCAATTTATAAAACCAAGAAAGATTATGGAAGTCACAGATTTAACAAATGAGCAAGTTGCCGACATTTTTAACGATTTAGCAACTTCATCACAAAAAAGTTTTGGTAGAGGGACGGATGAACCAAATACTGATTTGACATCTTCAATAACTGAAGAAATAACACAAGCAAGTACAACTGAAACAACAACAGCTAGTACGACTGAAACAACAACTGTAGCTCCTGATTTAACAGATGAGCCAGATAATAAACCTGGAAGAAAACCTAAATATAACTTTACAGATACTGTCGGTTATTTTGAAGATAGGGTAAAAACAGGTAAGTTCTTAAAAATAGAGGAAGAAATTGAAGGTGAGAAGAAACTCTTTATTCCTAAGACACCAGAAGAAATGGATGAATTCTTTGAAATTCAGATAAACACTAAACTGGAACAAAAGTATAAGGAAACTGAGCAACAATGGTATCAATCTAAATCTCCAGCATGGCAAGCAGTTGCTAAGTATGCAGAGATGGTTGATGATCCTTCAGAGGTTTTACCTTTTATTCAAGGTGTTAAAACTATAAATTCAGTAAAAGATATTGACGAAAAAGATATCGAAGGTGCTGAAAAAATAATAAGAATCAGACTTCAACAAAGAGGAGAACCTGATGATATTATTGAAGATCAGATTGACTCATTGAAAACAACAGATAAACTTATAGCTACTGCTACAAAGTTTAAACCTATGATTCTTCAGGATGAAGCAGCTTATCTTCAGGAAAGAATGCAAGAAGCTAAAATCCAGCAAGATAACTATATTCAAATGGTATCTTCTATAAGGGAAAAAGCAATTGAAACAATTGAATCTCCTTTCCTTGGAAAGCAAAAACTGAAGAATGAAGAAAAGGCAGTAGTTTATGATTTAATCGCTGCTCCTTCTGTAGAAACAGGTGGTTATAAGATCTACAATGCAATTGATAACTTATTTGAAAAAGGTGATTTCAAATTGCTAGCAAAAGTAGCTCTCTTAATTGCAAAAGAAGAAGCACTGACAAATTATTTATCTCTTGATGCAGTAAATAAAAATGCACAACAGTTAGAAAGAAAACTCAGAGTAAGTGGTCAAATGCAAGGCTCTGGTGCAGAAGAAGAGATAAATGACCAACAACCAGTAGTACAAAGAAGAAGATTTGACTCTGGTTTTAAGACTAAATAAATTTTAAAATTAAAATAATTATGAATAATTTTGCATCTGATCAAATGGCAGGAAAACTTGGTTTACCTGGTATTTTCATGGGTCAGGGAAAAGATTTTGGTATTAGAAACCATATTGATATTCCTTATGTGACCTCTATGGCTCCAGCTTCTAGCTTGGACCTTGGTGTACTTGATCTTTGGGCACTTAAACAAAGAACAGAATCACCACTTTTAACAATGGCTATAGAAAATGCTCAAGTGATTTACACTGACGCAGAGTACTATACTTTTGAATTACCTTCAGCAACTGATGCTACTACAAGGTTAATCAGTGGTGGTCTTGACAAAGACAAGTTTGGTATGGACGGTGAAGAAATTCCTTTTGTTGTCTCAAAAAGAGATCTTTCAGGAGGTTCTATCTTCAAATTTGACTTGACTTCTCCAATCTCTTTCACAGTTGTTGACAGACCAATTGAGCAAGTTGGTGAACACTTTAAGGTATGGGCAGTTCTTAATACTAACTCAAGAGTTAAGTATATTACTAAAGCTGAATTCCAACCTCAAAGACAAATCCTTAAAATGGCTGACATTAGAGGTCTCGACTTCTCAAGTTATAAATCAACTTGGTCAGTAGAATCAATGGGACTTGCTAAATACAAGAACTATCTTTCAAATGCTAGACTGCAACAATCATATAGAATGACTTCTGGTGGTGTTGAATACCTTGATATGAATACAAGGTTTGATGCTCAGAAAGCTAAGATGATGGAACAAGCAGTTATCCAATTCTATCAAGTAAAAGGTATTGCTGATAATAAAGTAATTGACCTTAAAGATGGCGAAAGCTATAAGATGTATTGGGAAAGAGTACAAGAAGCTAAAAAGAAAGGTGTTGGACACATGGCTTTTGTAAACCTTCTTGACAATATTGCCATCAATCTGATGATGCAACAAAATAATAACCTTCTTATTTGGTCTGATTTTATCAATATCTTAAGAGATGGTTATGATAGTACAAGACTTGTTCCTGGTGTATGGTTCCAATTAGACCTTGCAGGTTACAAGCATAGCTACTCAATTGACACATTTACACTTGATACTATCACCAATGCAATTAAGGACTTTGAATATGGTAAAGTTCCATTAAGAGAATCAATTTCTCAGAATGTCTATGTTGTTAAAACAGGTAGAGGTGGTTCTGAACTTATTTATCAAGCGTTCTTAAAATCAGGATTCCAAATTCCTGCACAAGTTCAAAATGCAGATCATGGATTTATTACTGGTCAAGCTAATAACTTAACTTACAATGCTCCAAGATTTGTAATGTATCAAATTCCTAATATTGGTTACATTAAAGTAGAATGGGAACCAGGATTTGATCCAGTAAAAGCTGACGAATTTGTAAACCCAGTATTACCAACTGGTTATAGACTTTCTTCTTATACAATGTTAATTGAAGATTACAATACTTCAAGAGAAAACATCCTTATTGTTAGAAAGCAAGCAGCTAACAGAATCAAAATGCACGTTGAATCAGGTGATGAAACACATCCTCTGTTAAGACAAACTACAAATGTTGCAGGTAATAATGTGACAGTTGTTAATGGTTCTGATGAGCTTACAGGTTACCAAGTTAAATTCTCTAGTAGAGCAGATACAGCAATTGTAAAAGACCCTACAAGATTGTTAAAGCTTGTACCTAAGAACCCTAGAACTGGTATTGCAGCTCTTTAAATATTTTTTCGGGAGTCGAAAGACTCCTTGGTACCAAGTAAATGCCTCTACGTGGCGGTACTAGATAATCAACCAAATTTACAATAAAAACCAAGAAAAAATGAGTATAAGATTTGCAATTAGGTGCACAGAAGCACCTGCCTCAAAAGAGGGAAATGACATTGTTAGATTCTCAGGAACATCTGAACCTTTTTATAGAGTTTCAGAGAGAACTGCAACAAAAGTTGGAGAAGACAAAGAAAGGAATCCAATTTTAAGATTTGTAACAGGTTTGGATGAAACAAAAGTTCCTTACTACAAATGGTTTACAGAAGCTGAGAAAGAAGAAATCTTGAAACAGCTAAAGGAATTAAAACCTACCATTGAAGATTATTACGGAGGTTCTGAAACATTAGATCCAAGTAATAAATACTTTTGGGGACAAAGAAGGGACGTTAGTAGAGTTTCTTTGACAAATCATGACATGGACATCTTTTTAGATACAAAAGATCCTATTCATGCACTTGCCTACTTAAGTTTTATAAGTGGTGCTTTTGGGGAACTTATTGCTCCTACAAAAGAATGGGCTGAACAACATCAGATACCGCATTATATTGCACTTGAGACAGATAAGTTCGATGAAGAAGTTGATACAGATGTAACTAAAAGTGAGGCTCACGCAGCTCTTACTGAACTTAGAAAGAATTCAGATCCAGAAGCATTATTCATTTTAGCTTGGTGTTTACAATATGACACTAGTGCTTATGGTGCTCATTTAAGATCTACATCTTATAAAGAACTGGTTAAATATCATATTAACTATATTGATGGAAAACTAGTTACTAAGAAAAAAAGAAATATGCCAAAAACTTTTCTTGAATATGCAGAAAAGTGGAAAGGTAAACAAACAAGACCTCTTCTTTATGCAGAGGCTTATATTAAAGCAGGTGAATACTTTGGATTCATTAAGCAAAAAGAGAAAAAGTATGTTACCCATGCTGGTACAGTTTTAGGAAATACTATTGATGAGGCAATTCAGGAAATAGTTAAAACTAAAAATTCTCAGGATCTTGAAGCGTTGAGAGATCTTGTAGAAGCTAAATGGAAAGAATAATGACAATATCACAGGTGTCTGCAAAAATAGATTCGAGACTAAATAAGGCTGCAAGTGGTGACTACGATAACATTTGGAATTATCACAAGAAAGAAGCTTTTTCAAAAGCAATAAGCGAATGGGTTCGTAGACAAATTCACGGTAAGAATCAAACTCAAGAAGGCGATGAAGAAACTGCCATGAGAGTTGATGACTTACAAGTTCTTTTAAAGTCAGAAAATTTATCCTTTAGGAATAAAGGTTTATATGTAGAAACTGAGAAGTTACCAGCAGACTATTTATATTTTAAAAGACTTAGTCCATTAGTTTCAACAAGTAGATGTCCAAAAGGTAGAAATATCTTATCATACCTAAAAGAAGAAGCAAATGTTGATGTTTGGATTACAATGCCTTCTTTTAATTTTGAAGAGACTTTCCACACATTAATAGGTAATAAAATCAGAGTTTATCATAACAATGATTTTAATATAGATAAAGTAAGTTTGACGTATTATAGAAAACCAAAAACTTACAGTTTTAAAAATCTTGATGAAGTAGTTGAGTTTAAAGATGATGTATGTGAAATTCTTGTAGATGAAGCAGTTAAAATAATAGCTTCTGATATAGAAAGTGCAAATCAAAAAACTCTTAGTCAAGAAAGAATAGAAGTAAACAATTAATTTTTTAATAAACTAAACAAAAATTTTTATGGAAAATTTTAGCTATCACGTACCGTTTTACGTGGTAAATGGTGGGGTTGCCACTTCAGGTCACTCATCAGATCTTCCAGCAGGACAAGTTGGTCTTTTTGATAGAGCTAACTTTAATGTTGCTACAGGTGTAGGAAATGGTACAGAATTCTTCTTTGCCCAAGGTAATATTGGTGGTAAAGACTGGTTTGGTGGAGCTGTTTCTGAAACACACAAATCTCCTTTCTTTAGAGGGAAAGACGTGGAGAACATGTATTTATCACTCCCTCATAAAATCCAAAATGAAGAGTGGGTAATTGGTTACAATGGTGCTGCTTCTTCTGTAGGTCTTAAATTCGAAGAAGGTAAGGCTTTCAAAATGCAGTTCTATTTTCATGGACAACCTACTTATAGATACTACGCTGGTCCAAAGACCTATGTAGTTTCTTATACTCCTGACCCAAGTTGCGTAGCTCCTTGTGCAGAAGGTGATTGTCCAGACCCAATTGTTGATTCATTAGAGCATACTCAAAAGGTAATTGATCTAATCAACAATCATACTGAACTTAGAAAATTTGGTGTAAGAGCTAAATTAGTAGTAGATCCATATACTGCAGCTACTCCTAATATGGAAAAATACAAACTTTGTGTTTGTGACAATGGAGATTCTGTAGCTCTTAATGCTGTTAAAGCTCAATTCCCAGGAAAAGACATTAAAAGAATTAGCAGAAGTGGTTCTACATCTTGCTATGAATTCTGTCAAAAAGACTCATTGAGTGCTCCTGCTGATTTTGCACAATCTGGTTCTGTTTCATTAGCAGTTTGTGGTGAGTGTCCAGCAGGATCTACTTTATCAGTTGGTAAAGATATCTACTATGTGAGTCGTGCTATTACACCTTCAACAGACTTAAGTACTGATAATGCTAAAGCTACATATGCAGCAAGTATTGCTACAGCTTACTTCCCTGCAGTTACCTTTAATGGTGCAACTGATGTGGAAGTTGTAGCAGCAAGTGATGCAATCACAGTAACAGCTCATAAATTTGTTACAGGTGAAAGAGTAACTTATGCAAATGGTGGAGGTACAAGTGTTGTAGGTTTAACTACAGCTACTGATTACTACGTTATCAATGCTTCTGCAAATACAATTAAGCTAGCTACTACAGCAGCTAATGCTCTTGCAGGTACTGCAATTGCTATTGCAGATGGTGTTGGAGCAGCTCATACCTTAACTCCAGTTATCAGTTCTACATTTATAAGTCAAAATGGAGCAACAGCTTTAGTAAAGCTTTCAGTTCCAACTGATGCAGTAGTTACAACATTACTTGCTGATAGTGTAGATTTCTCACATAGTGTAGGTGCTGAGTGTAGTTTTGCTGCACCAACACCAATAGCTTGGGAATTATCAGGTACTGGTATTAGTTCACAAAGAACACTTAGAATTAATGCTCTAAATAGACCAGACTGTGATGCAGATGGAGATAGAATTGATGATCTTACATCTATTTTAGCAGATGTTCAAGGAATTCAAATTGGTACATTAACTAAGATTGCAGGTGTTGGTTGTGTAGATGATTACACTGTTCAACAAGATTCAGAAGATTGTCTTGATGAAGATTGTCTTACTAATAATGTAAGCTTTACTTATGATACTCTTCCTGCTTTTGAAGGAAGGTCATGGGTTGTAGTTCCTGAGACAATTGTTGAAAATGCTTCAAGAAAAACTGGTATCAGAATAACTGCAGGATATGTTGATCCTAAGTTTGGTGATGCTAGCTTTACTCCTCAGGATTACTATGAGACAATGCCAGTTAAAATGGAACTTTCTTTACTTACTGAAAGTGGAAGTGCTTGCGATTACGCAACATTACCTACAGTTCATCAGGCTAAAGTTGGGCAAATTGCTAGACAGTCAGGTGAGTATGTTGTAAGGGAAGTAATTATGAAAACTGACGCTTATCTTAAGCATATGCAACAGTTCTCAGTAGATACCAGAATGAGAGAAGCATTTGACCAAAATCTTCTTTCTATGGTTGACAGAAAAGCTTTCTATAATCTTTACTATGTAACTTTCAAAGCCTCTTATGGAGCTAGCTTTAGAAAAGGCGAACAAGAGAAATTTACAGCAGTATTTGCTTTCAAAGAAGGTGACCCTGCAGCTCAGAAGTTTGAGGCTCAAGTAATTGATACTCTTACTGCAAAATCTGGTGTTAAAATGCACATTAATTCCTAAACTTAAGAAGAACTAATATAAAGGCGGTAGGCAGTTAAAAGTCTGCCGCCTTTTTCTTTTTAACATCCAGAATTATTTTAATTTTTAGAAAATTTTCATTATCTTATAGTGTGATTACAACAGAATTATCTTTAGAGGTTTCAAATAGTAATAATCCAAAGGTTATGAGGTTATTTGATACCTCTTTTTATTATAATAATCAAACAGTAGAAAATTACTTAATTGAGGTTCTACCAGTAAATAAAACAAACTGGTATACTTTTCATGTAAGTAAGAATTTCTCATTAGTCTTAAATGCATCTAATTTACAGTATAAAAAGGTAAATAAAGCTGAAGACCTAATGGACTTACCAGATGGTATTTATGAAATAAAACAATCTATAAAACCAAATATTTATAGTGTTCAACACTACTATCATTTTAGAATTGTTGAATTAATTAATAAAATTAATACCGAAAAAGATAAACTTATAGATAATACTTGCAAACTTTCCCAAAAGGAATATATTGCTAATAGAGATAAACTCAGAGATATTGAGGAGTTTGCTCTTGCTGCAAAGTGGAAAGTTGAAGAATCTTTAGATAAAGTAAAAGGTAAAGAGTTGTATGATTTTGCAAAATCTTTATTAGAACAATATTCAAATGAGTGTAAATGCTAAAGCATCTTTTGCTAAACTAAAATTTGAGCAATTATTAAATGATAAGTATTTTGTCGAAACATGTTTTTCAAAGAAATTTGAATCATACTCTTCTAAACAAAAGCTTATTGATATATTGTTTTCTATTAGAGAGTCTGATAAATGTGTAACTTTTTCAGAACCAATTGAATGTTATGATGATATAGTTTTCCCTACAACTACATCAACAGAAGCTCCTATCCAAGCAACCTGTTATTGTTATCAAGTTGAAATATTAGAAGGTGAATGTAATGTGGATTGGATTGATTGTGATGGAACACCTCAGACATCTCCAATAGGAGGAGGAAAAGCTAACCCTTCAGTTATAACAATGTGTGCTCAAGAAGGTTCTGTAAGTCCATATTGTCTGACACCAGCAAATCAGGCACAAGTATTAGGTGGAATTTATCCATGTTCAATTGTAGATGATTGTCCCTCAAATAATTAAAAATGAAGAAAGTAAATAATTGTAATACAGATAATTGTATAGAAACACAATCTTCTTGTACTATATGGAATGGTGGAGATATTGATTATCTTGGAATATGTAATGGTCAGTCCATTAATAATGTTATTTGGGAAATAGTAACTAAACTAGAGGATATTGCAGGTGATGACTTATCATCATTTGATATAGACTCTCTGTTAGATATATGCAATCAAAAAGCACCTACTCAAGTAACTCTAATATCAGTACTAAATATAATAAAACAGAATCAAATATGTTTATTTGATTTTATAAAGATTCTTGAAGAAAGAATTAACGAAATAAATAGGTCTGGAGTAGTATCAGCAAACTTAAAATGTTATGCTGATTTTGACAATCTTGGAAACTCTCTACAGTTAAATAGAGATCAATTTGATCAATTACTTATTAATATTGTATGTGAGCACAAAACAAGAATAGAAACTTTAGAAGGTAAAGTTATAGATTTACAGTCACAAATTGATACTCTTAATAACACAAGTCAAGTTGAAGAACTTTCTTTTGCAACTTGTGTAGATGCAGGTGTAAAACCTACCTCAACTCAAGTAAAGAATATTGCTGATGCTTTTTGTGATTTTAGAGATCTTTATGGTTCAGTTGCAGAAATGCAAACAGCTCTTGGACAAGTTCCAACAGACTTTGACACTGACTATTCTGCTGTAAATCCTGGTGCATGGATTCCTGCAAATGTAAGGAATTCTTTTGCAGATGTAATGAATAACTTGCTTATTGCATTTGGTAACTTAACAGCAAGAGTCAAATCTATTGAAGAAACTTGTTGTCAGGTATCATGTAAAGATATTGAGCTTGGTTTCTCAACAAGATACAATGAGGATAGAGATGGTATTATTATCACATTTACCTCAGGTTCAGGAACTTATATACCTCTTGGGTTTACAGATGCTGGATCAATGGTTACTATATCTGATGCTCAAAATGGTCAAATTACTTATAATCTAGATATTCCAGATATGTTCTATAACGGAACTGAAGTAGAGATACCTATTCTTACTTTATCAAATCTGGATGACTTAGTAATATCTATAGATGCTAAGATTACGAATGGTTCTATTACTTGTGATAAATGTCTTTCACAAACAGTTAAGAGACCAGGTTGTGCTTATTGTACTATTACTGCTACTGAAGATGTTACTATTATTTATAAAACTTGTATTTCAAACGTATAATTATGGCAACAGGAACAAAATGTATATATAAATCAGTTACTTTACAACAAGGAGAAACTTTTGTTTTACCTCCTGGAGCTGAGCTTATTGGATCAACTAATGAAACAGCAATTGTTTCTTCTTGTGATGAAGAGTTTAATCTTGAAGAGATTCAATGTTACTCTATACAAATACAAGAGTCTATATCTGATGGTGGAGATGCTGCATATAATGATGTTTATATAACTGAGGCAACTTTAAATGGAAATACTATTATATTTAGTACTCCTATTAGTTTTTATAATTGTTCAGGTTGTATTCCTACTTCATCTATTACTCAACTACAAAATGCATTAAATGAAATGGGAATACTAGGAGCATTTAGTGATTGGTCAGGTTATGCGGATGAAATTCCAAATTCAGGAGATGCTGCAATGGTTATAATGATATGTTTTAAAACTTTTCCTTCTATTGCACAAAATTTAATTTTTAAAGCTTATGGTGATCAAGACGGAAGTGCTCCTAATGTACCAATTATTATTCCAATATTAACAGCAGATCAAATGTTAACTCAGTATTTAGGAGGAGGAGGATATACCAATTTTGTAAATGCTTGCTCTTGTTATGATCAATAATAAATTAAAAAAATGGCATACTATAAATATACGTGGGAAAAACTAGAAAATACTAGTTACCCTATAATAAAAATAAAATCAGTATTATTAGATTCTACTGAGAAAAATTTTGTTGACAAATATTTTCCTTTCGATAGTTCAAAAAAAATAGGTAATGCTATTAATGATCTAAATGATTCAGATATAAGTGCTGTTACATATAGAACTGTATCGGATTCTAATAAAGTAATACATGAACTTGTTGTTGATATAGTACCTTTAGTTACAACTACAATGCTAAAGTTAGGTTATAGTGATATTGTAGATGATTCGAATTTATATATAGTTGGAGAACTTATTTCATATCCTCCTATAAATCATACTATATTTAGTACATGTTCACCAATAATAACAACAACGACTACTACAACTAGTACAACAACGACTACTACTGTAGCACCTTAATAACTTTTTAAAATATTTTAAATATGTCTTGTTTAGAAAATACACCTTGTAATCCTTGTTCTGAAAATAGCTATGATAATTGTGGTTGTTTAAACCCAACTACTTTTGAGTGCATAACACTTCCTGGTGTTCATTCAGCTCTTGGTATTACAAATGATATGAATGGGCTTCAAGTTTTAGAAGCTCTTGATACTCTTATTGCAAATCTTGATATTCCTACTCCACCAAGTGGTTCAGATATATATGCAAAAGTTTCATCATCAGATGATACTGCAGATTATCTAAATAACAAATTATTAGTAGGAAACTTCATGACTAAAACAGTCTTGAATCCTGGATTAAATGAAAAAATAAGATTTAATGTAGCTCCAGCTTCACTTATTTCAGCCGATAGTGGAAACTATCTTGAAATAGGTACAGATGGAAAATTAAGAGCAATTCCTCCAACCCCTACTATAAATATGTATGTACAAGGTGGTACAGGAGTCACTGTAACAGGTACAGGTCCTGCAACAGATCCATTTATAGTATCAATTAATCCTTCTATTACAGCAACAAGAAAGTGCTTTGATGGAGTTTGGAGAGATGTTACATTAACAGCTACAGGAAATGCAAATGTAGTTTATGTATCTGGTACTCCTAAATATAGAGTAAGATTTGATGGAACTATAGAATTTAAAGGTTCTGCAACATATACTGTAAATTTTGGAGCATATAGTGATCTTGCTGGAACTAGAAAAAGAACTGTTACTGTAGGAAATATTTCTACAATAACTGCTTTAGCAACTGGATGTGGTGTTTCTGCAGCGGAACTTCTTGGTACAGCAGACCTAAAATCTATTAACTATATAGACCAACCTGGAACTGGAGATCAAATAACTCAACAATATGGTTATATTGTAAGAAAGAATGGAACAAATCTTATCTTAGAATTCCAATCAGCTTTTATAAATGCTACATCAAAACAAATTGTAGTAAATTTTGAAGGAGTAATAATTCATCCTAACATATAATAAACTTGCAGTTTTCTTGGTTTCTGTAAAAAGTTTTGACCCTTGTTCTCAAGGGTCTTTTTTTAAAATAAATTTGGAAAATATAAAAACATTTCGTATATTTGTATTCCAAAACAGATTACTATGGCTTGTGGCTGTGGAAAACCTAAACCCAAACCTAAAAAATAAAAATATGTGGTTTATATTTGGAATCCTTTTAGGATTTTTTATAGGTAAAAATTTTGATAAGATCAAAGACTTAATTTTATGAAAAATAACTTTACACATACATGGCAACCCACAACCCAGTGTCCATTTGGCATCTGCGAGGGTCTATGTATATGTATTAAAAAGTAAGCTTTTATTTTTTCCGATTCATACACAAACCCTCAATAACATGAGGGTTTTTTATTTTATGGCGATGTAGGGAAGTCAGGTTTTTCCCACTAGCTTTGGGATAAAAATAAATTTGGAAGTTCGAAAACTTTTTACTATATTAGTAGTATGAAAGTAAGTTTAATATGTCCTGTTTGTAAATCTAAATTTGAAAAGGAAGAGAAATATATAAATTTTAGTATCAAAAAAGATTGGAAAATTTATTGTTCAAATGAATGTAAGCATATAGGAAAAGCAAAAGAATATAATTATAAATGTGCAAATTGTGGTAAAGATTTGATAGTTACTCCTAGTAGAATTAAAAGGTCTAAAACAGGAAATTTATATTGTAGTAAAAAGTGTTCGACTATAAAAAACAATACTCTTTTTAAAAAATGGGAAAATCATCCTCAATATAAAACTGGTATAGGTAGTTATAGATGGATAAAGATAAAATCAATGAAGGAATTAAAATGTGAGGAATGTAATTTTGATAACCCTTTAGCTTTAGAAGTTCATCATAAAGATAGAAATAGAAAAAATAATAATCTTGATAACTTACAACTACTTTGTTGTAATTGTCATACAATAAAGCATAAAACAGGTAGTGGGCTAATTGGTAAGCCGCCACATTTGGGATGTGGACATCATGCAGAATCGTCCTCTGTCTACCTGACACAAAAGATTGAATAATTTAAGCGACTAAGTTATAAAATAGATGGTTCGAATCCATTCATTGCCACATAGGTCCATATGGCTGAGAGGTCAAAAGCAACAATCTGCAAAATTGTAAAACCGTTGGTTCAAATCCAACTATGGACTCTAAATGCCTCCTATGCAGATATGGTGCTGCGTCTGCCTTGTAAGCAGAAATAGAGAGTTTTCGAGTAACTCAGGAGGATCTAAAAGGTAACTAAGCAATTGTTGGTCAATGCATCTGTTTGAAGAACAGACTAACTCAGTTCGAACCTGAGAGTTACCACAGATACCTCGTTGGTGTAATGGTAGCACAAGAGCTTCCAAACCTCTTGGAACCTTTTCGATTAGGGTACGAGGTGCAGGATACTGGATGAAGAAAAATTCCAATATGGGGTAATTGGTAACCCGACTGACTTTGATTCAGTAGATTCTAGGTTCGAACCCTAGTATTGGATCTGGTGGTTATAGCTTAATGGTAGAGCGGTACATTGTGGCTGTATTATGTGAGGGTTCGAGTCCCTTTAATCACCCTGTAAACCACTTTTAGTTAAACTGGAAATAACCTTTGACTACGGATCAAAAATTATCTGTTCGAATCAGATAAAGTGGTCAAAAATATATATCTTTGTAGTATGAGAAATATCACACTTTATACTGGAGTTGGTGGTTATATAATGTTTCAAGAGTCATTAGAACAAATAACTCTTGGGACTAGAAGAGTATATATAGGCAAAAAGGTCCCTAGAATACTAAGAAAAGTTCATAAGAAAATAGAAAAAGCAGAAAACGGAAAATATTTTTTTAGAACAAAAAAATAAATTTGGATTTTTAAAAAATACATTGTATATTTGCACTAATTAAAAGTTATAGACATTCACAAATGCAATCTTTAAATATCATAGCGATGGTGAAAGGTAATATTGAGGATAGAAACTCAATAGGGTTTGTGTTGTCTTTCTGTAAGTGAGAGTTAAGAAAATAAAATACACAAGCCCTTCCCAAAAAGAAGGGCTTTTTTATTTCTCCTCTTAACTCAGTTGGCTAGAGTAGTAAACTTTTAATTTACGAGTCGTGGGTTCGAGTCCCTCAGGGGAGACATATAGAGGATTAACTCAGTTGGCAGAGTGCTTGTATTACAAACAAGAAGTCAGGATCTCGGAATTCCTATCCTCTACACAAGTCCTTGTAACTCAACGGATAGAGTATTTGCCTTCTAAGCAAAAAGTTGTAAGTTCGATTCTTACCAAGGATACAGGTGGGTTACCTTTCCCCGTGGAGTTAAAAAAGGAGATGTGGGAAGTTAGCTCATGTTGGTAGAGCAAATGACTGTTAATCATTAGGTGAAGGGATCGTCACCCTTACTTCCCTCATAATGTGAGGTAATGCAGCGGTAGCAGAAAAGGCTCATACCCTTTTAGTCGGGAGTTCGAATCTCCCCCTCGCAACAGAAAAATTACTATCTTTGCAATATGGAAAAATATTTTCGGACACAAGATGGTAAAATAGTAAATATCATCGAACATACGCTAGATCAGATTGAAAAATTCAATCATCTAGAAATATCTATCGGAACAGATAGTCAAGACTGGGGACAAGATACCGTTTATGTAACTTGTATAGCTTATAGATATGGAAGAAGAGGTGCTCATTTTATTTACTTAAAAGAAGTTGTATCAAGAATAAAAGATTTTAGTCAATTTACAAGATTATATGGAGAAGGATTAAGAACTCTTGAAATACATGATACTTTGACTCAAGATATCCCTATTGCTGTTAAAGCTTTGGAATTTGATTTTGCAGATGCAAAGAAAACTATAAGTTCTAAATTAGTTTCTGCGTTTAAAGGTTATGCAAACTCAACTTTTAAAACTGGAGAAATGATAGCATGTAAGGCTGCAGATCACGTCATAAGACACCCTTCTGTATATAAATAAGTGTTACTGATGTACACAGTGTCGTAGTCCCTCTTAAGCCTCTGATTCAAGCTCAAATGAAGAGTGTAATCGTAAAGTACACATAGTTAATAGGTTCTATCGGGCGTACAAAAACCTAAACCTGCAGTAGTAGTTCAATTGGTAGAATGCCGTCCTTCCAAGTCGGAGGTTTGCAAGTTCGAGTCTTGTCTACTGCACATGCCATGTTTGACTAGCGGTCTAGGTCAACACTCTTTCACGGTGTTATTCATGGGTTCGAATCCCATACATGGTACTAACGCCTATTAGGGGAGTTGGTCGTCCCTGTTCCTCTGTCTAAGGAAAGATCCTCGGTTCGAATCCGTGATAGGCGACATGCTGATGTATCCTCTCTGGCTTATATCCAGTTGAAAAGGTAGTTGGTTACACATTAGTTCGAATCTAATCATCAGTACAAAATAAATTTGATAAATTCGAACTTTTATCTTATATTGTATATATAAAGTATACAATAATGGTTAAAAAGACAAAAATTTTGGAACTTTTTCATAAAGGATTTAGTTCTGCTGAAATATCTAAACAGTTAAGATGCTCTAAATCAACAGTAAGTTATCATTGTTCAAAATTTATTAACAAAGTTGATAAATATACACCTGAATTATTAAAAATATATCAGGATGCTTATGATCAAGGATTATCTTTTAAAGGTGTTGCTGATAAATTTAAAGTATCAAGACAATTATTAGGTAAAAAATTAAAAGCAAGAAAACTTACAAAACTTCAAATTAAACAAAAAGCTGACAAAAGAAAAAAAGGCTATAGGTTAAAAGTAAAAGAACAATGTGTAGAATATAAAGGAGGGAAATGTTGTAAATGTGGATATAATAAATGTCTTGCTGCTTTAGAATTTCATCATATTGATCCTAATAAAAAAGATTATACTATAAGTGGTGGAACTAAAAGTTTTCAAAACTTAAAGTCTGAATTAGATAAATGTATTTTAGTGTGTAAAAATTGTCATGCAGAGATACATTTTCAAATAATTAATAATGACTTGTAGCTCAAATGGTAGAGCGTTACACTGATAATGTAAAGGTAGTGAGATCGTTACTCACCAAGTCAACTAAGGGGGTGCATGTTCCAAGGCTGGCGAAGTAGTTTTGCAAACTATTTGAGAAGATTTCGATTATCTTCATCTCCACAAAATAAATTTTGGAAGAAAAAAGAAAAGTTGTATTTTTGCCTTGGTTTTTATAGGCATCATTGTCACGGAATAGAAAGTCCTTCTAGAAATAGAAGGATTTTTTATTTTGACTAATATCCCTTATTTTTGCCAAAAGGTTTTTTCCAACTTTTATCCTTTAGCACAATAAAAGTTATCTATTAAAACTAGTATGAAAGTAACTAATTCATACGATAGGATGTATAAATATCAAGCAATGTCTATCCGTGACAACTTGTACCTGCAAGAAAAAACCAAGTAGGCTAAAATACATTCCTCCGTGAAAATATAAAGTCCTCATAATCAACAGCCTACATGGTGAAAAGATGAGGCACAGGGACACGGGAGTTTTAGGTTAGATGAGTCTATCTAAATGCTTGAAGATAGAAACCCTACTTGCAGGGATAAACGGAGGTGTGTTTGGTAATATCAGAAATATTTAGTATATTATAATAAAAGTATAAAAATGGCAATATATTACGTAGATTCCAGTTACACTGGTTCAACATCTAATGGTGGTATAAATACACCTTGGAAGTCTCTATCAAATGTAAATTCAAATATGAGTTTACTTCAACCTGGAGACCAAGTCTTATTAAAAAGAGGACAGAGTTATTCAGGAACTCTAAATATAACAAGATCTGGTAATTCATCAGCAAGAATTATTTTTGGTGCATATGGAACAGGGGCACAACCTAAATTATTAGGTACAGGTGCATCTATTAATGTTCTTATATCTATGTATAATAGATCATATATTACACTGCAAGACTGGACTATAGTAGATGAGTCTATATCTGCAGTAGATAGAACAATACAGGCAAAAATTCAAAGAGCTATTGTTCCAGATTCATCTACTAATATTACTATTACAAGATGTAATTTTGATAGAACTGGTTGTGCGTTGTATACTACTGGTGATAATACAACTTTTACATATTCTACAGTACAGAATATGAGGATGATTAAAAACACCAAAGATGGTCCGCCTCCCGGAAATGATGATGACTATGGTGCTAATGGTGTAATTATATCTTCTTCTAATAATATTATTACAAATAATATATTTGAAGGGTGTTGGGCAGATTCATATGATTATGAATATGATGGTGGAGCAGTAGATATTTACGCTGATGTAGATTGTAGTAATAACCTTATAGCATACAATAGTTTTAATGATTGCAATGGTGTTATTGAAATTGGTGGTTCAGGTGGACGTACTGTAACCGGAACTGTATTAGCATACAATAAATGTACAAATAATGGGTCTTTTATGTATGTGAGTAATTCAGGCACTTTTGCTACAAATGTAATTAATACAAGTATACTTAATAATGTTATTGTCGAAACTCAACCATTTAGAGTATCAAGTAATGCAATGATAGGATATAAGAGCACTCCTACTACAGCAGCTACTTTAACTGTAAAGAATAATATATTTCAATTATATGGTACTGTAGATGTCTATAGAGCACAGTGGAATAATACTACTCTTATTCATGAAAATAATGTATACAAATTAAATACATCAGGAACAGGTTCATTATTAAATATTACAGCAAACCCTAGTGAGATTGTAACAAGTGCTAACTTTTGGACCTCAACTTCAGGAAATGCAAAAGATTGGAACTTCTCTCCTTTAGTTGGCAGTGTATTAATAAATGCAGGAACAAATGTGGGGTACTCTGTAGATTTTGCAGGTGTTGCTGTTAGTAATCCTCCTGAAATAGGTATTTTAGAATATGTTGCTGGTACAACAACTACTACAAGTTCTACTTCAAGTACAAGTAGTACAAGTACAACTTCTACTTCAAGTACAAGTACAACTACAACTACAACTTTAGTTCCTACTACAACAACTACTACTTCAAGTACATCAACAACATCAACAAGTAGTACAACTACCACTAGTTCAACAACTACAACTACAAGTTCTAGTACAACTACGACTACAACTATAAATGAACCTATTCAAGGAACTATTTCTTTATCAGGAACATTACCAAGAAGAAGAGTTTCAAATATTTGTTGGAATATAAATACAAATGTACCTGTAGTAAAATATATTGAAAGAATGACAAATAATGTATTTACAACTATTTACACTATTCCTGGTGGTTATAGTACTACAGCATCTAACTGTAGGGATATCAAATTAAGTTTAACCATTAATACTTTTAGAATTAAAGTAGTAGATAGTTATGGAAATATAAAATACTCTCAGACTATAAGTTATAATAATCAGGGATTTTTAATAGATGTTTAAAATAAATTTGGTTTTTGTAAATTATTATACTATATTTGCATCATGAAAAATAACAAACTATATAGTTCCTTATCGTATCTCTTACAAAGTAAGAGCAGGGATTATATTGTTTAAAAATAATTATATTGTTTACAATAAAACCCTGCCAATTTTGGTGGGGTTTTTCTTTTTGGGGATGTGGTGGAATTGATAGACACCCTAGACTTAGGATCTAGTGTTAATAAACTGGCGTGAGAGTTTGAATCTCTCCATCCCTACAAATGGTCTAGTAAGCTAACTGGGAAAGCTATAAAACTTAAAATTTTATGTTTGTGAGTTCGAATCTCACCTAGACTACAATGGTAAGGTGCTCAAGTGGTCATAAGAGCCTCGCTTTGAAAGCCTGTGTGATGTAAAAGTCCCGTGGGTTCGAATCCCACCCTTGCCTCAAATGGAGAGTTGCAGGAATTGGTAAACTGTTCTGTTTGCTAAACAGAAGATGTAAAAGTCGCAAGAGTTCGAATCTTGTACTCTCCTCATAATCAATGGGATAGAAAGCAGGGCACTTAGCAACGTCTGTAAAACGTAGGCTCGTGAGTTTCGAGTACTCCCTATCCCACTTTTTCTTTTTATCATCTAATGATTAAATATTGTTTACTTCAATAATTAATGTAAAAAATTATTTTTTTATATGAATACTTTTTCATAATTTTGTATTATGATAGATTCAGATTTAAAAAGATGTGGAGTTTATAAAATTACAAACTTAAAAAATAATAAGGTATATATCGGTAGTACTACAAAAACATTATATAGTAGAAAAAGGTCCCATTTTTTAAAATTAAAAAATAATATTCATTTCAATACACATCTTCAGTTGTCATTTAATAAATATGGCGAGAATTTCTTTACATTTGAAATATTGGCAATATGTAAAGAAGAACATACAGTAATATTAGAAAATTTCTTTATTAAATTATACTCTTCGCATTTAAAAGATAAAGGTTATAATATGGCTATTCCATTAGAATTACCAGTTCCAAATATTTCAAATAAAGGTAAAAAATTTTCTGAAGATCATAAAGAGAAAATATCATATTCATTAAAAAGAAATTGCTATTGGAAAAATAAAAAACAGCCTCAATCTATGATCTCTAAAAGATCTGAAAAAAATAAAAAACTTATTCAACAAATATGTAAAAGTACTGGTAAAATTTTAAATACCTGGAGTTTTGAAGAAGCCAAGAAGAATGGTTATTATCCTTCTGCTGCTAGAAATTATATACAGGGCAAGAGAAAGTCTTATAAAGGATTTGATTGGAAAATAATAAAAAAATTATATGATAAGTAAAAAGGAAATAGAAAAATTTATTTTGGTTCGTAAGGGGTATCTTAAAAAATCTCCACATGTTACATTAGAGGCAATTTGGAAAAGTCTTCCAAAAACTACTGCTAAAACTATAAAAGAAGCACAAAAAGAACTAGAACTTGTAAAAAGTGTTCAATCTGAGCTTAGAGAAGCTGATAAAATTATTCATTCTACATCAGATCTTGCCTTATTAGAAACCTACAATTTAATACATAAAGAAAGAGAAAGACCTAAAAGAAAACTATTCTTTGACATAGAGGTTAGTCCAAATATTGTAACTTCTTGGAGAATTGGTTCAGATATAAAACTTTCACATGAAAATATTATACAAGAAAGGGCGGTCATATGTATTTGTTGGAAATGGTCAGATTCTGATAAAGTAGAATCTTTACAATGGAAAGATGGAGATGATTATGAAATGTTAGTAAAATTTGCTAAAATCATAGATTCTGCAGATGAAACAGTTACTCAAAATGGAGATTCTTTTGATATTAAATGGTTGAGAACTAGATGTTTATATCATAGAATTGAACTCTCTCCAAAGTTTAACTCTATAGATACTTTAAAAATGGCAAGAGCAGGTTTTAAATTTAATTCAAATAAACTTGATTATATGGGACAATTCCTAGGTCTTGGTGAAAAAATTAAAACTGAACCAGATTTATGGAAAAATATTGTACTAAAGAATTGTAAAGTATCTATGAAAAAAATGATAGATTATTGTAAACAGGATGTAAATCTTTTAGAACTAGTTTATAATGAATTACAAAGTTACTCACCTATTAAAAAGTTTAAATATAAGATCCCTCTGAAGTGAGGGATTTTTAATATATCAAATTAATTTTGATTATACACTAAAAATCACTATATTATACTAGGAAATTTTAATATTTAGGATGAAAAGAACAGGAAAAAAAGAATTCTCTATAAACATAGTATGTAAGGAGAATTTTGAAGAATTTATAAAAGAATATCCAGAACATAAAGATCTGAATTATTCAGATTTCTTACAGAGATGGAAAGAGTTAACAGAAACCCTTCATAGTGAGGTTATTACAAACCCACTTGGAGTAAAACTTGGTTCTTATTTAGGGGAGTTAAAATACCAATATTTACCTTATAAATTTAAGGCAACTGGACATAATACATTCTCTGAAACAGGTGAAGAAAATAATTTTGTAAACCTGAATACAAAAGGAAAAATTGGGGTTATTAAATGGGAAAGAAGGTGGGCTGTAAAGTTTAATAAGATTTTACAGTTTTATGCTTTTGACCCATTCAGAAAAATGAATACTATGGCAAAAGCTCATACTGATGAAAACCCTCATATGATAAGAATGTCAAGAATTACAACTGGTGGAAAAAGTGTCTGGAGACAAAAAATATAAAAATGAGTACAAAAAGAAAACATATTGATACCTTTAGACAAATGTTAAAGGAACGAAATATAGATACTAATTACACCAATCAGTATTTATATAATGTACTTTTCGACCAAGCAAAATGGTTGATAAAAAGAGAAATAAATAATGGAAATGTTCATAAAAATCCAAAGTTTTTACAAACTTTATCTTGTTGGGATATAGTTCCATCTTCAACTATTGAAGAGTGTTGTCCAGTAACAGTTAATTGTAAAATATATAGGACTAAGCATCAATTGCCTGAAATGTGGCAAACTGCAAATGGTCCAGCAATATTCTCAGTTACCTCTGTAGACAACACAACAAACTTTTTTATAACAAACTATAGAACATGGCAGTCCAAAAGACAAGATCCTTATCATAAATTACAACCTACAAAGTATGTTTTTTATGAAAATGGTTATTTATGGTTTCCAGAATTTAATCCTCACAAGGTAAATATAAGAGTATTTGCAGTAGATGACGTTAGATTAATGGATATTAAATGTGAGGATTGTGATACTAATGAGAATGAGTGTATACAATTTCTTGAAACTGAGTTTTTAATACCAGATTGGGTTGAAGCAGAAATGTATGCAAAAGCACTTCAGTTACTTGTTCCATTAAAACAGATACCTGAAGACCAACAAATTGATAAAAATGCAAACCGTAAGCTATAATGGTAAATAATAAAACAATAGATCATAAACCTATTCAGGAGCTTATAGCCATTGTTAAAAATGACTTTAAGAAATTTGATCTTGAAGGATTAATTGATGATGGAAACCTCATCAAATCAGTAATGTATTGTAATGATAAACTTGGTTTAAATATTAGAGAGATAAGAGAAATAGCAATTCCTGTAAATGAGTATAAAGCTAAATTACCTCTTGATTTTGAGAAGATGTTTTATGTATGTGCGTTAGAAGCTACAAATACACAAAATGTAACACTTACAAATCCTTTTGATAATAATGTAGACCAAGATATTATATATGAAGCATCTTTAGATAGAGAATCTCTTGGATGTGTAGATAACTATAGGGTCCAAATTAAAAGAGAATCTAAACATGTTGTATATCAATATGGTAATTGGGTTCAACTTGAGGTTGATCCAAGTACTAGTTACTGTCATATAGACTGTCCAAATAAAACAAAGAAAGGTAGGTATAAAGTAGAGATTGATGGTGAATATATACATACTCCTTTTAGGTCTGGTACTTTATATCTTGTATATATAGGTATGATGAAGGATGAGAATGGTAATATTACATTTCCTTTTCATCCATTAATTACACCATATTACGAATGGACTTTGAAAGAAAGTATAGTTAGTACTGCTTTATTTAATAGTGACTCTCCTAATCTTGGTGAGTTATGGAAATTAGCAAATAGACAAAGACAACTTGCTTGGTTGGATGCATATAATTTTACGACTGAAAAGTCTTATAATGAAACACTCCAAAGAGAAAAGAAAAAACAATTAGGTTGGTATCATCAATGGTTTAGATATTTTCAATAATGTTTGATAAACTTGTAGACTTTTTACTAAATTTTATAGAAGATGTTCTTCCACTTGTTATTGTGAAAGAATACGATAGAGGTGTACATTTTAGAGGTGGAAAGTTTTTAAAGATTGTTGAGCCAGGAATTTGTTGGAAGATTCCATTTTTAGATAAAGTAGAAACGAGAACTGTTGTTACTACAACATTAAGTATCCCTACACAATCTTTAACAACAAAAGATGGTAAACAAATAGTTGCAAAGGCAGTTGTAAAATATAATATCTCTTCTATAAAAGATGTTATATTGGAAGTATATGACCCTGTTGACGCAATATCGGATACTACCCAAGCAATAATAAAAGAACAGGTTACATCAAGAGCATGGGAAGATGTTACAGACAATGAAACAGATAACACTATTACAAAAAAAGTAAGAGTTGAAGTAAAGAAATGGGGAATAAATGTTGAGAAAGTAACACTTACAGATATAGGTATAATAAAATCATTAAGATTATTTAATGAGATGTCAAATATTGTAAATGGATAATAATTTAAATAAAGTAGATACTAATGCATTAAATAAACCAGGTCTAGTTACAGACCTGGATTCTTCTTATGTAAATGGTGAATCTTATTCACATGCAAGGAATATTATAAGAGCCAGTAAAGAAGGTAGTCTTGGAACACTTGGTAACGAACCATCTACTATAAAATCATATTCAGCACCTTACAAAATAATAGGAATAATAGATTTACCAGATGGTAAACATCTTGTATTTTCTACAGATAACATTAATTCAGAAATAGGAATAGGAGATCCTTCTACAGATACATATACAAAACTTCTTAATAAAAGTTGTTTAAATTTTAATACCGATTACCAAATTACAGGTAAAGCTAGAAAGGATTTTAATAAAAGTACTATTGTATATTTTACTGATAAATATAATCCTTTTAGAAGAATAGATTTATTAACATTACCAAAAATCAAAGATTGCGATGAAATTCTTCTTTTTAAGAATATACAACATCCTTGTATATCAACCAAACAAGGTTTTATTGGAAATTTACCAAATGGCGCATATTCCGCTGCTATAGCATATACAATTGATGGAAAAATATATTCTGATTGGTATTCTATTTCTAATAGAAAACTTCTTTATTCTGACAATAATACATGTTCATTAGATGTATCTATATCAGATATTGATACAGAATTTGATGAATTTGCATTATGTATAGTAGCGAACTATATTGACCCAGTTACTAAAGGAGCTACAAAAGTAGCAAAGATAGTAGGATACTATTCTACAAAAGTAAAATCTATAACAGTAACAGATATAAATAATACAACATTTGAGACAATTAATTTATCAGATCTTGTTATTAAGAAAAATACATGGGTTAAAGGGGGTATTATTTCTTCTAACTCCAATACTCTTATATTAGGAGACTTGGTAAGAAGGGATGAAGAAAATTATCAACTTAAGGCTTTTGAAATAGAAGCAGAATATGTAGTTACTCAAGCACCTATTGATTATTATGAAAATGATGGTGATAATATTGGATACTATAGAGATGAGAACTACGACTTTTATATACAAGGTGTTTATAAAACAGGTGAGTTAACAGATAAATATCACATAGCAGGAAGAAAAGCAAATGCAAAAGATAGAGACGCTGTCTCCTCTGCAGATGTTTATGAATTAGATAAAAACGTAAAAGATTGTGATATTCCAGAGAAAATCCAAAGATGGATGATAGAAAATACTGCTGGAAAAATGAGGTCTGAAAATAATGAATTTTCTTGTGGTATTAGAGTTATAGGTAGAGGAGAGATGGGGTATTTTGAGAGTACTGACCTCTATCCTGATAATGAGGAAGTTTATGGAGAAAATGCTAATAAACCAATTAGATACCACAAATTTCCAGATGAGGAGAAAGTTCCTAGATATTCTATAGTTGATGGAAAAACTTATATTAATATTCTAGGTGTAAGGTTTAAAAATATACCAAAATTTAGTGACCCTGATATAATAGGTTACAAAATCACAAGGTCTGATAGAAAAGGAGGAAATGGAACAGTTGTATCTAGAGGACTTATAACAAACATGAGAGCTTATGTTGACAAACAAACCAATGAAGAAATACTCTACTCAAACTATACAGTCAACGACTTATCACCAGATGTATACATATCTGCAAAACAGACAGTGTACAAAAGTGGACGAGAAACTAATTTTGTTCCTCTTTCTGAATATAAAAAAGATACCTTTACATTCTATTCACCACATACTTTATTCGAACCTAGATACTCAATCGGGAATGAACTAAAAGTTGAATGTGAAGAAGTTGCAGAGATAACTGGACAGTTTGAGATTGTAAAAAATCATCCTAAATTAAAACTTTTAAATCAGTTTTCATTTTGGGCTGCTCTTGCTATTGGTTCATTAGAAGCTTTTTATCAAGCAAAAGGTTTAGATAAACAAGTTACAGAATCTGTTGATCAAGCTAGTTTTGGGAATGTTCCTACAACAGGAACAGTTGGTGATATAAATTTTGGATTTAATTTTCAAACATCTAATTTAAAAACTCAAGGTACAAACATATCAAACCAATATACTTTACTTTCATTATCTTTTAAAGGTATTGCAGATATAATTCAAGAACTAAGTAAAGTAAAAGACCTTCCTAAAAAAGGAAGATTATTAAAACAAATAAAATTAGTATTACAGCTTATTGGAAGCGTAGGAATTTCTGTTACTTTACTAGCACTAACTGCAATAAAATATGCTAACGAGGTTCTAGATATAATTAATGGTTTTACAGCAAATACTGACTATGTACTCCAATATAATGCATCAGCAGAATTTAGAAAATCTACTGCTGCTAAAACAGGAAACAAAAGGAGGGCTATTATTCAATCGAAATATTTACCCTCACAAGTTGTAAGTATTGATAATGAAACAATTAATAACTTTAAAAGAGAAAAAGGGGTATATTTAAAATTAAATAAAGAGATTATAGACCCAAGTACTAAAGATAATTCAAGGAATACAATATCTGGATTTGGAATATGTAATGATATTAATCAGAAAGTAAAATCACAAGGTTCTGCATACTATGTTACTAACAAAGTAAATAATAGAAATCAATATGGTAGACTTGGTTCAAGTTCACCTGTATCTATGCACTCTTGTGTATTAAATGATTTTAAAGAAAGTCCAGTATTATATGGAGGAGATTGTATTATTGCAAGAATGTATTTTTTAAAAAAGATGCAATTCTTTAATCAGAATCTTGCAAACGCAAATTTCCCTGATGGAATAGAATATGATTACAGACTTTATAGAAATATAGGATATCCCAGATATTGGTTAGATAGCACAAAATATGATTTTTCAGAAATATTTACATTAAAAACTGTAAACTTTTCTACTTTTAATAGAACAACTGCAAATAAACATAATCTTGATTGTAAAAAATCTAAGGATGGAAAAACATTATCTAGAATAGATGATGCTTATATGTATTTGTCAAATAATTGTGCTATTGATTTTATATGTGAAGCTGACTACAATATTTCATTTAGAGAAGAAAGTGAGCATCCTTTTTATTATCAAAAGAACAAAACATTATCAAAAATATTTGCATCAGATAAACTTGACTTTGATGAGGAGTTCAAAATAAATAGAGTATACTCTGATTTATATACAACCGAAATATTTGCACCTCAACAAAGGTCAGACTTTGATCCAAAAAACCCTATACCAGTAAATGAACCAAATTCTGTCATATACAGTCTTCCTGCATACAATTTACAGAAGATTGACAACTGGCAGTACTTTTTACCTCTGAACTTTTTTAACTTCAGTGAAACTGATTTTGGAAAATTAACAGGTATTCATCCTATAGATCAGGATAGATTAATGTTTTTGTTTACAAAAGCTTCTCCATTTGTATCAATGGGTAGAAGTTTATTAGAATTATCAGGACAAACTGTAACTATAGGGGATGGTGGTTTATTTGCTCAAGATCCAAGAGAAATAATGCCAACGACAAACAATTTTGGTGCATCATCTAGTAGACTAGCTTTTGCATCAAATCAGTTTGGAAGATTTTATATCTCTGAAAAGCAAGGAAAAATACTTTCTTTTGGAGAAAATCTTGATGATATTTCAATGAAAGGAATATCTTTTTGGTGCAAAAATTATATGCCAATATTCTTATATAAATACTTTCCATCTTATACTAAAGATGAAAATACAATATCAGGAGTTGGTTACCAAATAGTTTTTGATAACTTTTATGAAACATTGTATATCTCAAAAAGAGATTTTGTACCAGTATCAAATGAAATTATTTGTGAAAACAATGAATTTTTCTTTAGAGGTGTAAAAGTCTCTTTAAGAGATAGTAAATATTTTAAAGATGTATCATGGACACTCTCTTATTCACCAATGGATAAAGCATTTGTTTCATGGCATGACTGGCATCCAGACTTAGTTGTTCAAGGGGAAAATCACTTTTATTCTGTAAAAGATAAAACTTTATGGAAACATAATGAATCATATGAATCTTTTTGTAATTTCTATGATGTAGAATATCCTTTTGAGATTGAACCTATTTCGGCTACAGGTCAAAATGTAGAGATAATAAGAAGTCTTGAGTACATATTAGAAGTATACAAATATAAGAACTTTGGAAGAGATAGATTTCATGTTCATCATGAGAACTTTAGTAATTTAATTGTTCATAATTCAGAACAAATATCACCATTATTAAATCTCTCATATGGTAATCCTGATCCAGAACAGAATCTAAAATACCCTAAGAAGAGTACAAATTTATCATATGATATTGTATTTTTTAAAGAAGAGAATAAATATAGAGTAAATCAGTTCTGGGATATAACAAAAGATAGAGGTGAATTTACAAATAATGAGTATCATTTATTCCCTACAGATGAATCTGGTTATAAGAATGTAATCAATCCAGTAGCTATAAATATAGATAAACCAGAAGAACAAAGAAAGAAATTTAGACATTACTTTACAAAATTCAGATTGATAAAATCTATATCTGGTTCACATAAATTTATATTTAAAATAATAAATATCAAGAAGTTAATAAGCTTACGATGAAAAATAAATATAGACCTAAATATCAATTAGGTAAAAATAAAGTACCTCCATTATCTCAGGAAGAGATGCCATATCATGTTTTAACAAATCCAACTGGTTATAAAACACCAGTTAGCACTGTGTTAAATAATGCTAAAAAAGTTAAAGAACCAGAGACTAAATCTATAAGAAAGAGGATTTATGATGGTAGTAAACTAGCAATGAATGCTGAAATGCCAAAAGGATTAGGTATTCTTCGTGATATAATGTTAGGTCCAGGTGCATCTGTAGCAAATCTATTAAATCCAGAAGAAGCCTATAAAGGACAAAGTATGCTGGAATCAATGGGTAGTAGTGCAGTTGATATGTTTAATGCAGGTATTACACCTAATGTAGTTTTTAGACCTATAGAAAAAGTTTATTCAAAACTATCAAATTTAGGAACTAAAGCATTAGATAAACTTACTACTAAAATGTTTAGACCTAGATTCTCAACTGCTGTTGATGATTTAGGTTATCATAGTCTTGATTCAAAAACAGGTAAACAAGTGTATGAACTTACAGATGAAGAAATGTTTACACCTGACTATGAACCTCATTTTTCCAGTGAACAATATAAAAAATTTTTAGAAGAAGATACTCCTTTATCTAGAGATGCTAGAAGAGTACTATATAATGAAGACTACCATGTTAATCAACTTATTGATAATATGCAAGTTCCAATTCCTAATTCATGGATTCCATCTAGAGCAATGAAGGTTGCAGAGGCTGAGAATAGTGAAACTATTGGTAAAATACTAGGAAAGTATTTTTCATCACCTTCTTATCAAAAGAAAGGAGGACTAATAAAAGCTCAAATTGGATTAAATGGAACACCTTTACAAGGAGTTAGAAGACAAGGTAATTACTTATGGGATAATCCTATTGAAATAAATCAACCTTATCCTCAAGTAAAATTTTCTGATACAGGAGTACAAATACCAGAAGAAATACAAAATGATTTAATTGCAGAAGATAGGTGGAGTATGATTCCAGGATTTGACCAATTTTCTGAAAGAATGAATCCTGCAAATCCTATTCAGAAAGGAAGAACTGCAGTTGGTCAACCTATAACAAGAAGTCCTCAAACTCAAAAGAAAGAACCTTTTAATCCTTACTTTATGTTAAGAGGAGCTACAACTGGACTTTCATGGTTGGCAAATAATAAAGAAATGAATAGGCAGAATCAATATATGTATAATCAATATAGTACTCTTGGGCAAATGGAACCAGCAAACATTGAAGATTTTCAACCGAATTATTACTCCTTATATGCAAGATTTGGTGGTAAAGTAAGTAAACAAATGGGTGGTGAGCAATCTAATATTCCAATTGCTCAAAAAGGTGGTAGAGCACCTATTACGGTAACAGATAAAAACGACCCAAGACTTAGAGCTTATAATGATAGTTTGATTTTGTACAAGAATCAGATTTTAAAAGATAATTTTTATAAAAATAATCCAAACTATATAAAGAGAGAGAAAAGTGGCACTTCTAATGACAATATTCCAAATTTAATACAAGGAATAGAGAAATTTAAAAAAAACCTTTCTACAAAACAATATGAATACTTATTGGAAAAATTATCTATTGATGCAAATTTTGGTTCAGATATAGTGTTCTCTCCAAAACAAGAAAAGAATTTTAATAATAGATATAGAAAAGTTAATAATAATATTTATTCATCGGGAGATATATTAGATGGAGCTATTGATTACTATTTTGACCCTAAAGCCCCAGTTTCTCTATTCAGTGACAATATACTACCTCAAAAATGGGAATCATATATAGCTTCTAATAATAAAGATAAAACCAGAAAAATTGATATTACTGATGTTCCTATATATGATAGAGATTTGATAAAACCAGTACAACCAGTAGTATATCAGAAACCACAACCTAAAACTCAAGAGAGAGTCCCTATTGTTGTTACCAATCCTAATGACCCTCGTTTAAAAGCTTATAATGATAGTTTGAGTTTATATAATAGCTTTTATAAACCTAAAATAACTAATTCTTCAGCATATAGCGATTGGATTTTAAAAGAAGAAGATTTAAATAAAGAATATTTTAAAAATCAAGAGAGAATAATACAAAATCCTAATAATACAAATAAAAAAATAAAACCTGTAGATAAACAATTAAGTGTTTCAAAAGCTGGACCTTTATATCAAAAAGATTTTTATAAAAAACCAGTACAACCAGTAGTATATAAAGAAGAACCAAAAGATTATCCAATAGTAACCAGACCTAAAGGACAAGTAAGAGGTACTATAAGTGGTGGAGAAATGAGTCCAGATACAACAAAAAGTGGTGCTTCAGTTTTTGGCCCTGCTAATAGTTTAATTGGTTATTGGAAAGATGGTCAATTTTGGCCAACTGATGGTGCTGCTGGAAAAGTAAATCAAGCTGATTTAGATTTAAAGAATAATCCAGAAGAACTTTCTAAATTTCTAAGAGGTAAAGGTTTACAAATGAAAAAGGGTGGATTTATGGGAATTAATCCAGAACATAAAGGATATTGTACGCCAATGACAAAATCAACTTGTACACCACATAGAAAAGCACTTGCTAAGACTTTAAAAAAATATCACGGATTTCATAAAAAAAAATAATATGGATTTAAAATCAATACTTGGATATAGTCAAGGTTCACCATTTGCAAATAACCCTTATTTAAATATACAGGGTAATAATATCACTATGCAAAATACTGATATTCCTTTACTTTTGCAACCAATGAAGAAAGGTAAAAAGTTTGGAAAACCAAAAATGGGAATACCATTTGATAAAAATCCATACTTGTTCCCTTCTGCAGATTCTGTAATGGAAATTCCTTTAATGCAAAAAGGGGGTATTAGTTATGAAGATTGGAAGAAAAAATATAACCTGAAAGAAAGTAATGACTATAGATTACAAAGAGCTTGGGAATTGGGTTATGTTCCTGATAATCAAGGTCATTTACCAAGTGTAGATAATCAAACTTTAGAATTTTTAAAAGCTCCGAATCATCCTAGTATTAAGTCAGAATTAGAATGGTATAATAGTCCTGAAGCACAGGGTTTTAAAAGTAAGTATGACATAGATTCTACAGGACTGTTTTGGAAATATGTTCCAAAAATGCAAAGTGGAGGAAAAGGAGGGTTTTCTTGGATGCAACCAATTCCAAGACCTTCATCTGAAAGTACAAGTATGGGAGTAGATGTTCTAAGAAGAAATCCCGAACTTGAACGTAAAGTTGCTAATCAAAGAGCTATTCAGGAAAGTCTTGAAAAACAAGGACAAATTAAACAAGCTGAGCCAAAAAGATCTGCTAAATCTAAAGCATGGGCTATTGCTACACATCCCATGACAGCTCTTAAATATAAACTGCATGGACAAGATATTCCAGAAAACTTTGAAAGAGGGGAAGTTAACCCTTTAGAACATGCTGTCAATATAGTTAATCCTTTTGCATATGGAGATATTGCTGCTTCTATTCCAGGAAATATCAGAAGAGGAGAATATCTTCAAGCTGGATTAAATACAGCTAGTATATTACCATTTGCTGCAGAATTTCGTCCACAATTAAAAAATATAACAAAAACACTTATAGATATTCCAAGAGCTGAAAGTTTAAAAGAAGCGATGGGAAGAGTTGCTGGTATTCCTCTAAAGAAGGATCTTCCAAGAATGGCTGCTGAGGATGTTAAAGCTCTTAGGCAAGTTCAGGAAATAGGAAGACTTAGGGCAACAAATGTTTCAATGGCTGAACAAATGAAATATGGTTTGGAGAGTAATCTTCCAGAAGAACACTTCCAACAAGTATTTAGAAAATCTAGACAAGAAGCTCAAGATTTATTAAATGAAGGATTTGGTCAACAGAAAGCTGCTAGATTTGCTGATATAAGAGGTAGAATAAATTTACAAAGACCATCTAGAGGAAGAGATTTAGATATTGATGTAACAGGTATTACAGATGAAAGATTTCAAAGAGCTTATAATGATTTAATTAGTTCAGGAAGAGTAAGTAGAACAATTATTCCAGGACAAGAGAGTTCTAGAATACCTCTATCCATGCAATTAAAACAAGATATTAATCTTGGAGTAAATAAACTTAGTAATAAATTAGAAGACTTTGTAGGTAATGTAGCACAAAACTATCCATTCTACAGTGGAGAGGTTCTTGAAAAAGTTCCTTCTCTTTCCCTATCTGGTTCAGGAAATTTATTTGCCACAAATTACCATCGTTTGCACAGGATGCAAAAAGAAGTTTCTAAAAAAGTTAGTTTTGCACCAGAAGGTATTAAATCAGGAGATGTATTTACAGGAAGTACAAATACATCACACAGTTCATATCTTCCTCAGTTAAAACAAGTATTTAAATACACTAAAGGAGATCCTCAGTTCCTTGGATATAGACCTATGAATACACTTGGTTTTCTATCAGGGTATGGGTATGAAGGAAAAGATATTGCTAAATATTTAAATAGTGAAATAGATGAACAAATTAAAAGAGGCATACTTCCAAAAAATATACAAAGACCTTTTGTAAAAGGAGAATATGTTATACTTCCTCATTATGGAGTGAAGCAACATAAGAAAGGTGGTGTAATAAAAGCCCAAAATGGAATAGAAGGAACTATGGGAGGATATACAGACATTCCTTTTAAATACAATAGTGCTTGGGGTGGACAGTTTCAAATGGGTGGTTCTCTTCCTGGTTCTGTAGGATTTACATACGCACGTACACAAGGTATTCCTTCTGAAGGACCTTATGCTAAGAAGACTATGCCTAGTGCACAGAATGGAAAAGTTCATAAAAAATATTTACCTGAAAAAGTTGAAAATTGGCAAGAACCTAAATATGTCGCAGGATTAAATTCTGAAGGACACTATGGATATGATGGCAAAGGCACAATTAATTATGATCCAAATAGTCAGATAGAAAACATAAATAATCCTTGGTGGGTTGAGCATGAGAAATATCATCATTTCCAAACATTATCTGGAAGGAATCCAAAAGAAAGAAGACAGCAAGAGGTAGATAATCAAGTGAATGAAATGATTAAGTCTAATCCAGGATTGCAGTTTATTCCAAAAAGTAAATTAATAAGTGGATCAAAACCTAATGAGAAAGGTCAAAAGTCTTTTGTAGGTGCTGAAGATCTCATATATGAAAATCCTTCTACTCTTGAAGGAGAGGCTAGACTATATGAAGATTATATTAATAGTGGTGGTAAATCTATTTTTCCAAAACAAGAAAATGGTGGTATGTCCTACTACCAACATGGACTAGACTGGAAACCAAAGAGTATTAGTAAAAAAGGATCTAAAGTTCCAAAAGCTCAAGTGGGCATTAAGTATGTAATGCCTAGAGCAGCTTCTGAAAGCACTGCTATAATGTTCTTTGATCCTGTAACAAAAAGAATGGTTAGTACAGCCACTACAGGACAAAAGAAAGAAGATGTAAAAGCTTCTACAGAAGCTATGGGGAAAGCTAAAAGAAGAGAAGAACAAGAGAAAAAACAAAGAATAGCTGAGAGAAAAGCTGCTAAAGCTTTTAATGAGGGCAAATCTAAAACCTTCACATTCCCTACAGGAGAAACTAAATCTCTAGACCAAATGGACTGGAGAGAGAAAGCTTATGTTTCTGGTAAATCTGTTGAAGGTAAAGGTAGATTTAATGAAAATGATGAAGCCTGGTATGATGATTGGTTAAATCCTTTTGGTATAATAGGTAATATGAGTGGAGCATTAGGAACAGCTCCTTATGAGGCTAAACAATCTGATTCCAATCTTCCTTACATTGGAGCTGTAGCAAGTCCACTACTTATGGGAAGAATGGCAGGTTCTGGAAAGATTAACCCCCTTAGTAAAAAGTTTTGGACTAATGAGGTTTCCAATCGTGAGTTTATTTCTAATTTAGGATTTGGTCCTGTTGGAATGATTGGTGGTATTTCTAAAGTTCCTGGTAAGATAGCTCAGTCTATGGAATCAGGACTTCTTTCTAATATACCTGGTCCCAAAACTATTACTCTATCTAAAATGTTGAATAATAGTAAACTGAATAAAACATTAGCTGATAATCTTTATGCCAATCGTATTCTTGAGGAAGAATTAATAGCTCCTAATATATCATATAGAGGGACACCTAATTTTCCAGAAGGTAAAATAATAAACCACTATGGTGCTCCTTTTCTACAGAAAGATGGTAGAATGTACTATATGGCAGAATTTGAAAATGGTTTTGGACTTAACGATGCTACATATGATTTTATGCCAAGACCAGATTATAAATATCCCTCTAAACATATAAAAAACTTACAAAAAAAATATAATGTTTCGGATGCTGCTGAATCTGAATTTAATAGCATATCCACACCATATGATAACTATTATCCTTTTGATCAAACTGTCACTCCTGTAGATGATTGGATTATTCATAATGATTTTGGACAAATAAAAGGAGATAAAACATGGTGGAAAAAAAGTAGTCCATATAAAGGAACTACTGCAAGGACTTTATTTGATAAACCTGTTGGTAGACATTTATTTACAAAACAATCATCTTTGGAGTCTTTTTTAAAAAAACCGCTTGACCAACACAGAGAGTTGATAGGAGATGTAATTAATAAAGGAAATGTACCAAGAGAGGGTATTACAATAACACCTAATGTTGAAAAATCTTTAGAAGATATAGAAGGGTTAAAGTCATTTACATATAATCCTATTACAAAATCAATGGAAAGAGGTATATACGATCCATTGGTAAGAAGTCGTATTAGAACTAATCCTGAAGTTATTCAAAATTGGTTAGAAACATTTAAAAAAGTTACTAAACAAAAACAAGGTGGTGTAGTAAAAGATAATATGGGATATTGGAATCCAGAGAATTGGGGAAAGGTGGTGGAAATAAATTCTCCAGATATAACAATGCAGGGAGTAAATCAACCTCTCTTAGGAATCTCAGATGAAGGAGATATTCAATACATGGAACCGGGAAAAGATTATAAATTTAAGGGTAAGAAGGTGACAGAATATCCAATAGCTCAACAAGGTGGTAGAGCACCTATTACGGTAACAGATAAAAACGACCCAAGACTTAGAGCTTATAATGATAGTTTAGCTTTGTATAATAGTATTAAAAAATATAGTTTAGATACTAAAAAACCTATCACGGCATATTCTCAAGATGATGCTAATTATCTTAAATTACTATACCCAAATAACAAAGTAACTACAGTAGAAAATATTAAGTTAGACCCATACACTAAAAGTACTTTTGAGGAATATGGTCGTAAAACTAATTTTGTTGTAGGAAAGAATTATTCTCAAAAAGAATTAAATTTAGAATCAAATAAAGCAGAACAATACCGTAATAAAGTTGCTATTACACCTTTTACCCATAATAGAGGTAATATGATTACTGATGATAAAGGAGTTGCTTTAAGAAACACAAAAATAGCACCAATAGGTTCAGGATATGGTGATATGTCTGATAAAGATAATTGGAATAGTGGACTTGTAACACTATATAAAAAACCAGTACAACCATATATTTTTCAAGAACAACCTGGATTACAAAAAAGAGTAGGTAAAGTAAATCCTATAACTACTCCAGACAATATGTATGGATTTCCTGATAGATTACAAGGTGTTGGAACTCAAAAACTTCCACCAGTTCCTCAAGGGAATTATATGGTGGGATACTTTGATGAAAGTAATCAAGGAGTGGATAGAGGGTTTCCAACTAAAGAAGCAGCAGATGATTTCATAAAGATACTTAATCAGCGTAATTTAAATTCTGTTGCTCCTTATCGTGGAAGTATAACACAATATACAAAATTACAAGATGGTGGACAAATAGATGACAATGATGAATTCTTTAACTTCTTATTTAGTGATGAAGAGGTAGAACAAGAACAAGAAGACGATATGCAGGTAGGTTCTATTTGGAATCAGGTAGATACAGTTGCTCAAAGTAGAGATGAAAAAACTGATGCAAAAAGACAAAGAGAGTATTATATTCAAAGTTATAATGCTTCTCAATTTGGAGGTGGGGAAAATAAAGCACAATATGCTTATAACTTTTTTAAATCTAGAGGATTAGCATCTCATCAGGCTGCAGGAGTTGTTAATAATTTAATACAAGAATCTGGAAATTTTAGAGATGATGTTATATCTTTTGAAACAACTGGAGACAATAACTTAAAAGATAAGGCTTATGGAGTTGCTCAATGGAAAGGCGAAAGAAAAAATAACTTTTTAAAATTTGCATCCTCAAATGGTTTAAATCCTTATAGTTTAGACACTCAATTGATGTTTGTTGAAATAGAGGCAAAACAAAGAGGTGACTGGGATAAGTTATTAAATACTAAAGATATACCTGAAGCAACACATGTATTTAACTATAATTATGAAGTTTCGGCAGATTCAAGAAATCCAGCTACAAGATACTTAAGATTAAAACACACTAACAAATATAATATATGGGAGTAGGAGATAACAAATCGTACAAAAATATGTACCATTTTACAGGAAAGTACTATCAGAACGATCCTAGTAAATTACCATCATTACATAATGATAATCCAAAAATCAATGATTCTATTGATGAGAATCCTTATGCAGCTAATGTAGAAGTAGAGGAAGGAGAGATAATACTCAATCCTGATTTATCTGCATTATTCAAAGCAAAGGGTAAAAAGCACTCTCAAGGTGGTACAGATGTATACCTTAAAGGAGGATCTTTTGTATTTTCTGATCATAAGTCAATGAATATATCTAATGATGAACAAGAAATGTTTGAACTAAAAACAGGCAAAAAGAATACTCCTGCAGAGGTACTTAAAAGAAATATTGATACTAAGCATTATAATGCATTGGTTCAGAACCTTTTAGATCCTAAAAAGGATGATTTAGCTAAAAGAAGTTCATCTATGATGTTAGAAAAGTATGTTGAAAAACTAGGACAAATAGGATACATACAAGAATCCAAAAAAGGATTTCCAGATGGTACTCCTGCATTTTCTACAAATACTGCACCTGTATTTGACAAAGATATAAAAGAAGATATTATGGAAAGTAAACAATATATGAAGTACGGTGGAAGAATTCTTCCTAAGTTTCAAGTGGCAGGTGGTTGGGGAAGATTATCTACATTTTTTGACCAAAAGAAAGAAGTGATCCCAGAAGGATATAGATTAAATCCATTAGCTGGATTTAGAGGTATGCCAAGATATATTCCTACAGGTACTCAGTCAGTAACTACACAGACAACAACTCCTCCCGTAGCAACTACTCCTCCACAAACTAGTACTAATACAAAAGTTTCTGGTGTTCCTGAAAAAACTTCAGGTAATCCATATAATAAACAGTTAGAAATAAAAATAACTCCTGGGGAAATTGGATATGCTACTCCAGATATAGGAGTTGGTAAAATAGATGAAAAACCAGATTCATTTATGAAAATTCCGTGGGAGTTTACTCCTTATCAAAAGGAAAGTCAAGCTTATAATGCACTAAAAGCAGCCTCTGTAAAAAGGTATATGCCTATGAGAAGTAGATTTAATACTACTTACATGGACCCTTCTTTACTTAATCCAGAGCAAACTATAGCAGACATGAAAGGTCTTGCTAATCAACAAGTTGGAGCTACATCTGCATTAAATCCTATACTTGGTAATGCACAGGCAAATGATATATGGGCATCTTTACTGGATAAAGCTCCAACTATAAGAAACCAATATGATAATCAAAACTCACAGATTATAAATAGTTCTAGACAATTTAATACTCAATTAAAAACTCAGAAAACCCTTACAGATATGCAGAATGATCAGAATTACTATAGAGAGTCTATAACTGGTCAACAGAACTATGATAACATGAAGAACTACATGTGGGATCAGTTTATGAATAATAGAATGAGAGATGTAGAGACTAATCAATCTTTAGCATATATGATGGCTACTCAAAAGAATCCAGCTTGGAGATTTGATTATAAAACAGGTCAATTCTTAAGAAATAAGAAAGATTTTAGAGATGTTGATGATGATCAATTCTCAAAGCTTTTAAATGAGATGATTGGAAATTATAAATCATATGATCCAAAGGTACAAGTTGCAATTCTGTCACTTTTAAAATCTAAATTAACATAAAAGATTAATTGGAAATCATACAATTAATCAATATCTTTGTAGTTTATGAAACATAATATAAAGGAAAAAGTTTGTAAAATATGTAAAATTCAGAAAACAATATCTGAATTTTATCCTAAATCAGATGGATATTTTACAGGTTCCTGTAAAGAATGTTTATGTCAAAAGCAAAAGTCCTACCCTAAAAGTAGGAAAATTTATCCTAAAGAGTACTATAGAGAAAAATTTGTCATAAGTAAGTATAATCTTACAAAGAAAGAATATGACAAAATATACTTTGAACAAGTAGGAAAATGTGCTATTTGTGGTACTCCAGAATCAGAACTAAATAAGAGTTTATGTGTAGATCATGATCATAAAACAGGAAAAGTACGAGGCTTACTCTGTTCTTTGTGTAATAAAGGTTTAGGTTCATTTAAAGATAATCAATCAAATATAGAAAACGCATTGTATTATCTAATATCACATAAATAAATTTGCAAAATTATGGCAGTTTCAACATCCCCATATGTACAGAATGACTATCAAAGTGCGAATACATTTCGCCCTTACCAGTTGCCTGTAAATGATATTTTTAAATCCCTTGTAGCTCAAAACCAATATTGGGACCAAGGTGCTTTGAAAGTAAAAAATAGGTATCAAGATGCTCGTGATTTAAATCTTGTTACAGACGATAATAAAAAAAGAAGAGATGACTTCATGAAAAATGCTGAAAGTCAACTAGTTAAGCTAAATTCAATGAACTTAGGTGATCCTTCTGTACAAAGACAAGGTTTGAATCTACTTAAACCCTTATTTGATGATAATAATATTGCAGGAGAAGATATGACTGTTAAGACTCTTGACACTGAGTATTCTAAAGCTTTAAGGTCAAGAGATGAAAAAGGTGGTAAAAATTACAATCCTGCTTCTATGCAGAATATTCTCTTTGAAAAAAGTTTACTTACATCTGCATTAAATAGAGCAGATGGTTGGCAAAAACTTGGACAAGTATCAAGATATACACCTTATGTAGATATAAGTGGTGAGTTGAAAAATATAATGAGTATTGCAAAAGAAAGAGGTATTGTAGATTGGTCAGAATCAGGTAATCCATATACTCTTATTAAAACAACTAAATCAGGAGTAGATAAAATAAGACTTCAGGCTTTGCTTGATGAAATGGGTTCCCCACAACTTAAAGAACAACTTAGAGTTGAGGCTAGAAATAACTATTATAGCCAGCTTACTGCAAATCCTGAGAATATTGATAATTATTATCAAGGACTTGCTAGTAATTTCTATGATACTCATATTAATGATTTAAAAATAGCAGAAGCAAAACTATCTTACGCAAAAAGCAGGGCTACTGATCCTAGTGAAATATCAACTTATGAGGAATCACTGAAGAATCTAACTGGTAAAATAACAAAAGCAAATACTGATAAAGCTCAATATATTCAAACACTGAGTGGTCTTTCTGATGTTAATAATCTAGCTAAGAATAGAGAACTTGTAGAAAAGTTAGGATTAGCAACAGGTATACAAAAAATATCTGATAATCTTGCGTATGAAGATATTGATATTGATTATGAAGAAAATAAAGCCCTTATAGCACAACAAAACTATGAGATTGCTTTAGAAAATCTTAAAATAGCAAGAGAAAAAAACGAAAGAGAAAAAAAACAACTAGAAAATCCTTTCCAAGGAACTGGTGTAGTTCCAGAAGCTAGACCTCAAGATGCAGCATTAGAATCAAATGATCAAAAAGTAAAGGCTGCAAAAGATTATCTTCTTAATAACAATGATATAGAACTTAAAAAAGCAACTATATCAACATTACTGAGTCCTGCAGCACTTGATAGACTTTCTGAGAAAGAAATGGACACAAGAACTATCGGAGATAATCATGCTCTTATTGATGAGGAAGTAGATGAGCTTGCAAAATTTGCATTTAATTTTACAAATAAAATGGTCGCTGATGGAAAAATGCAACCATCTTCTATAAACCTTACAGTAGAAGATTATAAAAATGCATTTAAAAAGAAAACAGTTCCTCAACTATATTCAGATTTATCAAGAATGATGTTAGCAAATCCTGACTTTACGTCAGATGTAGTAACAGATATTTATGGTAAACCAAAAGGTCAGGAAACAGCAGCAGTCTTACAAAGACATATAAATGACGCACAAAAACATAGATTAAATATACATACTCAGGTTTTAAGAGATACTCCTACATATTTAGGAGAGTTATCTAGATACTTTACAGATGGTGGCAAAACTCTTATTAGTGATGATGAAATTAAAAAAGCTTGGGAAAAATACCAAAACAATCCAACATATGTAAAAACAGTAAGAAGAGAAAAATCTGCAAAAACAGTAAGAGGAGAATCAGATATAATTTACTCAAATTTTATAATTCCCTCATTTGAATCTTTCAAAGAAGTAGTAGATAATAAAATGAGAGGTTTATATCTCTCAATAGGTGCAAGAAGAGCTAATACCGCAATGGAAACTTTCCAATTTGGTCCAGGCAAAGGAGATGATGCTCAAAGTAATCGTATTTTACAAATGGCTACCATTGATGCAAATTATATAAGAGAAACAGAAGGTAAATATAAAGGTTCTGAAGATTTTGTAGATTTCTTAAAAAGTAATCAAAAAGATGTCGTATCATATACAATACATTCTCCAGGAATTGATGAAACTTATCCTTATCTTACATTTGCAATAAATGAAACTAAAGATAATAAAAATGCTGTAAATGAATATAAAAACTTTAAGTTATATGTTCAACCTGATGGAAAATTTATAGATACAAAATGGATGTCAAAACAAGGAAATTTAAAACATGTGGCTTTTCCAGGTGCTGTCATTGCAATACAAGACTTACCAAAGTTAGGAACTCAAGTAAAGGTTGTAAATATGGGTTCAGAAAATAATATAATGCCAAAGATTTTCTTATCAAATAAGATAATTAATCCTGCTGCCAAGGATAAAGAAGATCCATATTTTACAGAGGCTCAGATAGAAGCAATGATTATATCAAATTATCCAGGAACTTCATCTTTAAAAGAGGTGGTAGAAAGATACTATGATGATAATATTGCGAATTTTAATAGTGTCTTTGCAGATAAGATGTTAAAATTACAAAATTCAATTACAGAATATATAAAAAAGAAAAATGCCAAATCCAATTGATAGTTCAGTAGGCTCACCTCTTAATGTTGTGATGCCAGAAGATTTACCATCAAAGCTTCCTATACCTCCAGGTTTAGAGGAGTATAATAATATTTTAGGTAGATTATCAGGTGAGGAAATTACTCCATCTAATGTAAAAGATGCAGTAAGTCTATCTCTTGATAAGACTAATCCTGATACATTGAAGATATTATCAGATGTAATGTCTAATCCTACGTTCAAACCATCACCTTCCAAACCTCTAATGTTTAGAGGTTATAGTGCTAAACAAAGCTCAAGATATGAGAGAGACCCAGAGCTTTATGCAAAAGTAGGGTTTAATCCAGAGCTACCAAATGATATAATGGATGCTCAATATGATTTTCATGAATCTTCATTTGAATCTTTACAAAGTGTATTCGCAAAAATGTGGAATACTACTAAGTTTCAATATGGAAATTATTTCATGGAATATGCAGATGTTTTATCTAACGTACATAAACTTGATTTAGCTGTTTTAGCAAACCAACCTAGATTCCAAGAGTATGTAAAAGGAATGGAAGCACTAGAAGATTTGTATCCTGATTATAAAACAGATAAACCTACTAAATGGTATGAATTATATAGAGGTGACTATTGGGAAGAAGCAGGACAATCTATTGGTTTTACATTAGGTACTATTGGAGCAGCACTTACTGAAACTGCAGCAATATCTGCTGCAACAGAGGGAATTGGTGCAGTTCCAGCTTTATTCAAAAATGCGAGAACTGCATATAAGGCAATATCAGATTATTATAATATTAAGAAAATTTATAATACTATAAAAGGTGGTATAGCTGCTAAAAATATAGGAAAAACACTACAAGGAATAGGTCAGGGATATAGAATAATGAATGGTGCTTTATCTGAGTCAACTCTTGAAGGAGCAATGGCAAAAAATGATTTTGTAGAATCCCAGACACAAGACTTTTTTAGAAAGAATGGAAGGCTCCCTAATTCAGAAGAATTAAAAAGAATTAATGCTGCTGGTGATAATATTGCTAGAAGGACTATTCAATTTGAGACACCATTTTTAATGGCAAGTAACTTTGTACAGTTTGGTAATATGGTTGCTCCTAAATCATTTGAAAAACTTGCTGCTACAAGTCTTGGTAGAATTCTAGGAATAAGCAAGAATGAGGCTAAACTTGTTGTTAAAGGTTTAGAAGCAGCAGTAGAAGAGCCTGTAAAGAGGCAAGGAATAAAAGGGGCTTTAATGGCAGTTGGTTCTGGTTTAAAAAATACCTCATGGGAAGGTGTAGAAGAATCTTATCAGGCATTAGTTACTAAATCTGTAACTGATTATTATAAAGATATTTATCAAGGTAAAGATAGCGATTTATTAGGATCTTTAGGTGCAGGATTTGATTATGTACTGAGTAACGAAGGTCTTAAAGAATTTACTGCAGGTTTAGCTACAGGTGCTATTTTTCAACATATCAGAAAACCTTTTGATATTTTAGCAAGACCAAAACAAGCTGTTGATGAACAAGGTAATAAAGTTGAAATAGATGGTGTTCCTCAATATAAAGAAAACTTTCTTAACAAGGCTTTTGGTCTTGGAATGGATAAAATCCAAAAGGAAAGATACATAGCAAATCTTAAGAAAACTGCAGCATTTCTAAATGCTCAAGGTATAGCAGATATATTTAAAACAGATGGGTTTTTAGATTTTATAAAAGATAGAAGAACTCAATATGTTGCTGGTAAATTTATTGATAAAAATGACATTTTTAATTTAAAAAATGCTCAAAATATTCAACTTTTAAGATTCCTATATAATGGATTACAAACAGGTAAAATAGATTTACAGATTGAGAAGATGAAAAATTTAGCAAGTATGGATTTTGAAACACTTGCTAATACCCTGCAAATTGATAAAGAGGAATATTTAACTCCTGAGTCTCAGGAACAATTAATGTCTTCTATTAAGAACTTTTCTTCAAATTTACAAGAAAACAGCAAAGAATTCGAGAAAATATTCGAGAATCAAAAGAAGCTTATTCAATCTGACTTTGAAGTAGCAGCTACTGCATATAGTAACGCAAAAGATAAGTATGATAGTTTTCTTCTAACTCTTCCTAAAAATGATAAAGGTGAGGTAGATGTAGATAATTTAGATCCTGCTATATTTAATGAGCTACAGGAAATATATGGAGAATTTAATCTTCATCAGATAGCTATGATTGGATTAACAGAAATGCATAAAGCTTCTGTTTTTTCTCAAGCAAACATGTTAAATGCAGCTAAAGAAGCTAAGAAGATTTTATCTAAATTAAATGATAAATCTTTATCATCTGATCCTTATGACTTAAACTCTAAGGCAGATTATTCATTCTTAGAGGATATTTTCTTTTTAGGTAACACTAAACCTTTAATAGATAATTTAACTAAGAGATTACAAATAGAAACTAATGAAGATAGAAAAAATTATATTGAAGAGGCACTTAGTAGATTAGATAATATAAAAACACTAGTTGAAAAAAAGCAATATCCTATTGAAGAACTTGCAGATGAAATTCAAGGTTATGTAGAAGCTTCTATAAAAACCCAAGGTTCTTGGGAAAATACAGCTCCTTTATCAAGGAGAGTTGAAGATTTTAATAGGTCTAAAAGAGATGATTTAATTGATTATCTAAAATATCAAAAGAATTATCAGGATAATTTAGATCTGAATAATTTTTTAGCTACAGGTAATACTAAATACATTAGATTTAATGATCAAATTGCAAACTTCTTAGTTCCTCTTGCAAAAGAATTTGCTAAAAGTAAAGAGAAAGAAGAACAAGCTGAAGAAGATTTAAAAAAAGCAGAAGAGAAATTACAAACTGCTGAAGAACAACCTCAGACTCAAGAAGAACCTACTAAAGAAGAAACCCCTGAGATAAACCCTGATGAAAATACATTAAAGACATTTATTAATGCTTTAGATTCAAATGATAAAGATACTGCTGACCAATTAGAACAAGCTGTAGGAAATATGGATAAAGGATTTGTAAGAGGGTATCTACAAAAAGAATATCCAAAACTTGCCAACCCTGCAGTTGTAAGAAAGGCTATTTCTACTATATTTAATGAAGATTTATTACCTGAACCTTCTGAGGGAGAAAAGAATAGTCAGGCTTATAAAGATATTTATGGAACTAAAGAAAAAGCTCCTGAATCTAAACCAGAAGTAAAAATTGAAGACGTAGGAGATAGTTATGATATAAAGTATAACAATCAAACATATGCAGTCTTTAAGGATGAACCAGACCTTTTCTGGATTGAAGATGAAAATGAGCAAATAAATCCAATTAAAAACGAAGATGTCCCTAAAATAGTAAAGGACGAGTTCCAAAGGTTTATAAATAATATCCCTCCTGCAGGAAAATCTCCAGAGGATATTGCAAAAGATGGTAAAATTGAAGAATTTAAAAAAGCAGAACCTTTAGAGGATACTCCTGAAGTAGGAGATAATGACTCAATAAATATACCTCCTTCTGATGGAGATAAGGATTTCTTTGAGTTCCCTCAAAAAGATAGCGAAGAAAATATAATCAGTCACTTTGTTGATTTATCAAGACAGCAAGGGGAAATAGCAACTGTTACTGTAAACCCTCAAGAGTTAGCAGAAGGTGGTGGTCTTACTACTGAATCTGATAAACTAGCAAGAAAACAGCATTATATTTTAGAAAAAATAGCTGAAAATCCACAACCTATAAAACTTAAATTCGAACTTCTTACAGATGAAAATAAGAAATTTAGTCTGGAAACTAAGTTTACTACTATCCCTGAAATAGTTGCTTTTCTTGCTGATGAACAAGGTAATTATCTTTATTTTAATGATAAAGGTGATATTGTAGAAAAAGAAGAGGGTACGATACATGGTTTTAGATTTGAGTTTGAATTATTTACAAAAGCTAATTTAAACATATCTAGAAGTAGTAAAATTACAAAAAAGCCAGGTTCTATTAAATCAGGATTTAAATCTGATAAAGATCCTCAGACACTTCTTTATGAAGCCTTACATAATAAAGTTCCTATTTTAGGAACAGTTGGGTATATACTTGCAGGAAGACTTCTTACATCAAATCTAGAAGATAATAGCTTTGCCTCTGGTGGAGCTAAGTGGGAGAACATGAGAACTGTTCAACAAATGGTTGATGATAATGATATTACAGAACAGGACTTTGATGTAAAAATAGATGGATATACTGTAGATTATGTAAGAGGTTCATGGGATTCGGGTCCAAATAATGATGGTTCTTTAACACAAAGAATTAAGATTGGTAGACCTTATATATATGATATACCTTCTAAATTATACATCCCACTTCAAGGAACATCTCTAAGAGAGATGGTATTTGATAATGGTGAAAAAATTACTAGCGATACTAGATTATATGGAGCAATTCAAGTTTTAAGTGATAAAGGAGTTCTCCGTTTAGAAGATGAATATAAAGGAAATAAACTATTTGAAAACTCTGATGAATATCTTGAATTCTTTAGTTTTCTTAGAACATTTGCTTATTCAAAATATGCCAATATACACTTTAATAGTGATGGAAATATTGAAATAAAATTTAATACATCAGTTCCTGGAAGGGGTGGTTTATGGGATATGGAAATAAACTACTCAAGAGGACTTTTTGATACATTTGAACTTAAGATTCCTTTAAGTAATAATGCAACAATCTCAGCACAAAATTTCTTATATAATAACTTTAGGTCAGGAGCTATAAAAGCAAAAGTGGGACCTAGTGATACTAGATTTGTTAAAATCAATAAAAGACTTCTTTTTAAGCTTGATTTAAATGAAGATGGTTTAATATCTGTACAGAATGTAAAAGAGCCTACCTCAGGAGTAAATGAAGATAACCTAGAAGTAGGTCTATATCAACTTAAAAAAGATCCAAGTATAAAAATAAGAGTATCTTCTATTAAAGGTAATACTATTGAGCTTGAAGATGGACAGCAAATGCCTAAGAAGGTTTTAATGGAAAACTATGTAAAAGTAGAAGAGAAGAAAGAAATAATCAGAACTACTATACAAACTGAGGTTGCTAACAAAATTAAAACTTATCATAAACAAGCTCAAACTTTTGCAAATAAAGCTGGTAAGGCAAGATTCCGTGCTAGTAATATAGTTAGACCTTTTGAAGAAATAAAATCACTTGATCCTAATATTTATATAAATTTAGGTACTGCAGTAGATGAAATATTTAAGATGGTAACTAATGGAGAAATTCCAAATTTAGATACCCAGTTTATAGTAGGTAACTCTAAAGTTAAACTTAGCTCTATAATGACTGCAGATACTTTGACTAGGTATATTAAAAACTTTCAAAATATAATAGACCAGTTATCTGACGAGTATTACCTTATCCCTGCAGTAAAAACATTTATGGAATTTAATACAGAAAGATTTACGCATGGTGAGGTGGATGTTATAGGTATTGATAAAAATGGAAATGTAAAAGTATTTGATGTAAAGGTAACTTCAGATAAACTTACAAAACCTGGAAAATATGGTAATATAACAAAACTTGAGAATTACGCTACTCAGCTTCATATTTATAGAGAGTCTTTAAAGAAAGCAGGGTTCAGTGTAGACCCTATTTCAACTCTTATTAATTTTACATATACTACTGTATTAAAAGCACAAAATGATAATAATTTACTACCTGTTGCACCAAGTAATTTAAATGTAGATTATATAGATTTAAAAGAATCTGATCTACCAGATATATACAGAGGTAAAACTGTATTAGGAATAACTTATGCTTATGATTTTACTATAAGTCAGCTAAATATAGCTTCTTCATATGAAAGTATACGTGAGGCTACTATTAAGATTGACGAAAATAATACTGGTATTCCTGAACAACCAACATTTGGAAATAAAGATGAGGTTGAACCTTTAGAAATGGTTTTCAATAACCGATATGAGGAGATTGATTGGGGGAAAATGAAACCTCAATTAGAACATGTTCAGAGAATGTTTAAAGGTAAGTTTAAGTACAGATTGTCTGCAATGGTTCATGATAAAACTGCTGCTTATTGGACTACTCAAGGTACAACTTTCTATAAAAGATTCCTAGATGGTGTGGCTTATCATGAAGGATGGCATGAATTTTCTCAGTTATACTTAACTAGAGAACAGAAGAATATTTTATATACATCTATTCAAAAAGAAGCTATTCCTTATATTGATGAAAAAGGTAATGCAAGAAATACAAAGGATTCTACCTTTATGGAAATAGAAGAATTTTTAGCATATGAGTTTATGAGATTTGCTAAAGATCCTGCTTCATATAGTTTCCCTAAAAATCCTGAAAAATATAAAGGTATAAAAGGTATTTTCCAAAGACTTTGGGATTTTATTAAATTTATTTTTAATTATAGACCATTAGCAGAAAGATATTTTAATGATCTTTATAATGGCTCTATTGAAAAATATACTAGGTCTGTATCTAATGTAATGTTTAGTGGGTTAAATGCAGGGATTTATGATAGGGATGGTAACAACATTATTCTTCCTTCTAGAATACCTTTATATATAAAATCTGTAGATGGTATTGTTTCGGATCTACTTAGGAAAATGGGATTAGCTCCTAATTTCTTAAGAGTTCTTAAAAGACCTGAAACTTTAAAAAGTAATGTAAGAAGAGCTTTACAAGATGCTCACGAAAAAATACTAAAAGAATTTAGTTATCCTGAAAGTAAGTATACTTACTATATGGATGCTATTAATAATGATGAAGAAAGTATAGTCAATAGAACAGCTAAAATTAATGGTTTAAACATAGATTATGTTAGACAAAGAATAAATACTGCTAAAGAGATGGATAATCTCTTAGAGGAAAACAACTTTAATATATTCTATGATGCATACTTATCAAGGTCTTCTATACAGGCTCTTCGTGATATTATTGTAAATAATCCTACTCCTTTAGAAGATAAAACTATTCAAGATATTGAAAAGGAAGTTAATGAACTCGATGATACATTTATAGAAGTGATTGATGGAGATATGGACGAAATAGGTTCAGAAACTGAAAGTAAAAAAACTTCAACATATAATAAAGGGGCTAATGATGAGGATGCTTTTGATAAAGCATCCAAGCAAATAAAAGATTATTTTCTTTCTTTACCTCAAGTTGATTCTATTGATAGTAATGGAAATTTTGTATTTAAATATAATGAATTAGGACTTAAAGAATTAGTTGACTCCAAAACAATGTTCAATAACGTAAAAGAAATGTTAAAGAACACTAGGACAATTGAAGATATGATTCTTGTACTTAAATCAGAGGCATTTGTTAAAAAATTCCCTCAGGCAAGATTCATTGCTAATGATTTAGAAACATTATCATCTAAAATTGATAATGCTGAAAACTTTGCATTTATTAATTCATTTACAAATATTATGAGTTTACCTCATATTACTAACTATGAATTATTTGTAGACTATGATCGTAATCCTGATAAACATAAATTAGTAGCTTCTGTAGGTGAACTGAATAGAAGAGGTATTAATAAAAAATTAGCAAAATGGAGAAGTAATTTCAATGCTGTAAAATTAGATAAAGAAACAGGAACTATTAATGATGAGTTAACATTAAATAAACTTAAAACAGATACAAGTTTAAAAAATCTTGTATATAATATAGATGGTATCTTAAGACTTAATCCTTTCTTTCCATTTAGTGAAGTTGCAGATGAAAAGGAATTCTTTAGATATATAGGTATTGAATTATCTGAAGAATTTTGGGATAGTGAATTGTCTTCTACAGCAAGAGAGCTTTTTAATTTCATGATTAAAAACTTCCAAATTTATAGATCATATCTTGATACTGTAATGGCTAATGTTTCAGACCTTGTTGATTTTCAAAAAATTGCTAGTAATGAAGATAAGGAAGCAGCTTATTCTAGAAAGAAAGCAATAAGAAGTTTCCTTATGGGACATACTTTTGATAAAATCAATAATAAAGAAGTTAATCCTGTATACATAACAAAAATTGACAATCCTATTGGATTTTTCAAAGATAGAAAATACATAGACTTTAAAGGTTCAGTTTATGAGATATATTCTTTAATGAAAAATTTTTCAGATCTAATAAAGATAGATTCAAGATTTGCTATAGAAAATCTAAATAGTTCATATGTATCTGGAGATGGTAAAACTAAATATCCAGCTTATGAAAAATCTCTAATTACAGAGAGAACTCATTTCTTAAACTCTGTAAGAAATGTCAAAGATTTTGACTTCCAAGAAGAATTAAGTCCTATAAACCCAAATAAGAAAACGTATCTTCAAAGAACATTATTTTATAAGTTAATGTTTGATAAAGATGGTAATAGGAATAATTATTGGTTTGGAAAAAAAGAGACTTTCCAAAAAGTAAAAATAGAATTATCTGACTTATCTTCATTTAGATTTAAACAGAGTGGGCTTTATCAGACAGTTCATCCTAATGATTTGAATGAGCATGATAGAGTATTTTTTGACATTTTAATGTTTCTTGAAAGTGGAAAATTCGAGATTCCAAGAGCTGCGGACTCTTCTACTGCATTTGCTTTTGGTCTAAATAACTATGGTTCTAGACAACATGGTATAGGTCAGAAAGAAGTTTATATGGCTATAACTCCAGCAGAAGCTTCTATGACTAAAGATGAGATTACTGGAAAAAAGTTACAGCAAATTTTTGGTGACTACTTTTTAATGGAACTTGAAAAAATTCAGTATTATAAGAAAAATGAATCCAAATATAAAGATAAAATTAAATTTAATATATTTGATGGTATTATAGAAAATCCTGGAGAGATACTAGATAAAATAGGTAAGAAAAGTATAGATGATATCTTTACTGAACATAAAGAAGGAGTATTTAAAAACTTAGCTGAATACTTTACAAATATAATAAATGAATTAGAAAAAGGTAATGATGGTGTTAATTTAAAAAATCTTTCTTCAAGACAGATAAGTATCTTAAAAAATGTACATGTTAGAGGTGCTAATGTTGAAACTGTCACTAATGATGATACTTCTAAAAAAATGAGTGAACAGGAGATAGAGGAAACTAAAAAACAAACTGCTACTGTAGGTTCTGATGTAAATACAGCTCTTCCTTCTATAGCTAAACTTTACGTATTAAACCACTTTATTAATAGGGTGGAGTACTACTCATGGGTATTAGGTGATGCTGGTAGTTTTGATAACGTATTCAAAAGAGGTAAAGCTTCAACAAATACAGGTACACAAATTATTATAACTCCTAGTATTAATAAAGAGTTAAATAAATTGTCAGAAAAATCTCTTGGTGCATTAAAAGGATTTAAACAAAAAGATTTCAGAAAGTTAACTTCATGGACTATTAAAGAAATGAAATTAAACTCTCCTTATATTGCTAGTATTGATAGAAATATGGAGAACTATAGAAAGCAAACAGGTTCAGATATTAAGATAGAGACAGAACAATATAACGATATTAAAGTAGGTAATGGTCAGGCTAAGATGAGTCTTGATTCTTATAGAATCATGAAAACATTACATAATGCATGGTCACCATCTGATGAAAATGAGTACAATAGACAAGTTGCAATATATAGAAAACATCATGGACTCTATGAAGAAGGTGAAAGTGGTGATTTATTGAGAAAGCAAGATGAGGAATTAATTAAAACTCCATTTAAAGGATTTAACCCTTTAAAAATGTCTCATACAGGACCATATATTTTTACAGATGAATCTCATCCACTTGAAACTTCATTTGATAAAATGTCACTGGAAGTTCTTATTCCTGAATTTTTATTAGGTACAGGTTATGGTGATGAGGCTGTAATGGAACAATTAATTGAAAATAATGGTGACTATGTTAAATTTCAAACTGTAGAAAAAGGTGTAAAAGGTGAGGTTATCAATTTCTTTAAAGAAGATGGTACTCACGATAAGAAAAATGGAATATTACATTCTGGAAATGCATCTGTTTTCCTTAGAAGTAATTTTAAGACTCAGTTATCTACTGATCAATTTAAGAAAACTAATATTGTTGGTATTCAACAAAAGAACTCATTGTTTGATGTAAAATACACAAAAGAGCTACTATCAGATCCTGTAGAATATGCTAAAATTCTGAAGAATGAAGAAAATTATCATCAGGCTTTTGAAAACCTGATGTACTACAAATCTCAGGTATTATATAATCAAATAGGAGTAAGAATAAAAAATGGTAAAGCTACACTTATCTCAGAGGAAAGATTTAGTTCCTTCCTTAAGAAGATGGCAAAACAAGGTAAGCTTCCAAATAATGTTCTGGATGCACTTGACCTTAATGAACAAACAGGAGAATACAATCTTGACTTCTCAAAGCTCTTCTCAAGAGCTAGATTAATGAAATCAATTGGTGGTATTATTGATGAAGAAACTAGGATTCTAAGACTTCCAGGAACTGCAGCTATCCAAGTAACTGCAGCAGGTAAGTCTTTATTTAGAAATGCTAGTGTTGAGGAATTACAACAATATAGAGAAACAGGAGAAAGGCTGCAATATTATGATTTTGTTTATGACAAAGAGGGTAATATAGTCAGTACTAGTCCAATGGGGATTAAAATAACTCTACAGGGTGATTTTAAAAACCTTTTAAACTTAGAGTATAATGGTAAAAAAATTAAAACCTTAGATAATCTAAATAAAGCTATAAAAAATAAAGAGTGGAAGGCAAAACATATGGATAAACTTATGGTTTATGCATATAGAATTCCAACAAATAATAACAACTTTATAGATGTTGGTGAGATTATGGAATTTTTACCAGAATCCGCAGGTAATATAATTATTACTCCTCCTGAATATATTGTTAAAACAGGTTCTGACTTTGATATTGATAAATCAAACTTGATATTCCCTTCTATTAGAAAGGATGGTAGTTTGTATGATAGTAAAACAAAGGCAAGAAATATCAATCAAATATTCGCAGATATAAATGCTATCACTAGTGATATATCTGAATATAGTAGAATGCAAAGTGAAATTGCTAACTTCAATAGACAATTTACTAAAGACTTAAAACAGTTAGATAAGTTTGAAGAAACTTTAATGCAGGTTATTCTTTTTGATTTATCTCAAATTGATAAAGATAATTTTGATAGGGTATATAATAGATCAAATGGTATATTTAACGAGATTGTTAATAATTATAAAGAAGAAATTGAATTAGATGATACTTTAAGTTCTTATATGAGAACTTTAAAAACCCTTCAAGAAAAAATTTCAGAATATTCTCAAAAACCTAGGAAGAATGTAGATAAAAGATTTGAAGGTCTTTTAGAGGAATTAAGTGTATATTATAAATCAAATAGTAATGACGTACTAAAAAGTAGCATAGATACTGTCTTAAATAAGCATTACTATCCTTTGTTAGTTAACCCATCCTCTACAAAAAATATGAGGGCTGTTATTGAAAAAATTCAAAAGTTAACAAAAAGGGAAATTATTGAACCTAATGCATTAACTGGCTCTCAAAAGATTTCTTACTTAATTGAACAAAAGATTCATAGAGATTATAATGTACATCAAGGTTCTTTAGGACTTTATGCAATTATGAGAAGGAGTTTTTCTATGTTAAATTTTGCTGGACTTAAAGCAAATGATACATGGAAATACGCAGGTATGACTAAAGATTATACCATGAAAATATCTAATCCTTTAAAACAGGATAATGATAATAGTTTTGGTGCGTATTCTGAAGATTTAATGTTTATTGCTAATATATGGGATGAATTTATGTCATTAACTATTGACTTACAGGCTGACCCTATATATAGTATTGCTGGTATCAATGATATAAATAAGAAAATATTTATATATCTTGTTTCTAAAGGAGTTTCTGTAGAAAATGTTTTACTTTTCTTGAATCAACCAATCTTAATTGAGTTATACGAAACTTTCCGTAAAGGTAGAGCATTTTATGGGTCAGTTTACAAGTTATCTCATGCTATTTATTTTACAGCAAATTCAAATAATATACCTATTATGTTTGAAGGTAAAAATATGAATGATACTACAACAACTACATATGCTACACTGGAAGATGGTAGAATATTAGTTGAATTAAATCCATCAGTAAGAAGACCAGGTGCAGTATTATCTTCTCAGTTTGACCAAGCTACTAAATTTAGTAAAGAAGAGATGGAGGAATCCTTTACTAAACCAAATAAAGAATTACAAGCAGATATTTTAAAATATTTTGCTATAGCTGATACAGAAGCAGCAATGTTTAGTGGTCTCTTGTACAACCTGTCTGCAGACAGGATCAAAGATGTGAATATATATTCTATAGAAGATCAAGAGATTGCTTTAGATAAAATCAAAAATTCTGGATTTTTTAATATTGAAGGAATTGAGAAACTTACTAATCAAAGGTCTATTTATTCAATCTTTAATCCTTCAAAAACAATAAAGGTTTTAAGTGATATTTTCTATAATAAATCATTTGGCGCAGGATACCAGACTATGATAAGAAATATCTTAAGTAAAGCTTTTGAGAGAAAGACTGTAAAAACTGAAATGATTGATGTTATAGAAAATGATTTCTTAGAATATATATATAAAAATTATTATAACTTAGATATTGAGATTTATGACCCTATATCAAATACAAGAAAACATATCTCTGAATATTTAGTCCAAGACCCTAATAAAGTTATTGATTTAAAAAATAAATCAGAAGATAAGCTAAAAACTTTATCTGAAAGAAAAATGTCTTATAATTTTTCTAAATATTTCATTCAAAATATTTATAATATAAGTAAAAAAGAAGATTTTGTTAGTTATGGACAAAAGTTAAAAGCATTAATTAAAAGATATCCATCTTTAGAGAAGATTCAATTTGTTAAAAGTTTAAAAGAAGAGAATAAGTCTCCTATGTTTAACTTTGACAATGAGACATCTAGAAATCCTTTAGATAACTATGTTGCTTCAAATCTTTTCTTTGAGAGAGATGATAATGATGTAAATAATCTAAATACTTTAGTAGAAGAATTTAAAAATCTTATGACTTTTAATCCTGTTCATTTCTTGTTACCTGAAGAGTTTTCACCTGAAGATAGGATAAATATAAGTACATTCTTTACAGAATTAGCCTACTTATCACTTTATCAGAGTGGGGCAAGTAATGTAAGTGATAATTTTTCTGACTTATTACCTACAGACTTCTGGATGTTTTTCATAGATACTGCAATAAACAACTATAAAGAGGAAATGGGTGAGCTACCTGGACAAGTTTTATCAGAACAAGACCAGTTACTTAAAGCAATGAAAAAGAGGAATGAAATGAAAATGTTTGCTCTAATGTTTATTGAGAATAACAAAAGATATAATTGGAATGTTTATAAAATGATGTATGGTATAAAAGATCTATTTAACCCTGAATCAGAACAAGATTCTAAAAAAAGAAGGGCTAAAGAGAAAGATATTCAATTTTTTCATAACTTTACATCTGGAAAGAACTACTCAATTGAATTTAATAAATCTAGATTTGATATATCAGATCAACAAATACCTTGTTAAAAAATGGCATATTGTAATATAGAATCTAATTTTCTTGGGCAAAAAATAAATTCAATGTTTCTCTCTAAAAATAGAGAACGCATTGCAAATCTTATTGATACTCAGGACTTTAAGGATTGGTTTGGAAACGGGAGACTTGATAATGAAGGTCTTCCTGTATTAGATTATAATTTCTCTTTCACTAATCAAGAAGGTGAAAGAAGGTCATTAATGGACTTTGGTATTAATTTTTCAAGCTTTTATGAGATAAACAGAGCATTAAAATCAACAGGTGCTATCTCAGAAAGAGATGGTTCTCAATTTGTAAATAATAAGAAAGATGGTTTAATGAACTTTAAGGCTTCTTATTTGAAGCAGATGATTGATACTTTAAACTATTATTATGATGAAATTATAGATATAATCCCTTCTAAATCAGTTACTTTTATAAAATATAATACTGACCAACCTATAGTAAATAGTAAAATATTACCTTATTCTGAGGTGACAAAGTCAGATAGTGAATCCTATAAACAAGTAAGTGATACAGAGATAGATATAAGTGAAATGTCTAAACTATTAAATGACTTTTCATTTACAGATGAAGAGATGGATATAATTTTCCAAAAACCCTCTGTATCCCCTGCAACTTATAGTATTCTGGAAACATTCTTTAAAAATATCTCACCTGAAGCAAAGATTCAATTTGATAATAATATGAGCGAAAATGGTATTGCTTATATTACCGACATGTTAATAAAACTTAAAGAAGGCAAGAAACTACAGGCAATGCCTGAGGAAGTTTCTCACTTCTTTTTTGAATTATTAGATGAAGATTCTCCTCTTAAAGAAGCAGTTCTTAAAAGAATTGTAGATTACCCAATATACTCTGTTGTATTTCAAAAATATAAAGATGTATATCCTAGTACTGAACAAATTAAAAGAGAAGCTGTAGCCCAACTTATAGGAGAATATATATTTGCTATAGCAAATAATGACTACTCAAGAATAGAATTATTAACCAAAGCAAAGAAAGGAGATTCTTTAATTCAAAGAGTTATTCAATGGGTAAAGAATTTAATTAAAAGATTACAGGGTATAGATGATGCGTCTATAGATGAGATATATCAATCTTTTGCAAAATCTATCTTAGAGGGAGAGACAAAACTTCTTAATCTGAGACAAGCAGTAGATGGTTCATTAAAAAATAATGTTTTCTTTAGTAAAGAAAGAAATATGGATATTCTTGAGTCTACTAGAAGAATTAAAGAAGCTTTAATGAAATCTAGAAGTACAGAAAAGGCTAATAAATTAAAAGATGTTATAATAAAGTTTAATAAGAATCTTAATAATTATTTAAAAGAATTAGTAGGAGAAGATAAATTAAGAGCTTTAAAAGAGTATGAAAATAAAGAGACTGGGGAAACAGGTTATCAAAAATTAACTAGTATATTTGACCAAATTAGAGCTATATCAAGAAGATTAGAAGACTTTTCACCAGAAAAATCAAATAGAAGTCCAGAGCTTATACAAGCTGAAGCTAAAAATTTAGCAGAATCAGTATCATCATTTCTTTTTGCTTTAGTAGAATTATCTGATTTTGCAGATAGTATTTATGAAGTAGTACAACAATCAGGTAAAACAGATTTTGATAGTATTGAAGAAATATCCGCATATAGGGATTTAAATAACGCCCTTTCTGGAATAATTAATAGAGATCTTTTACAGTTTCTAAATGATATATTGGAAAGTGATCCAATGAATGAGAATCTATTAGTTGTAACTACTATAACTACAACCGTAAATAAACTAAATTCACTTGAGACAATATTAATTGGAAAACTTACTAGTAAACTAACTAATGTTATTAATGATATGCACTCTGTTCAAAATGCTGTAGTTTCTAAACATTATGCAGAGGCATTAGCTCACACATTTATTAAATATAATAAAGACCCTGATAGTGAATTAATTAAAGCTGCTTTTACAAAATTTACAGAAGACCTTATTGGAGTAAAAGAAAAAGGTGTATATGTAAAAAAACCAATGAGTAAAGCAGATGCTCTTGATTTACTTAAAGAAAGATTAAAAGAGTTAAAGGTAAATAAAGCTACTTATGATAAAGTAGTTGTGAAAGATTTCTTTAAGAAATTTGATTTATTTTTTGTAGAAAGACAGAAAGTATACAATTATATTACAGGAAAAGATGATATTGATGCAGTTTCTGGATTTACATATCTTTTCCAAGCAGCACATAAAAACTATAATACTACTCTTGCACAAGTAGCTGCACACATATATAAAAGAAGAACTTTAGCAGAAACAACTGCTGCAGCTAAAATGCTTAATGTAAGATATGAATTAGACAAGGTTTTATCTGAACTAAAAAAATACAACATTGATAATTACAAGGCAGGAGAAAGTATTACAATGATTGACTATGTGTATGATAAAGCAGATGGTAAAGAAAAGGATGGTTTTAAAAGAGCTATTGTAACTTTACAAAAACCTTATCTGAATCAGATATATATTGATAAAGCTAAACTATCTGAAAAACTACAAGAGGCACAATTAAAATATAATGATGATAAATCAGATGAAAATTATAAAGCTTTAAAAGAATTAAAGAAAGAATTTAGAGTACTTATGAAAAAATACTTTAATGGGCTTTATGATTCAAGATTTGAAGCTTTTGAAAATAAATGGGAAAAAAATGAAGAGTTTCAAAAGATAAAGACTGAATATGATAATTTTTCAATAGAAATTCATAGATTTACTAGAAGTAATCAATCACTTAGTAGTGAGGATAGTGATGCTTTAAGTAAAATTTTATTAGAAAGAAAAAAACTTGTAGATGACAATCCAATTTTAAGAGAATACTTTGAGGAAAGAAATACATATTTTGAGATAGACCTTGATAAATCTATGAGACTTGTTAATACAGCAGGTGTTAGGTTTAAAAATCAGGTTGTCAATACTATTGAAAATTTTATTAATAGTAGTCAAACTGAAAAAACTATTAGTGAGTTAGAAAAATATATAAATGTTGAATTAAACTCCAACTTTAAATTAGTTGCAATTTATAAAGATATAACTAATGCAGAAGCTCGTCTAACAGAAAAATATGATATAGATGAAGATGAAGATTATAGAGAGGACATTATTGATTTTATAATGAGGAGATGGGACTCTAGAAATATAATAGAAGTTGGTAACGAAAAATTTAAAGAGGCTTTAAAAAAGATTGGTGATGAAATGGATGCTTTAAAGTCAAAAGTTGGACTTACTAAAGTAGATGAGCTTAGAACTGAATTATATAAAGAACTATATAAAATAAAATGGTCAAAGACAAATCAAGATGGAGAATTAAATATTCATGAATTCATAAATAAAGATGACCTTTTTGATAGAATTGAACTTGTTGAAGAATCAATTGCAATACTTTCAAAAGTAAAATCCCAAAAAGGAAGACCTAATATTATAGGAGGTTCATCAGATTTTGCCGAATATGAGAAGACTTGTGAAGCAGTAGTCAATAAAGTTAAATCACATTTAGACAAAAATATAGGTTATAGTCAAGCTGACCTTGAGATAATTGCTGATCAAACTTATATAATTAAGGAAATGTATTGGAATCTAAATGAGATAGGTGCATTCCTCCCTGAGTATAAACAAATTATGGATAAAATTATATCTGTTTCTGAAATGAAAACAGATATAGGTACTAATGAATATATAGATTTCTTAGATTCAATTTCAGAAAAATTAGAACAGTTTTATAATAGTGATTCTAAAGGTTTAACAAAGGAATTAAAACAAACGCTAGGTGCTTTTCTATATGGTAAAAATTCCAAAGGAGATGTATACGGAAAAGGATTTATTTCTGCAGTAGCTTCTAGAAATTTATCTTTAGTAGATGCTATATCAAATGGTTTTTATGCTGATGAAAATGGAAAATTAAACTTTGATTCTTCTTCTTTAGATTTAGTTGATTTTATGCAAAATGAAAATATATTTCCTGATGATAAAGCCAGTCAGGATTTAAAAAGTATGTTTTCTTTATTTTACCATTACAAAAAATATGATATAAATGAAGAGAATCTTTTTGTAAAAGGTTTTAAAGTTGATACTGTGGACGGTCCTGATTTTATAAAAGCATCTGCTTTAAGAATGAGTAGAAAAGCTATAACAAATAGTAAAATTCCAACAGATCCTAAATATAGACAACTTATTCCAAATAAAAAGTACAGACAGTATAAGGTTAAAGACGAGTATCTTAATAAACAGGTTAATTATAAAACAGAAGATGACATGACCAAGTGGACTATGTCAAATCGTGAAGATGATTTTCTACCTTTATCTAAAGAACAACTTATTGCAAAAGGCTCTACAGATTTTAAATATGTAAATGAGGAATATTATAAATTAAGAAATTCGCAAGACCCTAAAGATAAATTACTAATGGATTATCTTAATAAATCCGTAAAATTTTATCTACAAGAACAGGAATCGAAACCAGATAGAATAAAAACTTTCTTGAATCTTCCTGTAACTCATTTGGATTCTTACCAAAAATTAATGCAAACACCAAGTCAGGTTAAACTTAAAGCAGATCAGTTGTTAGATATTTTTAGAAAAAATAAAGAAGCTGATGAGGAAATTGCAGATGAGCTTGACAATAAATATGATGTAGACGAATATACACAAAGAAAAATACAAAATCTAGACCCTGTAATAAAATTAGGAATGTCTAGAAAAACTAATGTTGATAAAGTTAATAGAGATGTAATGCATGCTTTAAGCATGTACATTTATAATTCTTCAGACTTTGATGCTAGACAAGATTTAGAACCATTTGTAAAATCGCTTAGAGATGTTATGAAATCTTATCAAGTTGGTGTAAACAAAAAACATCAAATGACAGATTTAGTTGATAAGTTATATAAACAAATGATTCTAGAAGAATCTCCTGATAACATTACTAATCATCAATTCTTTAAAAGAGCAGTTAATTTCGTAACTAAAATGACTGCATTAAAATTAATGATTGACCCTATTGGTGGTGCAATTAACTACATTCAGGCTAATGTCAATAATATAATTGAGTCTTTTAGTCGTGCTCATCTTGGTAAAACAAACTATTTAAATGGATGGTTAAAAGCTGATAAACTTATTATTGAGTTAGCAGATGATTTAACTAAAACATCTAATTTTAACTATCTTACCCTTCTATCATACTATTATGATTTTGTACATGGTGAATTTGTTGAAGGTATTGCAGGAAGAACATCTCCAAAGGCTATTATTAGTAACTTTTCTAGAATAGCTATTTCTTTTAGAACAACAGGTGAGGTTCAGGCTCAATCAGCTATGGCACTGGGTATAATGGATAGAATCAAAGTTAAAAATCAAATAGATGGAAAAATGTATCCTTTATATGACATCTATAAAAAAGAAGGGGATACCTTAGTTTTAAAAGATGGATTTTATGAAGAGCAAATTGTAAGATATATTGATGAGAATGGAAAACAGCAAGAAAGGATTGAAAAATGGTATCCTTATGAAATAAATGCTAATGGAAAACAAATAATTGAGGAGTTTTATGATAATGATAATAAAAGAACTCAGTTAGTAGTTCAAAGAAACGGTAGTGCTTTTAATGGAATAAAAGCAAAAATACATAATATTAATTATGAGCTTCATGGTAACTATGCTAAAATTTCACAAACTGAAGCATCTAGATATGCAGTAGGTAAACTTGCTGAGAATATGAAAAGATGGTTTGTGTCTTATTTTACTAGAAGAATGGGTAGAGAGAGTTATGATGTTGTACTTGAGGAAATGACTCAAGGGTACTATACTACTCTTGCTAAATCTGCAGGAATATTCTTTATGGAACTTAATTCCCAAAGAAGTCTAAAAGAAGCTATGAAAGGTGTTGCTGTATATGCTACAGCATCTGATCTACAAAAAAGAAATATGTTAAGAGGAGCTATAGATATAGGATTTGCTTTTATGTTTTTGTTTTTAATTGAATTTGGACTAGGTTATGATGATCCTGATAGGAACAAAAAACTTAAAGATAATTCATGGTTAAAAAACATAATGATTCTTATTATGCTTCGTTCGTATGCAGAACATACAGCTTTTATACCTTTACCTGTTGCAGGATTAGGATTAACAGAGTTAACAAGAAACGTACTAGACCCTTTAGCTTTACCTAAAAATACAGTACTTGGAGGTATTGGATTTGGAATTCTTGGATTAGCTACAATTGGTTATTATCTAGGATTACCAATTAATGAAAAAACAATTTTTTACCAGAAAAATATGGGTTCATATTGGTTTGGTACAGATGAAGATAAGATAAATAGTAAAGCTGTAAATTATCTGCTAAAATCTTTAGGTTATACTGGATCAATGGCAGACCCTGCATACTATATTAGAAACTTTGAATCATTACAAGCTAGACTTAAATAATATGAATATTCAATTACCAACAGGGATGACGATTAGTATCTCTTATTATGATTACCTCTTTGTCTTAAAAGATGAAGACATGTACTCTTTTTATCAAGAGTGTATAGCTGATAATCTAGGTTCCTTTATCGAAGATCCTTGGCATGGGTCTGCAGAAAAAGGTAGAGTTAACTATGAAGAACCTATTATAGAAGAGTAAACAAAAACCAAATATATGAAACAGTTAAATGAGTACAGTATTACTGAACTAAAGGCTATTGCCTATGACCAATTGACCTCTATTGAGAGATCACAACAAGTCCTAAGGACTATAAATGAGGAACTTAATAGGAGAGCACAAATGCCTCCAGTAAAAGAAAACAAAGATGAGCAACAAGTATCTAATTCTGAATAAAGGTGAAACACCTTTTTCTCAGGTTGTAAATGATTGTGAAACAGGTTTCTGTTTCCCTGTTGGAAAAGGGGAGAATTTATCTACTGTTATTAAAAAAATGTGTAGTTATCTCTCCAAAATAAAAACAGAGGAAACAGATCCCTATTTTAGGAATTCTGTAGCCCACGATATTACTGCTGCAGATATAACAAATTGGGATTTAGCATATTCATGGGGTGACCATGCAGGATTATATGCACCTATCTCTCACACTCATAGTTTATTAGATTTAACTCAAAGCAATGCCACTACAGGACAAGTACCTGTGTGGAACGGAACAGAGTGGGAACCCCAAACAATAGGAGGAGGTGGTGGTGGACCAGAAAGTGACCCTGTATTTACAGCATGGTTATCTGGAGTTCCTAATCTTTCAGAATTTAATAATGATGTTGGTTATCTGATATCAGTAGGATTAGGAGATGTTTTAACTGTTAATAACGATGGTGGAAATATAGGTATAATAAATATACCTTCAATAGGTCCTAGCAACTCAGATACAGCTATTGATATAACTAATAGAATTTTAAAAACATCAAATGCTTCATCATCAGTAAATTGGGAAACTAGGGAATTAATTGATGGAATATATGGAACATCAGTAGACTGGTATAATAGAAGATTAATTGATCCTTTATTAAATAATGTCATTACTTGGGATAACGGAGTTGTAATAAATGGACTATTATATCCTTCGTCAGATGGTTCTAATGGATATGTACTAACTACAGATGGTTTTGGAACTCTAACTTTTGCACCTATTTCAGAAACAGATCCTATTTATACAGCAAGTAGTTGGTTTTCAACTACTAATAACTCTTCTGATTGGGACGCTGCATTTTCTTGGGGTGACCACTCTTTAGCTGGGTATTTAACAGTTGAAAGTGATCCAGTATTTAGCGCTTGGTTATCCACTCCTCCTAATGTTTCTATTTTTACAAACGATGCTGGATATACCACACTTTCTTCTTTTTCAGCAGGAACAGGTATATCTTATAACAACTTAACAGGAGTTATTACTAACTCTGCACCAGATCAAACTGTTTCTCTAACAGCAGGAACAGGAGTGTCTGTAACTGGTACATACCCTAACTTTACTATTACTAATAGTGCCCCATCTACATTAAGTGGTTCAGGTACAACAAATTATCTTCCTAAATGGTCTGGAGCAAGTTCACTAACAGATAGTCAAATATTTGATAATGGTACAAATGTAGGAATTAATCGAGCGACTCCGAATTTTCCACTAGATGTAAATGGAGAAGTACTTGCAAATGGTGGTATTAGAATCGCTAGTGGTACCGGTGTAGGTAATAAAACAGGTATTTATCCCGGAAGTAATCAATTACAATTTTGGGCTGGTAATGGAAATATTGCCCAATTTAATTTGGGTGGTGGGGCTGCTGGGATCACAAATTATGTTTTTACACAAGGACTTGGACGCGCTATTGGAGGTTCTGATTCTGTTGCATCATTTAGAATTGCAGCAACAGTACAATCTAGTTTAGTTGCAAATACTGTTAATTTTACGCAACTTTTAATTGATCCCCAGTATATACAAAGTACTTTTGGTTCTGGAATACTAAGAGGTGTTTATTATAACCCTATACTCACAAGTTTAAATGGATCAACACATAGAGCATGGGAGAATACATCTGGTGATATTGTATTTGGAAATCTTGCAGGTGTAGGGACCAGAATGGTAACTGCAAGTGCAACAGGTCAGTTATCTACACAATCTATTCCAACTGGTGACGTTTCAACATCTGGTTCATACGCAAATCCTTCTTGGATTACTTCTTTAGCTTGGTCTAAAATAACAGGAACACCTACTACGTTAAGCGGATATGGTATAACAGATGCATTTCCTTTAGTTGGTGGTTCTTTAACAGGAACTGCTGGTGCTGGATTTTTTGGTGCAATTGCACAAAGTTCTAATCCTCCTACACCAGTTAGTGGTTTTAGATTATTTGCTAATAGTTCACATGCTTTTAGTTGGATAGGTCAAAATGGTTATATTAGAACATTTGATGGAACAGCAAATACTGCAGATAGAATCTATACACTTCCAAATATTTCTGGAACACTTCCACTTGGTACAGGAACTACAAATGAATTAACTTATTGGTCAGGTACAAATACAATAAGCACATTAACAACTGCTACATATCCATCTCTTACAGAATTAAGTTATGTAAAAGGTGTAACTAGTGCTATACAAACTCAATTTGATTCAGGTAGAGAGAATCATTTAATAAGAGCTTATGCAGCAATGGGTTCTACAGTAAAAGCTCAATCTCTTGGAATGGGTATGCATAATATTGGTAGTGCTGCAACAATTGGTGCTACAAATAATAGTAGGCTTACATTAATTGCAATATATCTCGAAACACCTCAAACAATTACAGGTGTAAAATGGTATCAAGGAACATTGGGATCTTATACAGCAAATAATGAAAATAGAGTGGGATTGTATACAGTTTCTGGTGGAACATTAACTCTTGTTGCATCCTGTGCAAACGATGGTAATTTGTGGCAAACTGTAGCAAGTAATACTTTTGGTGCAAAAGCATTTTCTTCAACATATGCCGCTTCTCCTGGTTTATATTATATAGGGTTGTTATATAGTAATAGTGCAGTTACTACAGCCCCAACAATAGGCATTAGTTCAAATGTTGTAAACTCTAATGTACAATCTGGTGATTTTTCTAATGGTTTAGGTTTACAGTTAGTTAAAACAACAGTTGTAGCACTTCCTTCGAGTATAACTGCATCAACATATACACAAGTTCAGCAACAATATTGGGCAGCAATTTACTAAAATTATTAAATATGATAACGATTCAACTTAAAGCAAAACATTATTATTATATTGCTTATTATTTAAGAAATAAATCTATTGAGCAATATTATAAATTAACAAATCGTATTAAAACACAACTGCAGAATAATTTAGATATGGATGCTATGTTTGACATAGATGTACATCCTTGGGAAATAATTGATATATTTTCAATTCTTACAAATCTTCCAGAAGGTCAGGCGACAATGATAAATGCAGAAATGATGGATTTATTACAACCACAAATGGTTGCAGGTATTACATCAGAAATGATGAATGGTATTTTACCAGATTTAGATGGTAATTTACCAGAAAATGCATTATGGCAAACAGTCGCAGCAGGTATAACAGCAAGACGAAATGAAAATTTCACAGCTAGAGATGCAGCAATAACTTACGGTAAACAATTAATAGATCAGTTATAATGGTAGTAACATTACAAAATTGTGTTGAAAAACTATTAAAAGATGATGTTATTCAACAGTCACATGTGTATAGTTATAAGTCTAAAAAGTATTGGAAGATTATAAAATCCATACATATATTACTTTCCAATAAGGAGGTAATTACAGTACCATATGGTTTTTATTATGATATGGCAACTATACCAAAATTATTATGGTCATTAATAAGACCATTTAATGATGCATTACTAGCTACCTTAATACACGATTATTTGTATATACATCAAGAGGCTCATAATTTAACAAGAGCACAAGTAGATAAAGAAATGCTTATTTGGAGTAATAAAATTAATGGAAACAAGTTTGATAATTATTTAAGATATGTATTTGTTAGACTTCTTGGATGGTTGTGGTGGAAGAAGTTAATTTAACACTAGAGATTATTTTTGAAAAGAGCTTAAAAATTAGTATATTTAATATCATGAAAAACTGTAATAACTGTAGAAAAGAACTTGAGGTTCTATTGTGTGATGTTCCTTCAAAATGGAGAGAACAAATAATTAATGTAATATGTATCTATATGGAAAGTCAAGAATTTCCTTGTAGAGATATTATTACATGTATAAGTGATGAGATGGGAACATTAAATCCTCTCTGTTTAACTACTACTTTACAAGAGTGGGAAAATTTATCATGGTATGATAAAATGCAGTTGATTATCAATAAGTTATGTTCAATTATTGATTCTGGGAATATCTCTGTAGAAAATACCTTTTCTATTCATTTTCTAGGTACAGGATCAGATATTGATCCTTTACAAGCGGAACTTCAATTAAGTGGTGATTCTGGACAAATTCCAGGAATAGAGATAAGACCTGATGGATTATATATTCCTTCCCAAGCTATAACTTTTGATAGAGGAATAGAGTACTCATCTCCAGGAAATGCTAGACTTGTGGCTATAGAAGATGGAGCTGGTACACATCACCTTTGGAATTATGATAAAAGTGCATTTAGAGCAGGTATTACAACAGGAACTCAATGGAACAATTTTAATATAGGAATTGGTTCTGCAGCATTTGGTAGAAATACACTAGTTTCTGGTGATTATTCTTTTGCTGCGGGAGATACAATTTCTATAAATACTACAGGTATTTATTCTTTTGGTGTAGGTAAAAATAGTACAATTAATCAACCCTACTCTGGAGCATTTGGTTTTGGACATTCTATTGTTGTTGATTCAGGAACATCAGGAACAGAAGGTGCAAGTTTTGCAGCAGGAATTGGAAACCAATTAAAGGCAGGTGTAGGTTATGGTATAGGTGTTTATAATATCATTGGTGGAAATTATTCAGGTGGTATTGGATATGATAACGAAACAGATGCTCTCCATTCTCATCTTATAGGTAAAGGATTAAAAAACTTATTACTAACTAATAATCAAGTAGATAATCATATTATTATTGGTAACTTTAATAATATAGTAAATCCTGATGATATTGATGAATTAGGTGGTGATACTTATACAGAAAAAGTATGTTTTACAGTTGCTGGTGGATATGAGGAAGATGATTCCCCAAATCCTCCTATTGAACATAGATCTGATGCTTTAAAGGTTTATAAAACAGGTACTGTTAAATTCTATGGTGCTATAGACCAAAGAACATCTACAAGAGGTATGATACCTGCTAGATGGCTGACTATAAATAGACCTTCTTCTCCAGAGGAAGGTGAAATGGGTTTTAATACTAACCTTAATCAATTAGAATACTGGAATGGTTCTACTTGGATACAATTTTAAAACATAAACAATGCAACTTGATATCTGTAAATATACAAATGTAAAAACATGCGATGAAGTAGGTCTAAATAAAAGACTAGAATTCTTATTCTCAAAAGTATGTGAACTTACTTTAAATCAGTCATCTTATGAATTACCTATTGCAAGTGATACTATACTAGGTGGAATTAAAGTAGGTGATGGACTTATTATAAATCCAACAACAGGTGTTTTAAGTGTTGTAAATAATACAACATCTGGAAGATTTGGAATCGAGGATAATCTTGGATCTCAAGATAGAGAAATAGATATGGAGGGGTATAATTTTGAGATTTTTTCTCAAGATTTACTTAGTGATACATATGCAAGTTGGTTTATTGATAATACATCAGTATCACTTACTGCAAATATGGGTTTATATACTACTGCATATGATATTTTACCTGATGTAATTAGATCTTATGCTCAAGATGACGTTTTTTATAGAAAATTTGATGTTACTTCTGTAGGTGTAACTTTAGAACAATACAATGGAGTAACAAGTGAATTACAAACTTTTCCATTCTCTTCAGGTTATCTAGCTACATCTGTAAATAACATAGTTGCTGACCAATTTGGTAATATAAATTTACCTATTCCTGTAGTATCTAATGGAGTAATATCAGGATGTATTGTAACTTGGTTACAAGATTATGAATATAATATAAGTGCAGGAACATATGTTATAAATGGTCAGACTTATTATTCCCCAAGTACAAATATTACACTAAGTCCATCAGATCCAGATGATGATAGAATTGACACTTTTGTAGTAGACGTATTTGCAAGTGCTTCTGTTCTTGAGGGAACTCCTTCTATTACTCCTGCACCTCCTTCTGCTGATGTTTTAACACAACTTCAGATAGGTACTGTACTTGTAGGAGCTGCAACAACAAGTCCAACTATAGTTGAAGAATTTATATATGAAGAAAATACTGAGTGGACTACTGCATCATCAATAGCTATTGATGCAACATCTGTGTCATCTCCTATTAATGGATCAGTATCAATTGAAGCAACAAGTGCAAGTATAGGAGAATACATAACTTTTGATACTTCTTCAACAGATATCTCTATTTATAATACTTTATCTTTTAAGATAGTCTCTAAAGGATTTTGGTCAAATGATAAAAAACTTAATCTTAGATTTAAAGATACAGGTACAGTTATTGGACAAAGTGTAATCGTAGGTAATGGTAATTATGGATTTAATTCAGCAGATCCTATAGAACAAATTATAACTATCCCATTATCTGAATTTGCTATTAATGCAAATATAACAACTCTTGAAATAACAGTTGTAGGAAATGCTGGAACAATAGGATTCTTTATTGATGATATTAGATTACAAGCAGGAATTATATCAAACGTAGCCTCTTCCAATCCTTGGTTACCATCAGGAAATGATATATATAATACAAATACTGGAAATGTGGGTATTGGAATTATACCTTCTTATAAATTACATGTAGCTGGAACAGCTCAGTTTGGAGCATCTCAATCAGATATATTTAGATTACTTGGTGGAAATATTGTATTTCAATATAATACATTAGGTACATCAGAAAATAGATTATACTCAGGATCACGTTTACATATAGATAGTGCTTCAAGTACAAGATTTTCTTTTGGTACAGTTGGCGGTAATACACCTCTAGGTACAACAGAAGGTATGATGTATATGGGTGATATATTAAATACATCAGGAATAAAAAATGGTTTTGGAATTAATTCAAGATTTTTACATTCTTCTGGTACAGGGGCTGTTAATATATTTAACATTAATCCAATATTCAATCAATCTGGAGGAACTCCTATTGTAAGAGGTTTTTATTACAATCCTTCTTTTACTACTCCTTTAGTTGGTACACACTATGCATGGGAAAGTACATCAGGATATTTTAAACATGTTGGTTCTGGACCTGATGTTTTTGAAATTCAAATAAATAACACTGATACAAGTGGTGGAATACATGATTTACTTTTTTACATGCAAGATGGTATTCAAATTGAAGCTAGCGATAACAGTGATATTACTGTAAGTACATTAATAGAAATAAATCCAAATGAATTAGCATTAAAACACAATATTTCATCATTTATATCTTTGAAACAGGGTTCAAGTTTATCAAATGAATTAATTCTATATTTAGGTGATTTACCAAATTATGTAGATAATACTGCAGCATTAGGAGCAGGATTAACTCAAGGAAGAGTATATAGAAATGGTGACGTTTTACAAATAGTACATTAATGAAATTTTTAGGAATAACAGCCACCTCTGGTAGACATTGGTGTATGGAAAGGACACTTGGAATGTTTTTAAATCAGGACTATGATGGTCTTCAAACTTTGCTTATTTATAATAATGCAGAAGTTAGTTTAGATTTACAATTAAATGACCTTCCTACTAATAAGGAGGTCATTCTTATTAATAACTACAAGTCCAAAACAACAAGAATGCCATATAATAATCTTGGAGAGATTTATATGGATTGTTTAGATTATATAGAAAAGCTTGGATTAAAACCTGACATAGTTAATCATATGGATGATGATGATATATATTTAAAAAATCATATATCTGAAGGAGTCAAGGGTTATATTAGAGGTGGAAAACTTGCATATAAACCTCAAAAGTCATATTACAGAGACATAAATGGAACAGTGCTGGCAGAAAATGTATTAGAACCATCAATCTTTGTAAATTATGAGCACTTAAAAGAATATGGATACTTCCAAAGAAGTGTAGATCTTCATCATAAATGGTTGCAACCTTTAATTAATAGTGATCAGTTATTTGTAGACCCAACAGGACAAGCTACATTTATTTATGACTGGAATCACCAACAGCCTATATGGAAGACATCAGGGGACCCAAATAACCCTGAGAATTTTAATAATTATAAAAAATCAAGTAAAGATCATGGGGATGGAATATTAACTCCTTTATCTCTTGATATAATAGAAAAGTATTATTTATGATATTTTTACAAGCAGTGCCTCATGATTTATATTTTCAATGGCAAATAGAAGTACAAATAGTAAACTTTAGAAAATTTGAGATATCACAAAATATGCATATATGTGTATGGTATCCAAAAGGAAGTCAGGAATTACCAAAATGGAAAGAAATACAGAGAAAATATCCAGAAGTAAAAATTGTTTGTTATGAAGATAGTGGAGTTAATTTAGGGTTATATATCCCCCAATTAAGACCTCATACTTTAAAAAAGCATTTTGAGGCATATCCAGAATTAAAAAACGAGGTAATTTTTTACCATGATTCTGATATAATTTTTAATTACTTACCAGATTTTAATCAACTAAGTAAAGGAAAAATATGTTGGCAATCAGACTGCTCTCATTATTTGGACTATTCCTATCTTTCTAAAAAAGAACAAGAAGGAAAAATCCCAGATAATTTAGCTATAAAAAAGTTGGCAGAAATAGGATCTATCTCTGTAGATACTATAGAGAAATATGATAAAAAGACAGGAGGTGCTCAGACAATCCTTCGTAATATAGATTCCCAATTTTGGCAAGATGTTGAAGATATGTGTCTCGAAATAAGAAAATCTTTTACTTATGGACAACCAGATTCTATAAATTCAAGATTCTTTCCAAATGAAAATGCAGGATTTCAATCTTGGTGTGCTGATATGTGGGCACTTAATTTTGCTCAATGGAAAAGAGGTCAGGAAACAAATATAACAAAAGAGCTTGATTTTTCATGGGCTACTGATTCAATGGAAACCTTTGAAAAGAAACCTATATTTCATAATGCAGGTGCTTTACCAAATAATACAGAAGGTGTATTTTATAAAGGAAAGTGGATAACAGCTTCACCAATAGGAAAAAATCTACCTCTTCCTCCAAAAAACAAAGCTTCAAGAATGTATGTTTTGGCAATCAATGAAGTAGAATAATTTTAAAAGTTATTTTTATAAAACAATAAAAATCAGTATATTATGTATAAAGCAAAAAAAGGGACTCATAGAGGATATAAAAATACAGAAAAAGGATATAATGAATTTATAGGATATGTTACTTTTTCAGAAGATGCGTTTATGGAAATAGAAGTTAAAGTTAATGATTTTGGTACAATAGATGATCAAATAACATTATCAAACGTTAATGAAGGTGAGTATACAATAAATTTTCCAAGAGGTATAAATTTAAATGAAAAAACTGTTTTGGAAATTCAACCTGTTTTTTCAGATAGTATAACTGGACAAGGAGCCTTTATTTTTGTAAAGTCTTTATTAGAAGGAGATTCTAAAACTATACATTTTCACTCATATTTTACAAAAGATGGGTTTAATCTATCAAATGTTTTTATAGGAGTTACTACATGTATAAGAATAATAAATTATGAATAATTTTTGGAAAGGTATATTATCAGAAAATGGATCTTTTTCTTCTAAAAGATTAGTAACTGTAATTACAGCGGGTATATTCTTAATGAGTTGTGTTACAGTAATTACGCTTTTAATATTTATGTTTTTATCAACAACAAAAACACAATCTATAAATATAAAAGCTCTTGCAGAATTAACTGAACTTTTAAGAGATATAATGTATTATGAATTTATGGTAGTGATTGGTGGACTTGGATATATTACAGCTCCTCAATTTGCAAGTGCTTTATCATCCTCTTTAACATCACTTACAAGAAGTAGACAAAAAAATATGGGATTTGGGTATGGAATGGATTATGGACTTGGTCAGGATATTAACGTGCCTAACCTAGATATTCCAAAAGGAGAAATAAAACAAGATACTAACGGAGAATTAATAGGATAATGCGTAGATTAACGACACCTGAGATAATCAGAAAATATGGACAACCTGGAGATGAAAGTCAGTTTACGGTAATTACTTTACCGTACCCAATGCGTGTTGCTTGGGATAAATCTGTCAAGATAACTAAACTAAGGTGTCATAAGTTAGTAGCTACAAAACTTTCAAATATCTTTAACCAGATTTTGGAAGTCTATGGTTATCCTAAAATCGTAGAATTAGGTATTGACCTTTATGGTGGATGCTATAATTTTAGGAAAATGAGAGGTGGATCAGATTGGTCAAGACATTCTTGGGCAATTGCTATTGATTTAGATCCAGAAAGAAATCAACTAAAACAGGATAATAAAACTGCGGTTTTTGCAAGACCTGAATATAAACCAATGATTGATATATTTTATAGGAATGGGTTTTTAAGTTATGGTATAGAAAGAAATATGGACTGGATGCACTGGGAGGTAGCATCTTAATTTTAAAATTCTATGGAAATCTGGAAAGAAATACCAAATGCTTCTAAATATGAGGCTTCAAATCAAGGAAATATTAGATTAAAAAAGAACAGTAGACTTCTTAAACAATTTGAGACTAAATCTTATAGTAAAGGTTACTTATGTTGTCGAATTCATTTTGATTCTGGATTAATTCGAACCAGATTAGTTCATAGATTAATAGCTATAACTTTTTTAGAAAATGTAAAAGATGAAGTAAATCATAGAAATGGAATCAAAAATGATAATAGAGTAGATAATTTAGAATGGTGTACACGATCTGAAAATATAAAACATGCTTATGATACAGGTCTTAAAAAGTATAGACCTCTTCACTATAAAGGAAAAAAGAGATTTTTACACAATAGATCAAAATCTATAATATGTTCAAATGGTAAGACTTATGGATCAATGAATCAAGCAGAGAAAGAATTAGGTCTTGGAGAGGGAGTTATATCACTTTCTATAAAACAAAAAAGAAGTCTAAAAAACGGGATGCATTTTGAAACAGCAAATTAAAATATAGATGGAACAATTATTTCAGGCAGTTGGTTATGCTACAGGAGCAGCATTATTATTCTTAGGTAAGAAACTTTTTGACACTGTATATGAATACGTTAAAAAAAGAAAAGCTAATAGAATGTTTACTCAATCTGTACAAGTAAGTGCTAAAATAAATCAAGAGTTATCTACAATAAGAGATAAGTTTGGATTTAACAGAGTATCTCTTATTGATTATCATAATGGTACAGAAAATTTTAAAGGATTGAGTTTTAAGAATGCTTCAATGAGAAATGAAGTAATTGATATAAGAACTAGACCTTTAATATCAGAGTTTCAAAATATACCATGTTCTATTGTAGCAGATATGCTTGTGAAATTAGAAGAATCTAAAAAGAATTATATAGTTGTTACTGATCAAGGTGATTCAGAAACAGCTATAACATATAGAATGTTTGGTGTTAAAAAAGCTTATAATTTTAAACTCGGAAAAACGCTTGTTGATGGGGTTATAAGTTGTGTGTATACTGAAAATGATCATGATTTATCTGAGGAAGATATTTTAGATATAAAAGCTTCTTTACAAAGAATATTCTTAATAAGATTAAAAAAATAGTAAACCTTCTCCCATTAGGAATATAAATGGGTGCTTAAAATATGAAAGACTTAGGAATTGACAAAGGTCTAGTTAAAAAGTACGAAACATCTAGCCCTGTATTCAAAGGAATGTTTGGATTTAGGAAATTGTTCTGGACTTACCTTAAAAAATTAAATGTTGTTTTCTCAGATCCATGTTGCGATGAAGCTTCTGGAGATGACAAACAACCAGTTGCTTGGGATTTAAGTCAAGGTCAGATTGTAAGATTTGACGGAACAAGTTGGGTTCCAATACCTTAAGGTAAAAAGAAAACAGGGAAGATTAACTTCCCTGTTTTACATTTAAACCTATTACCATGTCAATCTCATTGAAATAAGATTCGTCATATCCTTCTTTTTTTAATTGCTCAATAGCCAATTTTTTCCATTTTAAATATTGGTCTTGCGTTTCAAACTTATAGCAATCCCACCATTTTTTCTTTTTTCCATTAAATACAATAGTTCCATCTTCTGGTAAATCTTCATATTTTAGATTTACCCCAATCATGCTAAATTGCTTATTGGCTAAATAAGATAATAAATCAATACTACTTTTTTTCAAACCATATTGTTTTTGCTCCTCCATCAAAAGGGTTAAAACATATATACATGTGCAAATTTGTTTTGTAGGCTAATCTTACAACAACAGAAATTAATGATTTTCCATTCTTAGTTTTACCTGAATGTATATTATCTTCTGTTATCCTTAAGAGAGTAGGTATACAATCTATACCTACTCTTCTCTCAGATAGTCTTTCTAGGAAATGCTTTGTATAATTAAGTTTTATGAATCCTTTTGGGTAAAAGAATTTTTTAGTTAAAATTTGTGTTCTGTTAACATTCATAACAACTTTTTCTTTTCTTCTATATCCTGCTGGAATCTATGTGCAGCAAGATAATCTTGTTTGCTAGCTGCAGCATCCCTCAAGGATTCTAGTTTTTTAATTTGCTCCTCTAATTTTGCAGGAACTATTTTACTTGAGCTTTCAACACTCACCAAAAATCCATTCTTGTCAAAATAAAGATTTGCAATCGTAGTGTAATCACCTTTTGTGATTTCAAATGTCTCCTTCTGCAGAGACTTCTTTTCCAATGGTTCATTTTGCCAACCACCAAAAGAGTTGAAGAGATTAGAAACTTCTCTTTCAAAAATTCTTGAAAACATATCTTTCATATCTATAAAATTTTACATTATATTTCACAAATCTTGTTCCTCTCTATTTTTTTATTAAGAGTTTCTTTCTCTTTGTCATAAATACTGCCAATTTCTCCTATTTTTATGACTTCTTGTCTATCAAGAGCATAACTATCAATCAAATAGTCAATAGATGACTTTCCTCCTAATACCTCTAATTCTTGATGAGGGTACAGTATTCCGTATATGTTGGCTCTTATTGTAGATCTTCCATTATGAGTATGATAGTTTTCACATGCTCCTTTTGCCAATTTAGACATTTTTGAGTACTTTGCTGATATAATCATCTCAATATCTAGTGCCCACTCAGATAAGTCTACAATAAAGTACATTACATTATCTTCCTCATAGCATTCTATAATTGGTGCGTTTTTATCTAAAATCTTTATAATATCAGGAATCTTATCCATCATATTTCTTATCTCAATAATGAGCTGGAAATTATCAATAGAATAATCTTCCCAAAACATATACGATTTTATATCACTACTCTTTGGTAGTCCTGTAAGAGGTAATAGGAATAAATCTGATTTACTTCTATACTCTTTTGGTATTAATTCAACATCTTTCATTCTTTAATTTTTTTGTTAATTCTTTTACTTTTGGACATTTATCCAAATTTGACTCTACTTGCATATGAACCTCTGGGTGTAAAATTACGATATTCCATTCTTCAAATGCAAATTCAGGGTATTTATTTTTAGGTAATACATGGTGATAACATGTGCTATTACTCCTAAAAATGAAACCAGGAAGTTCCCTGCCAGTTTCATAGCAGTAACAACTTCCTGTTTCATCTTCTCTTTTATCCCAAATAGATCTAAAAAAATCAGGCATTTGTACTTCCAAATCCTTTTTCTCCCCTTTCTGTTTCTTCCAAATTTTCCGTTTCATCAAACTTAACTTGTATTACTGGACAAATTACTCCTTGAGCTATTCTATCTCCAAAGTTAATTAAAAAAGTTTCATCTCCTGTATTTTGCATAATTATTTTTGCCTCACCAGTATAATCTGAATCTAAAGTTCCCGGTGAGTTTACAACTCTTAAGCCTGTTTTAAAACTTACTCCACTTCTAGGTCTAATTTGCATTTCATAACCTTCAGGTATTTTAAAAGCCAATCCTGTTGGAATAAGAACAGTTTGTTTGGGTTTAATTTCAATTTCTTCTATAGAGTGAAAATCAAACCCAGATGCTCCTTTAGTTTGATATTGTGGTATCTGAGCCAATTTGTTCAGCTTCTTTATTTTCACTTTCATATATTTCTTTTTTAATTTCTGCCAAAAATTCAGGATTATCTTCAAGAATCTTTCTAAAATCACTTTCTGGATATTTAGTTTCTTTATAAGTAACAACTCCAGCTCTTAATTTTATGATACCTTCTTCTTTTGCCATGTCTACAAGTTCACCTATTTTATCAAAACCTACTCCATAGATAACATCTATTTCTGCAGAAGTAAAAGGTGCACCCATCTTATTCTTTATTACTTTAATAGTAACTTTATTTCCAAGTTTTTGGTCACCATTCATTATAGAATTATCTTTAGTTGTACTTCTTACAATTTCCATTCGTACGTGAGAATAAAACTTAAGAGCATTTCCACCTTGAGTAGTTTGAGGAGAACCATACATTACACCTATCTTTTCTCTAAGTTGTCCAATAAATATAAAAGTACAATTATGTTTAGAAGCAAGATAATTGGCTTTCATTACAGCTTGACCTAACATTCTTGCATGTTTACCAATAGCTGAGTCACCAACCTCACCTTCTACTACTGATTTTGGTTGTAAAGCATTATAACTATCATAAATAACAAGTCCAAATTCTCCTGTTTCTACAAGTCTATCAACTTTATTATATGCTCCTTCTCCAGCACTTTCGTCCATTTGAATCATATAAAGGTCATCCAGATTCATACCAAGTGCTTTCGAATAGCTTGCATCAATACTATTCTCAGCATCTACATAAATACATTTAATGCCTTTTCTTTGAGCATTACCTACGATTGTTTGACAAAGAGTGCTTTTTCCAGATGATTCCCACCCAAAGATTTCAATTATCTTACCTACTGGAACACCTCCTACACCTAATGCACTATTTAATCCAATTGATCCAGTATCAATAACTTCTACTTCTGATGATGGAACATGACCATGTAGAACTGCACCTTTACCATAATCTTTTTCAAGACTTTTTAATACGTCTTCTAGTTTTTGTTTTTCTGCCATATAATTAAATATTATTTTCGAAATACCATTTTTCTACTTGTATACCTTTTTGTAGAATTCTTGCCTCAACCTGTTCTGAAATTCCAAGTTTTTCAATTAAGCAACGAGTTCTAAAATGAACATCACCTATCTCCTCTATAATTTTTTCAACACTTGGTTTTTGTCCTTCTTTTCTAGTTAGTCTTTTTACTAAAACTTCACTCAGTTCAGATAATTCTTCTACTACTTTAAGAGTTAATCTTTCTTCGTCAAAATTATCTGCCATCTTTTTGAATATTTCCATACTACAAATTTACTAAATTTATTTGAAAAAGAAAAGAATTATATTCTTGTTATCTCACAAGCCCCACCTGCACAAGCAACTGATGCATAATCACTTATGTCTTTATATTCAGGTTTTTTTAAGATTTTTGATAGGTCTACATGTTTAAACTTTTTGTTAATGGTTTCCCATTTATGTAAAATGTGAACATCTTTTAAACAAAGTATCATCTGATCAGTATCATTTTTAAAATAATTTTTTGCAAACTTTTTTGCTCTATCTAACCAATATTTTTTAAGTAATACTTGTTCACGGGTTCCTGTAATAGGTTTATTTCTATCTAAAACTGAATCACATGCCATCCATAAATCTTCATTAAAGTAATGTAATGCATCAACAATTAACCCTGCTGCAAATAAAGAACCAACACCATACTTACTAACTATATCTTCCATAGGTACAATTTGTGTTAAAGGTGCTTGATTCCATCCTCTACTTCCATAATTTTCTAAGAATGATATAGCAGTAAAAGAGTTTTTATTTTCCCAGATATAATCTATCATAGGTTGTTTGTCACCTTCAAAAGAAACAGTACAAGATACATTATGATTAATTCCTTTATATCCACATAATTCTTCATTTGTTCCTGGTATTACCCAGTTTTCCTGAACTAATTTGATATATTCCAAATGTTTTATACCAAGTATATCTTTTTTTAAGATAGCTTCTTTTGGAGCATTTATTGGAACATAAATAACATAATCTGTTTTATTATCATTATGAACGCTTTCTTCAATTATAAAAGGCATATTTTCGACTACCCATTTTGCAACATCATTTTCTTTATTTATTTGCATTATTCTAAAATACTGTCTATCTTCTTCTGCTGACATCCCACCAACTGTCATTGCTACAACGCTAGAATTTCCACCTGGTTTTACACAAGTTGTTCTTGCTGATTGATTTATACCTATAATTTTAGAAATTATTTTATTTGTTTCTTTTACAACTTCTGCTCCTTTTCTTAACCAATCAGGATTAAAAAGTTTAGGGTTATTCATCCAACCTATAATACTAATACCTAGTAAGGCTTCTTTTTCAAAGATTTTTTTACTTATTTCACCTAAGTATGGCATGTCAGTATATCCAGCTTGTAAAGTACCCATAATAGCAGCATCTTCACAGTAAATTAAAAATTGTTCTAAGTTCTTAATATTCTGAGCAACTATTTCATTTAAATTACATCCTTGTACACCAAATAAATTTTCGTTTACTTTCACAAATTCTGATATATCCTCATAATCTATTTTAGATAAATCACCATTATAAAGAACTGGAAGTTTTGAAATTTCAAAACAAGGATTAAACATATCAAACCAACTGTTTGCAAAGACAAAACCTATATCATTTGTACCATTATTAATATTAACTATCTTTTCAAATTGTTCTTTTGTTACCTGACTTCTTAATAATATTACACTATTGTTAGTTCTTTCTCTTTGTTTATTTATAGTTCTCCAATTACCTGTTTTTGACATTATCATTTCCTCATCATTTGGATCAACTATAAAATCTAAAGCTGCTCTTCTTACCCCTCCACTTAAAACAGCATTTGATACATGGCAAATAATATCCCCAACTGCAATTGGTCTTAATTTATTACCTTCATTTGTAATCCAGTTTTCTAAAAACTGCTCTATTTTTTCTAAAGCTATTTTTAAAGGTTCTGGACCTGGAGCCTTAAATCCACCTGATAAATAAGAACCTTTTTCTCTGATTCTAGAGAAATCAAATCTTACATTGTATCCTGCATATTCAGGAAATGGTTGTTTTTCTTCAAAATAAGAAGACATTAAAACACCTAATGAATCTGCCCATCCTTCTATACTATCTTCTATTACATATGTCTTACTACCAAGATTTCTTTTTTTAATAGATGATATATTATTAACAAAAGGTAATAACAAACCTACACCTACACCGCATCCATTTAATGCTAAAAAGAAAACTTCTTGAAAAACAGTATTTCTCATTGCATGAGTTGATGTACAATTATACATTCTTAAATTTGATCTTTTAATTTGATCATATCTATACTGTAAATTTCTTTGAGACGCTAATATACCCATCTCTTTTAAAGAATTTAGTGAAGACTGTAAATAGGGTTCAAGTTCAGTAATATATCCATACTTTTTTCTATGTCCTTCTATTATATCTTCACATACTTCTTCCCAGTTTTCGTATCTATTTAATTCGTCTTTCCATTTAAAATAATCAGAGTGAAGCTTTAAATCACTTAAAAATTTTCTACCTTTATCCATATATTTAATATTTTTTAGATTAAAAAGTCGGGAAGTTTTTGCTCCCCGACTTGGTCTATTAATATACAACTTTATTCTTCTTCGTCAAAATAATTTTTAAAAGTACTTCTTATCTTTTTTCCTAATTCTTCATCATTAGGATTATCTTTCATTATTTGCAAAATTAATGAAATTATTGCTTCTTTTGTCTCAAGATTATTAATTAATTCTTTCATAATATATTAAATTTATTAAGAAATTCTCTTACTTTTTCTATTAGCTCATCAATTGTTCCATTATTATCTATAACATAATCAAATTCATAATCGTTCAAAGCTATTTCAGATTCATGAACTAAAGATGCAACTTTATGCGTCTCTCTATTAACTCTTAATGTAATACCTTGATGTTGTTTTATAACTCTAGCTTCATTTGGAAAACGTAAATCTGTTATAATCCAATTTGGTAATTTATTAATTACTGGATACATAGAACCTGCCTGTATATCCTTATATTCTTTATAATCAACCATAAGAGCATTTACCCAAGAATCAGGGTGTAAATTATCTCTAATAGCTTCTGTACCAAGTTTTTGCAAAAACTCTCTTACAGTCATAGGTTTACCTGTATCTCCCCATAATAATATATCATCTACACTTTCAAAATCAAAATTAGTCCACTCTTCTCCTAAATAAGTTTTCTTAAACTCTTGATCTTCAAACTTTTCTACAGGGATTCCTGTCATGAGAGATGCGATCTGTTTAAGTTTTCCTGCAAAAGCTTTTTGTTTCCATTCAGAATTCAAATGAAATCTTTCGATCCATTCATAATTAGCATTTTCAATATTATTTTCTTTGGCTACACTTAGTCCTTGAATTATTTTACAAATTAAATTTTTGCCCGAACCCATGTAGCCCGATATACCTATTATCATACCCAATTTTTATTGTGTTTAATTAATGAAATCATCCCTTCACTTATACTATATTTTTTAGAAAGAACTTTCCCTTTTTTACCTTCTTGTAACTCTTGTCTAATATTAAAAACTATTTCTTCAGATAATTTTTTATTAGGAGAACTATCACCTTGTGGATTAACACTATCAGCCACTACTTTTGCCTCAATCATAATTTAAATTTAATTTTAAAATACCTTTATTTTCAATAAGTTCCTTACTTGCATCCCAAATGTTATTTGAGTCTGCCCATAAGATTTCCTCTATAAGTGGAATAATACCTTTATATTGTTTTCCATATAAAGAGTATCCATTTAAAGCAGCATCTAAATCTCTTTGAGAAAGAGGAAATCTAACAGGTCTTCTGTTATTATAAGAGGTATCTCCTACTATAAACTCCATAGGTTCTACTTTATACTTTTCAAGACCTTCTTCTTTTTTCCACCATTCTACAGCAAGATGATAAAAAGCTGCTTGTAAATCATATCTGTATTTTAAATAGCCATATTCAAAGTTTTCATTATCATAAGTTGTTTTTAAGTCTTTTGGACTTATGATTTTATGTTTATGGTCAATTATAAGTAAGTCAATCTCTGATTTACAAGATATATCTTTATATTTCCACTCAATAATAAATTTTGGATAAAGTTCTATATCTTCATGTTCTTGAAATACATCCTTTATAAACTCATCATTTTTAAGGATTTTTGCAACAGTTCTTGATTTATCAAGTAAAGATATATCAACAATTGTTTTATCCATATTATCCATACAGAACTTGAAATAATCAAGAGCCTTATCAGTAAAATTAGCCAGAGCTTTATCTACTGTAGCATTCTTATATTTTCCATCATCCTGAACTCTCCTGAGAGCTTCTGCAAATCTTGTTTCAAATGAAGTAGGTAAAGTACCATTTTCCTGAATTTGTTCTTTAGTTACTTCAATTACCTTATCTGCAAGATCACCAACTTGTCCTTTTGGCTTTACTTCTTTATATAAAGCAAATTTTTCTTCTACTCTATCTTCAAAAGATTGGTCATCAGCTCTACATTCTAAAAGATAAAAGTCTACAAGGTCACCTATAATCAAGGCTGTACTCTTTATATCTTTTTTAGTTTTACCTAATTTGAATTGTTCAAAGAATTTTACAGGGTCTGTATCAAACATTTTAATCATTGAACAATTTAATGCATCAAGTTCCCTGTAGTTTTTTTCAACTCTTTGAATCTGAACTAATTGTCTTCCTGTTATCATATTGCTAGTAATTTAATTTAATTTCTGAATCTAGCAAAGGTAGTAATTCTAGCCCATTTTTCAAAGTTTTTTCAAGCCTGTCTCTTAAGTATTGAGCCAGTTCTTCTGCTGTAAATTGTTCATTTGTAACAGTTCTTAATTCTTCTCTTATCTCAGATATTCTTGTATATGGACTATTCATGTATTTTATTTTTATAATATTTACCTGCAACATTTCCATTCCAACAGTCTTCCCTAAAAAGAACTTTTTGCTCTATAAGTATAGCAAGTTCCCAATAAGACCATGACTGTTTATCTTTACATAGTTTAAGAATTTCTCTTTTAAATCCTTTTGTTGTATTTTTTTCAATATACTCCAATAAAGGTTTAGAAGAACCCCAATAATCTAACCAACCAGAATCAACAGAAGATATTTTAATTCTTTTTCTTGTTCCAACCCTTGCCTTTTTTGATAATTTGGTTTTCTTTCTATGAGTAAATGCCTTTTTACCATAGTATTTTTTGCCAGTATTATCTGTAATTACATAAATATACCCATAAAATCCTTCAGGGGGATCATATAGACATTTTCCTTTATATATCCAACATTTTTCCATCTATTACAAATTTAGGAGCATTATTAATATTACCAGTAGTTCTTTTATACTTTAAGCCTACTATAACCCCTTTAGGGTCCAAAAATCTCTCATCACTTATATCACCATCAATTACTTTATAACCCTTGTAAAAGTCAGGTAAAGAGTCTTTAAATACAACTGCAACATTTGCCTTGTTTTCTTTGAGGAATTTTTCGCACCATTTCCAGTTTCCACCAGAAAAAGAGAATGTAAAATGATGATTTGGATTGGTATTAAGTTCTATCATATATGGATTTTTCGTATATGAATAAAATATAATATTTGTAAAATTAGCAAGATTATAACCTTCTTTTGCAAATTCTGTTTCCCAATCAATATCTGTTATTACATTTAACCTTACTGCAGCCTTACCTTTCTTATTTATTTTATCTAATTCTCCATGCAATTGCTTTATAAAGTCGCTTCTTCTATCCACAAAGAAATTAGCTTTTTCAAGTCTTGCTTTTTGTACAGAGTTGAATTTCCCCATTCCTGCAGTATTTAGACATACTGTTCTACACTCCCTTGTAGAAAATCTACATAAGTTTTCACCTTTTGAATTTAAAGTGTGCGGTAGTAAAGATAAACCATATGTTTTGGTCGTATTCTTAGCCATTTTTTTATTTGTGCTACCATCAGCTAATAATTTCTTCATATAATAGACTTTTTTAATTTTTTCAAAATATCATCTATACTATCGTCTAACTTTTTTAAAGTCTCAAACTCTTTATTCCCCCATTTATAACCATTTTTTGTTTTGTAAACCAATAAACCTTTATAGTTAAAAGGTAATATTTTTTGTAGTGCTTGTATCATATTATTAAATAAAAAAGAAGGGTAGAATACCTACCCTTCTTTCATAGTTTTTAAAAAAATTATTTTCTAATCCTATAAGTTTCACCACCTATTTTAAGAACTTTAAGTGTATCAGGATTTACATTTCTGATTGGATTACTTCCTGTTTTAAGTTTTCCAGACTCTTTAACTAAAACATAAGAGCTGTTTAACTTTTGGTCTTTCATATACTGACCATTGAGTGTACGCAATGTACCATCTTGTTTTTGGAATTCAACTGTGAAAAACTGACCTTTACTATTCCTCATAAGGTTAATAGCTGTTGTTCTTGAGATTCTTTTTGTGTTCATGTTTTTATTGGTTTTTGATGTTTGAGAATTAGATACTGTTATTGCACTACCTGCCTGAACTGTACCTGATAATTTGCTTGAGTAAACTCTATATGTTCCATTATCATTAAATGTAAATCTTCCCTCATTAGCATAGTCAATCATTGTTTTTGAAACAAAGTCTTGAGTACATCTTTTATTAGGGAATTTCTTTCTCAGATAATTCTTAATTTCTAAAGTAGTTACTGTATTGTTAGCAATACATAATTGGTTTGCTGCATAGAGCACATCTAATTTGGTTACCATGTCTTTTTCGTTTTTAATTATTTCAAATGATTTTTCGTTTACAGATTGTGTTACTTTAGCCCTTCTTCCATTATAGGTATATATACCTCTAAGTTTATAATATCCATTTCCATAAAAACCTAGTAGTGTACATATAGCACCTTTTTTAAAGACATGACCTGTACTGTCTGTAATTCTTACTTTTGTTCCTGGTTCTAACATTTGTTATCTTTTTAAGTGAATTATATATTTGATTCTTGCTTGTTCTTCTTTGTAAGCAATGATTTCTGTATTTAATAAACCACCGCCAGCTTTTACAAAGGTACTATCAAATCCTCTTTCTTGCAAATTTTTATAGTTTAAAGTAAAAGAATTTCCTCTATACCATCCATCATAAACGAAAGGATTACCTGTATGAACTTCGTAAACAAGTAGTACTTGATCTGGATCATATCCTGTATAATTCAATGATTTTGAACAAGTTTCACTAAAATAGTTCCCTTCACCATAAACTTTACCAGAGAACTGATAGTTTCCTGAAGGTCTTATTTTCAAACCTTGTTCAATAATTGGGATAACACTTGTACATTTTGTACCATGTAATAAATGCCTTTTTTGAGTATTCTTTTGCTTTTTCATCCAATCTTCAAAAAGTTTATCATGTTCATGCTTTTGAATCTCAAATATAGCTTTTATTTTATTTTTACTTAATTGATCCACAAGATATTGTATATCAGGATGACCATTTATTTTCTTCATCTTAATACCAAGAGTGGATAATAGATCAGATTCATTCTTTTTAGTCTTCTTCTTTTTGTCTGTAGAAATCATAGATACCTGAGAAGCTATAGCATCAAGATTATCCTGTTCTTGTTGAAGAACTTTTTCTAAATTGATATTAGGAAGAAGATAATCTCTTACATTTCCCATCCTTCTTGGGATTTCCATATAAAGCTGCAGTAAGAGATTATTTATTTCAGTAGTCTTGGTTTTTGGAAGTTTTACTAACTGATCTAAGTACCCTTGTGCATTATTTACTTGTTTTTGTGTAACACTTTGAGCCTTAACAGTATATGTCTTAGAAACAAGACCATCTGTATATTTCTTCATTAAAAATAAAAACTCTTCCTCTGGAGAACCAGAGTTAGTATATTTTACATCTTCTACCTGTTTTACTTCTACAGCAACAGTATGAGTTACATCTTTATAACCCTTTCTTATCTTTTCATTATATTTACTATTCCATTGAGATAAGGAGTATGAGGCAGTTTGTATGGTAGATTCTACTCTACCATATTTTACATTAAAAGATGACCCACCTTCGTAGGTCATCTCGTAAAATTTATTATTGTTTTCAGTCGTTACCATTATAAGTTTGGCATATTTATTCATATTAATAAGTTATTAGAATTTCATCAACAAATACTCTTTCTCCATCCATTTGTGGATTTTCTTCATCTAAGTACTCTTCAAATGTTTCATAATCTGAATCTCTATATCTTTGAAAAGATTCTTTAATTTGTTCATCTGTAACATCTTGTGGGAAGTACCATAATTCTTCCCACATATCTCCTAAAATTTGGACTAATCTTTTATTATTCATATTCTTCTCTTTTTAATAACATATTCAAATTTATTCAAAGGTTTCTCTTGCTAACTTAATTACAAACGGAAATCTTGGCACATCACCTCCATCTTCTGTTTTTGGTGTTCTATTAAAATATTTTACAGTAGCTGTAGCTCCTATATAAGACTGTCTATCTTGCCAAACTTGTTTCAGAAAATCAAAATCTCCTTTGATATTTGATTTGAAAGTTTGTTCAGGGTTTTTATCATGTTGTAAAATAAAGAAGCCAATAGTTCCAACTCTATTGCCAGTACCTTCTTCAAAACCTACAATTTTAAATTCTTCATCTACAAAATCTTTATACTTAAGAAGTTGTTTACTCCTTTTATTTTCATAAGGACCTAAGTCAATACGAATAATAGTACCTTCGTAACCTTCTCCTAAGAATTGTTCATGATACTTTTTAATATCATCCCAAGATTTAACTTCATAGGTAGGAACTAGTACAAAACTATCACCAAACTGTAAGCTTAAAATTTTGAGATGTTCATATCTTTTACTAAAAGGTCCATCAACAGAAGGAATATCGTAACACCAAAATTGTACCTTTTCTGCAGATTCTTTTAAATCTTCAGGTTCAGGTTTTGTTTTTTTACAAAGACTAACTATTTTATTAAAATCATCCTTATACTCATGAGTATAAAGTTCACCATCAAGAATCCATTTATCCTGATACAGATGGGGAGTTGATACATAAGGTTTACCATTTCTGGACATAAGAGTATTATTTTGATTAATAGCTCTTAACCCATCTAGTTTTGGCTGCACAAATGTTCTTTTTGTAAAAAGATCTTTACTTTTGTGGGCATCATTTGCCAGCATTGGCTCAAAGAACTTCTTTTCTGTAGATATAACTTCACTATAACCTTTATCTACTTTCTTTTGCCACTTGGCTTTTGCTTCCAATAAAGCCTGTTGTTCATCAGTAGTTTCATTTGCTTTACCTATATTCTTACCTTTACAAACTGTCGGTAATGAAGTAGTTAATTTACCACCAACTTGACCTTCAATCGTGTAAAAGGTATTTCCAGATATAACAATTTCCCATTGTTGAGCTTTTCCTGTAGTACTATACTTATATAATTTAGGAAGTGTATCGTTCATATTATTATTTTTATATATTTATAATAGAAAAAGAATCCCCTATATTAGTCTATAGGGGATTCATTAAAAATCAGGACTTTACTACTCTTTGTTTCAACAAGTCTTTGATAGTTTGAATATCAGTAAATTTGATTGGAGAAATATAAGACTCTACAGAGGCTACACTAAAACTCTTATCTCTAAGAGCTTCTTCTAACTCATTAATTGTAAAGTTATTATACTCTTCGTCAAATGCTGCTATTGTCTTTTCATCAAAGTGAATACCATGAGGTTTATCATTAATACAAGCAATGAACATTTCTGTTGTTCTTAACTTTCCTGTTTCCTCTTTAGGAACAGTAATTGTTTTGCTTGGACTAACTAATACCACAACAGGTGTATCTCCAAATCCACTATAATCATAATTAACTGCAGCAGCATGTAATCCTCCTGCAGCACAAAGTCCATTATTTGTATTTATCTCATTCTCATTTATTTGATAAACTGAGCCAACTTTAATGGTATGTTTATCCCTACTATGCCATGAAGTAAATACATTCTCATTATTAAGATCTGGATTTTTGTACAATTCAGCTAAATTACCAATTCTTGTACCCTGTACTTGTTTTACAGAGCCAATGTGTTTAAGAAAGAATCCATTATCTGGATGTTGATAAACATCAAAATCTTTTGGTGATTTTTTGCTTATTTTCTTTGTGTTATAATAGGTTAAAGAAACAAATTTTGTTAAACCCTTAGATTTTCTAGACTTGGAAACAATTCTTCTGTAAAGAATTAAATTACCGTTTTTAGTTATCTTTACATCATTTTTCTTAACAAAGTTTAAAAGATCATTTCTACTTTGTTCCATTCCATTTAATGCAAGTTTCAACCAAAACATCTTAAGTGCTTGATATTCATCATCTAAGTTACCATTTGAACCATGATTTCTCTTTTCTAGAATCTCTATAAAACTAGCCAACACAACAGGTGGTATAACAAGATTTACACCTTTCATAATATAACCATCTACCATATGAACAAAATCATCGCATGTATCTAAGATAGAGGCATTTTTTTGAATTATATCTTGTCCCTCTTCATTACCTTTATCAGTTACTTTTTCTGATAATAATGACAATATATTATCAAAGGAAGCAGCTTTTTTGATTAAATCAAGTGCAGCTTGAGGAATACCAGTTTTGCATATTACATCACCTTCATGAGAGACAATAGTAAGAGAACCATCAGTATAATACAAGTTCTTGTAAGGTTTATCTGGGGCTTTAGGAAGCTCCCTATACTCGTTTAATCCTTTCTCATACATTAACTCAGAAGATAACTGCCTATTTTGTGCAGCTAAAGATTCTGCTTTAGATTCAATTTCTGCTTTTTCTTTTAAAAGCAGTTCACGTTCTTTACTAGAAAACCAGTTAAATTTGAAGAATTTCATAATTTTAGTTTTTATTGTTTTACTACTAACTCCATTGCAGCAGGAGCATTAAATTTTAATTTTTTCATTAATAATAAAGTATGTATAAGATTGGTAAAATCTTTTGGATCTTCATTATAATCAGGCTTACGAAGATAGTTAATAAAGTCGAATTCACCTATATATTTCTCAAATTGTAAAACTTTATCATATATAGTTTTATCCCACAAATTACCTTGTTCTGCAGCAGCGATTATAGTTTTTTCCAGAGAACTAGGTGCAAAATGTGTCTTGTTCTTTGATTTATAAGCTTCTAGCTCTTTATAACAATTATTAACTTTTATCATACACTCTTTTACAATCTTTAGTTTACCGTCATGAAGTTTATCAAAAGACTCTAATAGACGTTCTATTTTTAAACTTGTTGCTATTCTCTCAAATGATTTTGCTTTCTCTAAATCTTTAAATTTTATCATGTTATGAATTTTTAAGTTTGCTATCTTTTTATAATCTAATTTTCCTATTTTTACAAACCTTACTGCTTGTAATTGAAAAAGTTCCATATATTCCGAACAAAATGAAGTGTCATTTTCTTCAACTATTACTCTTAAGAATGGAGATTTTGATAAATTACTAATATCAGTTGCACTCTTTTTAAAAGCAAATCCTCTTCTATCAGCAATTTTATAACTCTCACTTATAGTAATTTGCCCACTTCCTTTATTTATTCTCTTAGAAACATATGTAGTTTTTCTTTTTACTTTATTATCAAGTTTAAACTGTTCAAACTCTTTACTTTTTGACCAGCTAGTACCGTCAATAAGATAAGCTTTAAGAAAATCATTTTTTACTTTCAGATATTCATCTAAATCATCTTTTGTATAACCAGGACCAAACAAAGTATCATAATATGCTCTATTTTTTTGAATAATTTCTGAAAATAGTACATTTTTAGCAAAGTATGTAACTTTCTTAGATTTTAAGAAATCAGCAAAATAACCAGATAACTTGTCGCTTTCATTTAAAACTACTACATTTGTTTTTAAACAATCCCTATTAGATAAAGATCTATATAGTCTTTTAGACCTAAATGTATTATTATAATTTAACTCAGCAACTAATCTGTAGTCATCAAGCATAAAAGCTAACTTTGACTTATAAAAAGAGGCTTTTTTCTTAATACCTTTTAACTTTACATCATTTATACTTCCAAATTTTCCAATACTACTTATATCAAGTGTAGTACCTAGTACATCAAGAGGTCTAGTCCAATCATTCATTAAAGACAAAGCTTCATAAAGATTATCAACTTCCTTTACTTTATTATTATACCTTGTAATAAGGTCTGCACATACTTGATATATTCTATCTTTTACAAGTTTTTTAGTACTCTCATTCCATATAACTGACTCTCTATTAGGTGTAGGAAATATACCAGATGATAAGTCAAATTTCAGACCTATTGGTAGATTAATAGTTTGCTCACCTATTAATTTCCAATCAATAGGGTAACAGACTCTACCAAGACATATATGCATCTCTTTATCTGCTCGTAAAGTAGACCTCTGTATAAGTTCTTCAGTAAAAATGCTAAATCCCTGATTTAAATCAACTGTTTTTACATCAAAGTATACATTATCAAAATAACAGAGTTGATTCTTAATTTCTGTTAAAAACTTTGAGAAATCATACCCTGTAACAGGAATAGTTACTGTTACTCCATTCTTTTCGTTTGTTGGTTTCTCAAACAAAAGGTCTATATTAAAACCAAATTCTCCCTTATAAAGTAAGTATTTCCTTTCTACATTATCCTTTCTACAGGTAAAGTAGAAAGTTTTTGTATATGAAAATGCAGACTTTGTTCCAAGACCATAATAACCAAGTTGGTCAGTTTTATCTCTTTTTGTTGATTTACCATACTTAGAAATAATATTTCTAAAGTCTTTGTCGTCAAGACCAGGACCAAAATCCTGGACACTAAATTCTACATCTGTTAATTTTACTATAACAGGGTCTGAAGATTTGACTTCAATATTTGCATCTACAGCATTAGAGACATATTCTCTAACAATAGAACCAATCGAATTTTGGTAGAGATTTGATGATAAAACCATCATTAAGTGAGATACACTTTCGGTATCAATCGACATATGAATTGTCTCATCTGCGGAGTTCTCTACAAAAACATCATTTTTTATAAAATCAGCTTGTTGAATCATTATCAAATAAATTTTGTTGTTTGGAATCTTTTGGTGTTAGATTTTGTAATTCTTCTTTGTAGTTAAATTTTAGCTCTTTTATAATATCTAACTTATCATACTCATTTTCTAGTCTTACTGAGGACCTTTGTAGTAAATCTATCATGTCTATAAGAAGGGAGTTGCATCCCTCCTTATCCAGAAGTTCTAATTTAATCCTAAGTCTTTTTATCTTATTTGAAATCATTTATTACATAATTTTTAATAAATTCATATTTGTCTCTTGTAGTTTTATCAAGTAAGTCAGGGTCTACCTTTATAAAAGATGGTAGTTTATCTTGGTCTCTGTTCATATAATCAACTCTAGGTCTTTTCCCATCATTAATTGCTTTTACTATCCAATCAGATATTATATAATAATGAGGATGGTTTTTAGGTGTTTTAATATAAACAGAATACAGTAAATAGTTATTATAGGCTACAACTATTAAATCGCCTTTTTGTAAATTTTGCATAATTAAAAGGGTGGTTTTGAAAGTTCTTGATATTTCTTATTGTCCCATTCTATAGAAAAATTGTTATTCTCTTTTAGAATTCTATTAATCTTTCTGAAAATGTTTTGATGATTCCAATCTCTATGAGCATAACTAGCAGCTACAGGATGCTCTATTTCAAAAATATAATTACCTAAAGGATTTATGTACCTTTTCATTCTTTTCGATTCATCACCAGAAAGAATATAAATTATACCTGTATAGCCAAACATTATCTCTTCTAAAAAGAACTTTTGAAAAGGTTCCCATAATTTCTTATGGGAAGCTGTTTTGTTTAATTTACAGGTAAGGTCTGTATTGAGCATCATAACTCCTTGATCCTGAAGATATAATAAAGAAGGAGATTTATCTACTTTCATATCTAAATCATTCTCAATTCCTTTATAAAATAACTCTAAAGATGGTTGTAATTCTCCATCAGGACTATTTGAACAATCTAAAGCTACAACGTGTTATCTTTAAGGCTCTTTATCCTTAAAATCTATGACTTTATATATACTCATAGTTCGGACTATATCATCACTATTTCTAGTGTCGGATGTTCGTGTCTCTATTATATTCTGTTTCCAGTTTCAAGAGTTAGTCTCTGAACCTTCCAGAACCATTTAAATTCTGTATTGGCTGCTGATTGTCCATTTCACTATGGATTTTCCAGCAATTTATCCGATTTATACTGAACTAGATATTTGGTTGCATTTTGCAATATGTTGTAATTATCTTTAAACAAACTTAGTGCTCTATTACAAGAACTGCATAATAAACCTCGTACTTTTCCTGTTTCATGATCATGATCTATACAAGCAGATTTATATTTGTTATTATATCTTGACAAATATTTTATATCTACTTTACATATTTCACATTTGTAATTTTGATTAATTAATTTTTTAATAAACTCTTCTTTTGATATACCATATTTAGAAATTTTAGAAAATTTATTTAATTCTCTATTACATTCTTTACAAACTCTTGATATACCATATTTATTGTTATTTTTATGTTTTCCAAAATTATGCAGAGGTTTTTCACTATTGCAAATCTTACAAACAAAATTTCCTTTTAAGTAAGCTTTTTGCAAAATCTCTTGAACTTCTGCATATTTTGGTAACTTTCCTTGCTTTTTTAATCTATAGCTCTTTTTAGCTATTTCTCTACAGGAAATACAAGTTTTAGAGTTTTTATTTTTAAAGTCTTCCAAATTTTTGGATACTTTACATCTATTACATATTTTCATGAAACAAATATACAAAATTTATTGCAACAATCCAAATAAATTTACATCAATCCAGTTGCTTGGTATGCCTTATTCTTATACCTTTTTGCGTAAGGGTCCATCATATAAAATATGACCTTTAAATTATTTGGAGAGCAAGTAGAAAAAGCCCTAAAGGTATTATTACTATTAGGAACTATTCTTTCTTTTTGACTATCAGACTTTAGTTTTTGATATATATCAAACATCTCTTTACCTTCTATAAAAGGTTTAAATCTTTCAGCCCATTCTCCAAAGAGGACACAAAATTCCTCATAGTTTAATCTTTCTGTTTGCATTTCCTATTTTATTTTCATTATAATCTAACATTTTTTATAAATTTAGGTGTAAATCCTCCTTGATAAGTACCAACAACAGGTATCATTATATCTCCAGTCTGATCAGAATACCTTTTAAAAGTATTGTACCAAGAATTTTTAAACTCCTGTTTTACCTTTTCAGGATTTACCATAACATGGTAACCTCCTCTACTTTCTAAGATATGATACTCATTAAATTGATTATCAAGTTGTTCTGATATTTCTTTTAATGAATCTTTATTATCTACGTCAAAATCTACAAAACAAGTTCTTGATTTTGCTTTTTGTATCTCACTTAACGCTTCTTGGTGAGCATTCATATTTATATTCTGATCTCTTATGCTTTGAGCAAGTTTTACCATTGTATTTACAGTAGCCTTAAGCATACTTCTTGGATTTACAGTCATGTACAAAGCAAGAGCTTCCTGAGGAACAGGTATTTCTTTTTGTCTATAAGAATCTATCTCACATTCAAGTTGTTTTATTTTCCAGAAAAGTCTATCCTTATCTGACACAAATCTTTTTAGTTGTGCTTTATCAGACTTAATATGTGTAAGTTCTTTACAATATTTATTTCTTGCAAAAAGACAAAAATAGTATTTCTCATCCTGTTTTAGTTCAGGTAGCCATTCTATAAAGTCTTTTAAAAGTTTTTCATCTGTTATTATTTTGTAATTCATATGACTTTTGAGTATAGTTTTACTTTTGAGATTTTGTTTAATTTTTCTATTAGAGAATTTATATTCTCTTTCCAATTCTTGTATTCTTTAGTTCTTTTATCTGGTTTATTATCAAACATTCTTTCGATTTCATTAACATAGTCAGTAACTGTAGTTAGTTCTAAAATTTCATCACTCATTTTATTAGTTTTTTAGATTTCATAAAATTTTCGAGTTCTCGAAGACCAGTACCCATTTTCTGTAAATTATGCCATTTTACAAATTCTGCTGCATCATTTACATCTGGTAACATATTCTTTGGGGTATTTATATACTTCCATTTATTCATACCTGTAATTTTAGTACATTTTGTTACACCATCAGGGTCAGAACCATACCAAATCCAAGGTGATTTACTTATCTTATTTATTTTTCTAACCATTTCAGTATCAAATATACCAACAGACTCATTTTGGGTAGCAACTACACAAGGAGTTATCATTGTAGTGACAATTAAGTCCTTATTTGATTTTTGTACAATAAGGTCATCACACTCCTTCATATTAGAATAATTCCATAAATAACTACCAGATACATTATTCTTAAATCTTTTAGATTTATCTCTATCAGGGAAGTAAATCTTCCAACCTTTTTCTTCTTCACACCAATAACCAAATACTGCTTCTGTAGACCTTATAGGAACTATTCTATTCTTGATAGCTAACTTTTTTATAGCAAAACAGTTCATTTTCTTACAATGATCCTCATTTACTTCTAAAATATTCCAAAAAGAATGATGTCTTTGCTCAAAACGACTAGTAATTGGATTAATATCACAATAATCATTCTCTATATCTGGTTTATCCCAGGTTATCTTTACAGGAGTAGCGTTGATTTTTTGTCCTTGTTCAATTCCAAAATCCCAAGCTATTTTTCTTACAGCATCAGGATAATCTAGACCAAAATACTTTTGTACGAAGTGAATACATGTACCTACTTCTTCATTAGCTTGGTCTTTATAGAACCAACAATTACTCTTGTAAAATAATCCCCATGAGTTATGCTTTTCTTTTCTTCCCCAAGGTCTTGACATAATTCTACTTACATTACCAAGGTAGTACTTAAAAACATCATATCCTCTTGTTGTTCTACTAAGAATAGTTTCTACTGATGGAAGTTCTTTTTTTATTTTTCCTTTTACCATAAAAAGAAGTGCCCTAGTTTTGTCTAGGGCACTTTAATTGTTAATACTTTGAATTGGATGGAGTTGGTGTCTCCTGAACATGTTGAGAAGGATCTTCATTTGGATCATACTCTTTTGCTTCACATAGTTCATATGAGGAAGTAAACCCATATTCACCTTCTACATCTTCAGTAAATCTAGCCCATGTTTTTCTTGCATAATCAGACTTAAAGTTCATACTTTTGATATACCCTTCAAATCCTGCAGGAAGGAAATTCTTCCAAACAGTCTGGTATTGTTTAGTACTATCTTCATCATCTGTTCTTACACCAAGTAATACCATAAATGGCATATCATAATTACCACCAATCTGCTCTTGTAAGCTTTTAAAGTTCTCATTTAAGAATTCTTTGCTATCAATCATAGCATTTGTATCAGGGTCATTCCAATCAAGGCGACCTAACCATGCTCTTAATAGAGTTCCTAATTCTTCTTCACCTGATAATGCAGGACGGAATTCTTTATCTCCAATCTCATTCTTCTGTCTATCTGTAAATTTTGTAAACCAAACAGGTAAGTTTGCTTCAACATCACTCCATGCTGTAATACAGACAGAATTAATAAATTGAGTCTTTTGCTCATCTTTACTTTTTCTTATTTTGTCTGTAACATTTATAGAATAGTTAAAATACTTATCTAATGCTTCACTATACATCCAGAAACTTAGACGTACTCTTTTATTACCATCTCTGTCTTCACCTATGTAGTCCAGAGGTTTATCATCATCAGTATCTTCAATACCTAATAGTTCATTAAGTTGAGACCTTGTTGGATTAACAGCTTTTACTTCTACTTTAGTAAAACCTACATACTTTTTAGAAACACCACCAGTTTGTACTTTTTGATTACCTTTTATCATATATTTTAGTTTTTAGTTTTTAAATAAATATTTTTGACCAATCTGCAACATCATTATATCCAATAAGATGTTTTGCTCTTGTACCACCTACTCTTTCTTCAGAACCAGTAAAATTGATTTTAAGAGTACCTTTTTCATTATAGATATAACCTATTGCATCTACCTTTCTAGGAAAAATCTCTCTTACTTTTCCTGTAAGAGCTAATTGTTTTGGAGCAACTGTATCAGTTACTTCTTTTTGAGCTATATATTTGTCTTCAACATGACAAACAAATATAACACATTTCTTTGCAACTTTTAAGAATAGATTGAATATATCAATCATCTCATCTCTTGACCATCTATAACCATATCCTTCAGGAATAGAATGAACTGATTGATAATCAGGATCATCAGGAGTTAACATTTGACCATCCTTGATAGGATTTCCATTTTTATCTTTTACTCTATTAAAAGACTTACCTTGAACTGAATTCATGTACTTATAAGTACCAGACCACTCGGACCACTCATTTACTTCACTTAAAGTATCTATAATCACATAATCAAATGGTTTACCATCATCAATAAGTTGTTGACCTAATGCTTTTAACCATTGCATCTTTCCAACAGGACCTTTATCTGATGGTGGTTGAATTGCTTTTACAGGTAAGTGGTTTGCACCATATTCAGTATCAACAAATAGAGCATTCTCTAATTGTGAGAGAAACGTACTTTTTCCACACTTCTCTCGACCAAATAGGATACAACTTTCCATGTTTACTTTTGGTTCATGAGGCTTACTAGGATAGATAATTTTTTCTTGCATAATTAATTTTTTTAGTCTGTAAAGATACGTCAAATATCTTTATCTGACAAGTATTTTATCTTATTTTTATCAAAAAATTCTAATGCTTTATTAAGCCATTCTTTCTCAACTTCTTCATCAGAACATACTATCCATATGTCTGCTTTTTTCTCTAAATTGTCATATTCTACAGCCATAGCTCTGAGTATTTTTTGGGTTATATTTTCAGAGTTTGAGTCAGTGTAATTAATTATTACCTTATTCAAAGGTTTGTAAGTAATCCCTGTATTACCAAGTTTAACTACAGCTAATTTCGAACCTTTTCCTTCTGCAAAATCAGAAAGGACATTTTTTTCTTTTACCTTATTATGATAAGATAAAATTCCTAAATCATCAGCAATTTCAGTGAGACCACAAAAAACAAGAATTCTTTCATCTTTAAACTTGTCAAGAAGTTTTTTAGTAGTATTTTTCTTTCCAATACTTCTTTGAATTATAGCTGCTCTTTTAAGTCTTAAAAACATACTATCTTTCCCTTCCTGAGTAAGAGTATTAACTACATAACCAAGTGCATCAAACATAACTTTCTCAGTTCTGAGACCTTTTGATGTAGCTTTCTTTATTTGTGTATCAAGTTTGCAGTGAACAACTGTAATTTGGTAATCAGTAATTACTTTCTCATCTATAGCTTGTTGAATAGGGTATCTACTTATAACGTCTAACTTAAGTTGTGTTTTAAGCCATTTCTCTGTAAAAGCTGACATTGTTCCTGTTAAACCTAAAATCCTACCATTAAGTTTTCTTGAGTTATATATTTGATTATCAGATAGTAAATGAATCTCATCTATTATAATAAGATCAAAACTTTCCTTAACTCTTTTCTCTATACTTCTATGAGTAGTCCATTCTATATCACATTCAGGCTTTCCAAAGAAATTAAAATCATTTTCCCAAGATTCCTGAATATTTTTATCAGGATAAGCTATAAGTACACTTCTTGGTTTTAACTTCTCTATTATAAGAAGAGAGGTTCTAATTTTTCCAAATCTTGGACATAAGTAAAGTATACCACTTTTCTTAGAATCAACATATTCTTGAGCAAATTCTTCTTGTCTCTTGTCTCTTAATGTCATTTTGAATTTTTAATTAAAACATCTAACCAAGCACATCCTGATTCAGCTACTTTTAAGTGAATACATGCGTATTCTCTCAAAGTCATTTGACTAAAAGGTTTGTCAGGGTGTTCTTCATAAGGTTTATCTTCCCAAAATACTGTAAATTCAGTTAAAGGGATAAGATACTTATTTGTGATAAGATACTTATTTGTTGCTGCTTCAAAAGTGTATTTCTTTATATTCTTTACAGAAGGAAGCTTATAGATTTTTGAATCTCTTTCATTCCAAAAGAAAAAGTCTTCTTTTACCTCACTTTCAAACATGGCAACTACGACAATTCCTTGGTCTAAGAATGTCTTTTTATTATAAACATTCTTTGTGTCTATACCTAATTCTTTGAGTTTTTGTATTGTTTCCTGTTTATCCATAATATTAAAATTTCAACAATAAATGTAATTAAGCAAATAAAAGCAAGTGCTTTAAAAAACATCATAAAAAATATAGACTTTACTATAGTAGCTGTAAAAAAGCTGGCACAACCCATTATAGGAAGTGGTAATATTTTCATCATTAGTATTCTTTAATTGTCATGTTTTTAAAATCTTCTTTATAATGCAGTATTAAATCTGGTTGAGAGTTTCTATTCTTAACTACATGTGCAAATAAATCATTATCTTCAATAGGTAGACTAATAGCTCCACCTCTTCTACCATACTGTCTTATACCGTATTTAGACGGCTTATTAAGTAATATAATAGTCTCACTAAACATAGCTGCAGCATCTCCACCATAAACATCACCTTGTCTTGGAAAAGCTCCATCTGTTCCATCCATCTGTCTATCTTCAAACTCTCTATTTATTTGAGTCAGAAATAGGAATATTATAGGGTATTTCTTTTTAAGTGTATTTGCAGCCATTAATAGGTTCAGTAACATTTGGACTTGTCCTCCATCATTAGCTGTCATTTTTGTTAATAAAGTATGATCAATTCTTACAAGAAGCTTCTTTTTTACTTCTCTATAGAATCTTTCTACTGTATCAGAAAACTCTCTTACACTTAAAGGTTCTTCACAATATGTAATTGGAAGATTACCATAATATTCCGTTAAATACTGAACTATTTCAAGGTACTCTTCTTTTGTAAGTTTATTCTTTTCTGCAGAAATAATGTGTTTATATGACTTTTTAAGTTTTGCAGAGAGTCTTCTTAAGAGAATTACTCTTGATGATAATTCCCAGTTAAAATCAAGTAAGTGGAAATCATCTATATCATTACTTGCAAAACAACCATCAATAATACAGTCACTAACTGCACTATTATGAGTAACAGTAAAATCCTCTAACAAGAAAAGATTTCCTCCTTCTAACTCAAAACCAAAATATTCATCATATGTATCTTTTATAACACTAATTTTTGTCATTTTAGAATTTCTGCTAGAATTTCTTAGTTTTTCTTTTTTTCTTTTTATTTTAAGTGGTATAATTGATAAATCTCCACTTATCATTAATCTGTAATATGTATTAGAAAATATTGTTCCATCTTTTCTTTTAAAAGTTCCTTTTTTTGTTTTTATAGAAGTTCTAAAACCTAAACTATTACACAAAAAAGATAGATCTTTTATAATAGTTTCTTGTTTTAATGTAATTTCAATTGTAGAACTATTATTTATATAACCATCACTATCAATTAATCCAGCAAGTAAAGACAATCTATTTTTTCTAGAATTTAGAATATATTTTTTTGGAATATGTTTGTTACAAAACATATCTTCATTTCTTAAAAATTCTAAAAATTTATTTTTTTTACATTCTTTACCTTTCATAATATACCCATACTTTCCCTCTTTTCTAACTTTTAAGTTATTATCAACTGAAAAACTTTCAATAAAAGAAATTATTTCTGAATCTATTGTTGTAATTGCAGTTTTACAAGAAGTCCCATCTCCTAACCATAATCCTACCATATAAGGATCAATAACAAGATTTACTTCAGGAAATTCTATAAAATCTGATATATATCCTTTCCATTTAATTTTAGTAGATTCAGAAAGTTTTATATAATCTTCAACTGATATATTTTTTATTTTACCATGTTTCTGTTTTTTTTCAGTTTTTCCTCTTTTCAGAGAAAGAATGTGCGAACTATTAACTCTATATGTAACCCCTCTTAATTGTTCTACTTTATACATCTGATCTTTTCCTTTTATAGTAGAAATTACTTTGACTGGAGTTGAGTATGGACTCATTAAAAGATCTCCTATTTTTACATCTTCGACTTTTTTTATACTTCCATCAAACATTATAATAGAAGTACCTTTTCCAAGACATTTACCTACAGAAGGTCTACCTCCAATAGTAATAGTAGAATTCCATTCAATCCCATCAATCATTGCTTTATCTAGTTTTGGGAAACCAGTTTTAAGAGATGTGATGCTTCCTTCCATTCTACCTTTTGCATACTGCAAAGTTTCATCAATCGCCTCATGGATTGTTTTAAATTTACTCATAATAATTGTTGTGAACTTTTAAAGTTTACAGGTTCCTGATTATTATCAGATTCAATATCAGTCATTAGTGGAGACTGGCTATTTTTCATAATATAGTATTGTAAAACAGGAAACCATGATCTTGCGTCATTGCATCTTTCTATGTAGGAAAGAATAGCTTTTTCAATTTTTTCAAAGTCATATACCTTATATTCTTTAACAAATCTTACTAAGGTTCTTTGTAAATCAACAGCATTGGGTAAAAAAGAGTAAGGTTTATTATTAATCTTGTCAATAACCTGAGGTTTTCCAGTTAATTTTTCAAGTTTATCCTTACATTTTTGATGTAATTCTTTAGAAAAAACAGAAATATCTCCTGTTTTTATCATAATCTGAACTTTACCAACTAACCTTTCTGCCTTCTTAGTAGGCTTACCTTCTTCTAAATAACCTTTTTTACTTAATAGATTTATAAAACCTTGAATCCTTTTATTCTTGGAAAGAGGTATTCCTTTACAAATATAGTCAAGTACAAAATAGTGGTCTAATAAAAGACCACTATCAAGTACTTCGTCATATTTTTCATTTGTTATCATATCTTAGCCCTTACAAATTTACCATTTATTGAAAAGCCTTCCAAAATAAACTTAGTAAATTTTGGATATTCTTTTCTTAAATATGTAATTGGTTCCTGACCAATACCACTTACTGTAACTCTTTCTGCCTTGTTTGTTTTAAATCCTACTACTTTGTAAATTGTCGCTAGTTGCATAAAATTTGATTTTTTCTCTTATTTCTTTAAATGTTGTTTGATTGTAGAACTGTCCATCTTTATAGATAGGTGGCGGAACTGGAAGACAACCTCATCGGCCAGGATGTTTCTTCATTGATTTCTAGTTTATATTTACTGTTTAAGGTTGTTAATATCATCTCATTATCACTAACTTTTTTAATTCTTGTTATTATAGAAGTATGAAAAATAAAAGCAAGTTTAGAGATATGTACACTAAAAGATCTACCTATTTCAGGAATAGTATGTTCAAACATTAATCCTTTTATAACAGTACTTTGACTTGGATACTTATCTTCTTGAGGATAAGGAGCATCTTTTAAAGTTTTTAACTTTGTTAATGTTATATTTACTGGATAGTTCATTAAAATATGAATTTAGTTTTTGTAACTGTTTTCTTATGTTTACCATGACCTGTAGTAACTGTAGTAGTCCTACAAGAATACAAGATTAGACTAAAAAAGACTACCTTGAGTACGTTGTTTAAAACTTTCCGCATAATTTTTCGCTTTTTTTGTTTTTTCTATTTTATCAATTCTTTCAAGAGCATCAACTATATAGAATTTATAATCTATATTGTAATTATCAGATTTGTAAGCCTGATTAAAGTAAGTAAGTTTAGGTTCTCCTAACCAAAAGAAATCTTTATGAGATGCTTCACAATAAGCATCTACTTCATCATCTTTAGAGTTAGTACCTCTTTTCTTAAAAACATTTCCATTTTCAGAAATATAGTATCTTACTAGTTTTTTATGTTTTTTTACTTCTGTTTCACTAAGAATCTCTTCATAATACATTTTTCCAACAGCTTTTTTAGCTATACAGAAATCAAATATATTCTTGTGATTCTTAATAAATATCTCAGGATCAATACCTTCTGCAAAGTATTTTTCACAAGCTATCTGTACAATTCTACCACTCTTGTTTTTATTAAGTTCAAATTCAGTAACAAACCTACCTTTCTTCTTTACAGAACCATCTATTTTGATACCCAGATATGAGTTTACACCTTCTTGATACAAAGATTTAAAATCAGTATACTCAAGTTTTCCCATATCGTGGTTACCAACTTTGTTCTCCCATTCTATACATAATCTATTGTAAGTTTCTTCTTTCTCTTTAGGAAACATACAAACAATACCATCAGTATTCCCACTAACTACCTGAATACCATTCATTTCCATCATTTCGATAAGCATAAGAATCTCAATTTGATTACCTATACAAACTTTTAATAGACCTTCTGGATATTCAAGAAAAGATCCTGGTTGACCAAGTTTACCATAATCAATTTGTATTAACCTGAGGCTCTTTATCCTCAGCTCTGTAGTTTTATCTATATCTACAGTTTAGACTATCTCTTCACATTTCTGTGTCCCGCTTTCGTGGTAGAATTATTGTCCTTTTTGGACTCACTGCAAACCATATTTTTGAATACTCCAAGAAAATTTGATTTTCATACTATCAATTTTGGAAACTTCACTTTTAATAAGATTCCAAATTTTCAAACTTTCCTTAGAATTAAATCTAATAATAAACCTTTCTTTATTTAAATACAATTTTCCTTCAATTTGGAACATATCTTTTAACCATTGAATGATTAACACATTTTCTTCTCTTGAGAAAGAGTGAGTGTTAAGCCTGTAAGAAGGTGGTTCATTATAAATATATTCAATATTCCTTTTAATTGAATACCTTCTTTTTTTGGCTCGTACTTCTCCTCCATCATCAAACATCAAAAAGACTAATGTTTGTAAATTGAAGTATTTAATTATATTCTCTGAGATTGTCTTTTTACCATTTTTTACTAATAGATTATAAACAGGTTTTACAATACTTACCTTAGTAAGAGAGTACCTATATTGTAAAAACGATTTACCTTCAAAATTTGTAATATAGGATTTAATCCCAATTGTCTTTTTTCCAGTTGCTCGTTTAAACGACTCTGTTTTTTCTAATAGTTCTTTTTTGTAATTAAGATAATCCAACTGCTTAGGAGAGTGTACAAAAGAAATTGTGTAATCTTTTTTTAAATGTCCATCTCCTAAACAAAGATTTAAAACTAAAATTTGCTCTTTATTCAATTCTTCCATCTTTGTAATTATTTACTGATGTACTAAAATATGATTTTACTAGTCGTTAGGCATTTATGAATATTCCTATTCAATTTAGCACGGGATTGTCCATTTCACTATGGAGTTTCCCCGTTTAACGGAATTTAAGGTGAACTTATGGTTATAAAAGGTTCATCACTTGTAGATCTCAGATTTGGAAAATCTGTATATCTAAAGTACAACCCTTTATATAATTTTCCAG